GAAGATTCGCAGATCATGGTGGATAATTCTGCTGGAATCGCGATTACGTATGGCGACCTATGCCGTGCCAGCGCAGCCCTGGGAGAAACCAAATGAGCAAAGCTGTGTTCACTGCCAAGAAGTCGGCTTCAGACGGAAGTGTTCGAATTTGCGCTGACTTGGCGACGGGCTGGTATGGCCCGCATGTGAAGATACAGGCTTCGGCTACCATCTCAACGGCAGAAGCCCGCGCGCTCGCCGCCGAACTCATAGCTCTATCGGACGCCGCCGACGCCAAGATGGAGAAAAAGAAAGCGACGGATGCACGGCGGCAGAAGTGGCGAGAGCGTGAAATTGCGGCATGCCGGATGAGGTCATCTCAATGACTGGGGCGTTCAGGAGATGATTCAATGAACGATCGATGACGGCCTCTGCACAGTAAAAAGCCCCGGATTGATCCGGGGCTTTTGCGTTTCAGGTTAAGCTGCTTAGAGGACCCTTCGGGCTACCCAAAGAAGCCTACGAATTACCGGGAACCGGATGATTCTCCTCGCCGCGAAGAACAGACTCGGATGCCTGGAGAGCGCCCAGGATGTGAATTTGATCCTACCTTTAGATATAGAAGAGACGCTAGGGTGCCTCGCGACACAGTCCGCGAAGTTAGAAAGGATACTCAAAACCTCCTCGCGATCTTTCGAATCGCTCCTTGCCAGCCGCTGCGCCTCGTCGATGAACATAGGGGCAAATCTCGGCACGAGGCAGTCGCGGAAATAGTAGGTTCCCGTAAAGTCATCATCAGGGAACGCCGCCGAGAGCTTCATGAAATATGCCCAGCGACTGCGCGACATTTTGATGGACCAGGACGTCGACCCACTGTGTTGGCACCATGCAGTGACGGAAACGGGAGTAAAATGATTCGTGTATCCTGCCACGAACAGCCGGAGAAACAAATCGTCGTCCTCGTAACCCATGAATTGCTCGTCGAATCCGCCAACTGCAAGGAATGCAGAGCGCTTTATCAACGATGCTGACGGCAGGATAAAAAGATCGTGCCGGAGCAGGGAAGAGATATGTCCCTGCTTCGGATTTCCTACGGGAACGTCGCGAATCATGTGTGACTGAAGGATGCGGCCCGGACCATCAGCGGCGCAAAGATCAGCGTAGACAAAACCCAGGCGCGAGTCGCTTTCGGGGAGGGCATTGACCAGATCGCGGATATGATCCGGGAAATAGAAATCGTCTTGGTCGAGGAAGCTGATGTACTCTGAAGTTGATGCCTGAACTCCGGTGTTGCGTGCGGACCCTTGCCCACCGTTCAGCTTGTCAACGATACGAAACGGGTATTTCTCAGCGAGTTTTCCCAGCGCAAGACGTTCTTCCGGATTAGACCCATCGTTGACGATGATAAACTCATCAGGAGAGATAGTCTGCGCTACGACGCTCTTAATCGCCCGTTCCACCCATCCGGAACCGTTGTAAAACGGGATGATTACCACAACGGTTGGCCTCGCGGGGACCGGAATCCTTGTCGCGATCAGTTCTTCTAACGCTAAGTCACTATTAGCCCTGATGTCCACTTTATAAAATTCCCTGTTGCCTCGATAGCGGCCTTAGCTTTTAAATTACCAGTCGTCAATGAAGTTGTTTGACAAATGTAAGCTAGTGTCAGACAATGATGACCATGAAAGAGCCAAAGCCTAAACGCGAAACAAAGCAGGCGTCGATCGCTATTCGTACGACTCAGTCCGTTAAGGATAAGGCCGAGGACGCGGCCCTTTCGGAAAACCGCTCGCTCTCACAATGGATCGAGTCGCTGATTCTTTCAGCTATCAAGAAGAAGCGCCAGACGGCCTTCAGGGAAGATTAGTGGTCAGGGCGGCCGGGGTCGAACCGGCGACCTCTTGATTCCAAATCAAGCGCGCTACCAGACTGCGCTACGCCCTGACAAACAAAAACAAGCGGCGAAAGCCGCTGTCAGGGTCGTACGGGTCGGGCGAAGTCCAGTTCCATGTCACGGTCAATAGCGCTAACTCGGATCGGCCGCAAGAGCATCATCAGACGCCACATTTTTCCTTACTTTCTCTATTGGCTCTATAGACTGACTTTCCATAAAAAGGATTCTGCGATTTTGTGACGCGCCGTCAGGTCCGCTCCTGCTCGGCTAGAAACTCCCGGCAAGCCTGCTGGATCACATCATTTAGAGTTTTGTCCTGCTTGGCCGCGATCACGCGGAGGCCACGACGCTCCTCGGGCAGCAAATAGATCGTCACCGCACGCTTCCCCTCACGAGAAGGGTAGCGCCGGCCGGGCGTTTTCGGAGCTAAGGGCTCGACCATGCGTGCAAATTTCCTAACGAAAAAAGCAGATTCTTCGTTAGCCTAGCTTGCCAAAATGCTGGAAATCCTGCATAACCGTCTGGCGGTGGAGGGGGCGGATTGGCCGCCCCCGCCGCAGTAAGGGAGCAAAAAATGATGACGTTGAAGATCATCATTTTCGTCCTCCAGGTTCTGGAAGCAGTCTTTGAACTGCTGAACTGACCCGTAGGACAACCCAGCGCCAGGAGCAAACTGGCGCTGGGGCTTCCCGAATATAGGACCGAAGACATGAAGGCACAAGACTTTTTGGATTGGACCGAGGCGGCGAGGGTTCGGTTTGCGGCGGATATCTGCCGCCTGATCGGCATAGAGCGAGAGACAGCGCAGCGGTGGCTCAATGCTGCCCGTGACGGCCAAGACGTCCCTGTGCGCCGTCCCTTCGCTCTAGCAATGGCAGCGGTTGCGGGCGGCCTTGCGCCGTGGGGCGAGCCCCCTGCCCTGCCCTCTGCTTTGGACGCGGAAAACTGATGGCCCGAGTCGTGTTTTCGTTGCGCGACTCGCTTCTGAGTTATCCACTGTACTTTTGTGTCCGACACATCGTTGCAGATGCGGCTATCCACAGAGTCGCCGAGTTATACCGTGTACTTTTGAGACCTCTTTTGTGTACTCTTGTACCCTGAATCGTCTGAAAACCGGGTTATACCGTGTACTTTTGTATCCCAATCTAATAGAATCTATCTAATACTTTCAAATAGCTTCCGGCTACAAAAGTACAGTCTTCCAAAACTCAACTAACCATGCTTGAACCGTTTGCGTCATTGGCGCAACGCCAAGATGGTCGGAGCTTGAAGCGCGTGAGCAGAATTCACCAACTGATCTTAGACATCGGCGTTGACGCAGCCAGAAAGGATGCAGAGAGCAAAGAGGAGCGGAAATGCATCGACATTGCCTCTCACGTCATGGGCGACGAGAGGCAAACGTTTGCCTTCATCCACTCTGGATTTGCCGTCACTTCCTTGCCGCACCGCGAATTCGTCGATCCCGTGTACGAGAGAGCCGGTGGCCCGAACGGTGAGTTCATTCTGCACGTAGAATCCGGCAAGGGTCTCGACAAGCTGCCAATTGGCATCCCTTTTGGAGCCCCTGCCCGGCTCCTTCTCATCCACATGGCCTCCGAGGCCAAAAAGAATAACTCGCCCATCATCGATATGGGCGCTGGCGTCACCGCGTTTATGCGGCGCATTGGCGTTACTGTAGGCGGCCGGAACGCCGAGTTGTATCGCGAGCAGTTTAAGCGCATCGCGCTCTGCCGACTGACCTTTTTTGAGAAGTCCGAACGGCACACGACGATCCAGAACGGGTCGTTCATCAAGCGTGCCCGCGTGCTCAATGAGGATTGCGGCGGGGGTGTGGAGTGGCAGGATACCGTCGAACTGGACGATTCGTTCTACCAGAGCTTCCAGAAGCACCCCCTGCCCTTGCTTGAATCGGCGCTTCACCAGCTTTCTGGTAGCTCGCTCGCCTTGGATATCTACGTTTTCCTTGCCTACCGGCTCCGCAGCCTGGAGAAACCGACGTTGGTCCCGTGGCCGAGGCTGCACGAGCAGTTCGGCGCCGGCTACAGCACCTTGAAGGCGTTCAAGGCCCGCTTTGGGGCTCCTCTGTCCCAGGCAATGGCCGCGTATCCGGAGGCAAACGCGGTTCTCGATACGCGGGGCCTCATGATGCACCCCTCCGATAGCCCCGTCCGCTCGCTGGTCGGCCGGACTGGGCGGCTCCGCATCGCCTAAAAAGGATACAAAAGTACACAGCCCGTCAGGCTTCGGACGGGCTGTGCTTGATTTTATTTCTTAAGGTTTCTTCGTAACCCATTGATATTACGCTAATGGCTATTGGCCAGAGAGTGTACTTTTGTATCCGAGTCGGTCTCGGGAGGGTTCGGAGCGTGTATTTTTGTGTCCGAGTCGGGCTAGGGAGGGGCGCGGTGTGTACTTTTGTATCCCTTCCCTGACCCTAGCTTAGAGCCGGCTAGATGTTTTCAGTTCTGTAGGCGCCCACGCCGAAAAATCGGCATGCCTCCTGGCAGCACAGATAGGCTCGGCTCGCTTTGAAGGTGTGCATGGCCACGCCGGTTTCAGTTTCCAAGACGGTCAGCGTCCAGGCGCGCCCTTCCTGGCGGATTTCCACGGTATCCTGGGCTGGGCTGTAGGCCCGAATGTAGCCGCGCTCGATACGCTTGAAGTTCACTGCTCGATCTCCGGTACAAAAGAAAAAGGTGGCACTAGGCCCCTCCCCTGTTTAGCGTCTGCATCTGGAAGCGTTCTCCGGTTGGCTCGAACAAGCGCTCGAATACCGCCGTTTTTATCGTGCCAGCAGCCCGCGCCGCAATCATCGGCATCGGATCAAGGCACCATGAAACGGTCCCGTCAGTCCAGTCCGCGCAGTGGACTCTAAAGCCATCGCTCTTGCGACGGTAATAGACGGGTCGGTATATGAAATCGACGCCAGGGACCGGATGTCTCATCGTAGTCATGCCCCTTCCCTCCACCTGTGGAACAAGGAGAGGATCGTGTGCGAGAGTGATCGAAGTCGTGCTGAAATGGAGCGCTGGCGGTCCCACTCAGTGGCCTCTTCGTCACGCTCCTTTATCAAGCGTTTGATATCGTCAGCACTGTCGCCGGGGTGCCAATCATCAGGGCCGTACCAAGGCTGTGGTCGGCTACTCATTGGTTTCACGCCCCTTCTTCCTGATCGCTGCTTCCAGGGCCTCGACCGCTTTTTCAAAGGTCTCTGCTGATTTCCAGCCATTGGCCTCGGCTAGCTGGTAGAAGCGCTCCACCATTTGCGGCGTAGTTTTGACGCTCAGAACTTGGTTTCGCCCGGTACGGTAGACCATCGGTCTACGCTTAGTCTCCGGTTGGCTTTCCGAAGACCTACTGTCAGTCTCCGGTTTACTTTCTGTTGCCAGGGCATCTCCCCGGCTGAACTTGCTCCCAGCCGTCGCCCGGTCAATGTCCTGGGGCGTCGGAAGGTCTCCGGCGGGCTGGGGCTTAGGCCGGAACGAGGATAGGTCCGGAGTAGCGAACACGCTGGTCCGGGCGGGCTCTGGCTTTTTACCGTTCATGTCAGGCCCCTTCCCTGCCCTTCAGCATCTCGACGACCTCGGAGACGTACGAGCGCGCATTCTGAATGGACGCATCGATGGCTTTGCTACGCCCGAGTCCTGTCAAAGAGCCGCCGATCGAGAACAGCGAGCGGTACGCTTCTCGATCATGAAGCGCCGTGCTGAAGACAGGGACGCCGTTCTGAACAAACTCGGCCTCGATGCTTTTCAGCGTGCCGCCGCGCACAGCGGGGCTCGTACGAGTGAAGAGGATTGCCGCCGGAATGGAGATGCGGAACGCCCGCTCCTGCTGTTTGATCTCTTGCAGCGCGGCGACGGCCTCCACGGCGTCGAGGGCTGACCCTTGCGTGGGGATGATGACGAGGTCGGCCCGGCTCATGGCGTACGTCACGATGCGCGACGCAGTGCCCTCCAAGTCGACTAGAACGAAGGGGGTCTGTGACGCCTCCTCTTCGATGATGCCGACGATGTTACGCTCTGTTGCGTCGCCGACGACCTTCACGGCGTCAGGCTTGTTGGGAAGCGCTGCCCAGCGAACAACGTGTTTGTTAGGGTCGGCGTCTAATACGGTGACGCTCGTTCCCATGGCCGCGAGTTCCGTCGCTAGAATGACGGCAGCAGTCGTTTTTCCGGCGCCGCCCTTCGGGGAGGCAAACACGATAGTTGGCATAGTTCCATCCTTTTCAACTGTCTCGTCTGATAGACGGTTTACAGAAGACTAGCGGAAGGTCAACAGAAGATTGACAGAAAATCAACCGTAGACTTACGGACGACTGACTGAAGACCTACGGTAGACCTACAGTCGACTAACTGAAGGTCAACCGGAAACTGACAGAAGACCTACTAATAGTAGACTGTCGGCCTTCCGTCAGTTGGTTCCGGTGGCAGTGAAGCCTGAACTGATCTGGCCGAGCAGTGCCTGAATATTCGAGCTTGGCCCGAAGAACTGAACTCCGGTCCTCGTATTGTCGACGGCATAATAGGACGGCTGCGAGGCGTCGCGGACGAGCTTGCCTGATAGCGCCGCTTGCAGGAGGGCCGGGCTCTCATAGACAGCGGTCGGCAGGCCGCGCGTCAGCGTCAGGACTGTCGTGGAGTCCCCGCCGAAATCGTAGTTGTGCTGCACGCCCTGGATATAGAAGTCCCACGTCTGCCCAGCCTTCTCAGGTGTAAAGCGGAACCTGAAGCCCGGTAGGATGTCGGGCCGCAGGGGCATAGTTACGGTCGTGCTCGCCATAATCGCCAGCGGGCCGTACGTGCTGACAATGCGGGCGGCCAGCGTCGGCGCCAGCTGGCTAAAGTCGGTGTTCGCGTTCTGCGCGTTCTGCCCGGTCGAGTCGCCTATCCATAGCGTCGGTAGGATCGCCGGCCGGTAGCCGTACTCGTTGATCGAGGTGACATCGAGCGCCGAGTTCGCGGTGAACAGGTACGAGTTGATGAGGCTGTTCGAGGAGCCGAATAGCGTCCCGAACATCGTTGGATTCGCAGCGAAATAGTTCGCGGTCTCGCCTATGCCGAACGAGAGGGCAGTCTGGCGCGGCGACATCTCGATCGGTGTGTAGATCGTGAGCGCGTTCCAGGCTGTCGAGTTGACGCCGGTAATGGTCGTGCCGCTCACGGTCAGGACAGGCGTCGGGTTGACGCGGGCAACCGCCATCGGGCCGGAGCCGGGCGCCGTCTGTAAGGTCCGCATCAGGAACTCGTAGCCGCCAGTCTGCGGCCCGTACGAGCCGCCGGGCGCGGTCGTCACGAAAAACTCATACCAAGGGGAGGGGAAAATGTTCTCGAATTTTCCCATCCAGTTACCCTCGGTCGTCACGTAGTCGGAGTCGAACTGGATATAGGCATCGGTGTACTCGGCGAACGAATAGCCAATCGTGCTTCCGAGCTTCATTTTCTGCCCGTTGCCGTAGACGATATTGACGTTTTGCAGGAGCCCGTTGGTGCCGAACATGACGCCCGTGAAAAAGTTCGTCCCGATCTGCTGCGGCGTGCCCGACAGATAGCCGCTCTGGAGGTACGTGATCGATGCCGCCGGGCCGAGACCTATGCTCTCGCCGATTACACTACCGGCCGTCTGCCCGAGGAAGCCTAGCGTGAAATAGTTGAACGTGGTGAAGAAGTAGCTGAAATCGGTCCCCTGGACGACGGTCTGACGCACGACGCGATCGGCCTGCCACACCTCCACCTCGTCGATCTGCGTCACGAGCCCGGCCATCACAATGTCGCTGTTAGTCAGGCGCTGCATACCAATCAGAACAAGCGACATCGGCTTGAAGACCTGCGCCCACGTCGGCAGCAGGTTTGGCCCATTCGGGCCGCCCGGCGGGAGAGTGATCTGGAACGTGCCGCTGTTCGGGTCCGAGATATCCTTCGCTGTCGTCGCGGAGACGATCTGCGCGCCGCTGAAACTGAAGAACGCCGGATTCGATGCGATGTTCGAGTAGATTTCGACGGTGCAGCGCGGCATCGCCGTAAACAGACTGCCGCTCATACCTTAAAGCCCATGAACGTTGCGGAGTGGGGAGTTCCATTGCCCCTGGTCGCAATAGGCTGCGATAGCCACTTTCCGAGGGACTTCATGGCCGTCGAGAACTCGTCGACTGCGGTGCTGAAGGTACTCACGGCCCCGTTGAACTCGTAGAACGAGTCCTCCGAGCCCTGGATGCCGGAGTACCCAGCGCGGCTCTGCGCGTTTAGGATTTTCTGCTGGTCGGCCGATACGGGCACGACCTGATTGGCGCCGCCGGGCATATTACCGAAGATCGTCTGCGCGTACTGGCCGCTCGTGTCGCCGCCATAGGTGTTTAGCGCCCGGCTGAGATTTCCGCCGTACCTGTCCAGCAGCGCGCGATCGTAGCGTGCAGCGGCGTTGATCGAGTCCGTGTTGTTGTTGATATTGCCGCCACCGTACTGCTTCCATGTCGAGGGGAGGAACTGCATCTCGCCGCGCGCGCCAGACGCAGCGTTGTAGTTGTTCTTCCCGAACGCGGACTCGGTCTTTGCCTGAGACGCCAGGACGACAGGGTTGACGTTGTTCTTCTTCCCAGCGGCTAAGAACGTCGCGATTTGGCTTGCCGGAACGCCCATCTGGCGCATCTGTGCGGTGTATTGGTCGTCCTGATTCGCCATATAGCCGCTTTGAGCTTGCTGACCGCCGCGATAGTCGTAGACGGCGCCGAGCGTCGTCCCAGTCTGCGAGGCTACGAATGACTGAACTTCGGCGCCGCGCAGGCCCAGCGTGTTCGTCGCGAAGTTCGTCATCATGTTAATTGAGGCGTCGGGGCTGGCCGCCATGATGTTGCCGAGCAGCTGCGCTTTGATCGCCGGAGGTGCCGAAAGCATCTGCTGGATTTCCATTTGTCCAGCCGGCGAGTGCGATAGCTGCTGATACGCGTCCGGGCCGATGACGTTCGCAAGGTCAGAGGCATTGCGAATGCGCCCGGCGGCCTGCATCATCATAGCCGCGCGTGCCGGCGAGCCGAACACGTTGTTCATGGCGCTCGTCGTGCCACCGGCAAGTGCCGCAGCTGACGCGCCCGTGCGGCCGGACGCGGTGCCCGAATAAGTGAACTGCTTGACGAAGTCGCTCTCTGTGTTGGCGTTCGCGCCGAGCGCGCCGCCTTGGATTGCGGTCGATAGCGACGACGTCATGGACTGAATCAGAGTCGATTTATCGATGCCGAGACGCATCGCGTCACTCAAAAGATTCGTCAGGTTCTGAGTGTTGTACGCCAGATTACCGCCCGCGCCGCTGCTGCGCATGAATCCGAGCGTCGACATCAACTGGCCCTGGCTCACGTTGCCGAGCGTTGGGTTCAGCTGCGTGGCCTGGAGTTGAACGGCCGTACTCAAAAAGTCGTTCTGGCTCTGCGGCGTGATCCCGTACTGCTGCACGAGGCGCACGGCCGACTGAGGGTCGAGGCCGACTTGGCTGAACGCGCTACGAACGCCCCGGTTGAAGTGGCTTCCGGATGGATTCGTGAATGAGTCCATCATCGCATCGCCGTTCCAGCCGCCCGCGCGCGAGAGGGCGTACATGCCCGTCGCCGTGTTCCGGTAGTCGGATGTTGCGCCCATGAAGCCGCTGTTCAGGCCGGCGCTAAGCTGCGGCAGGAACGCCACCGTGGAGGCGACGGCCAAGCCGGCAGTGACCGGGTTGTCGAGCATCATACCGGCAAGGCCGCCGATCTCGCCCAGCGCGCCCATGCCGGCAAAGCGCCCAGCATGGTTCAGGAAGCGCGCGGCGCCGCCACGAATGCCGTTGGTGATGCGGGACCGCCGCCGATCGTACATGCGGTTTTCGTGGTCTGCATTCTGCCGCATGTAGCGGTACATGGCCGCGTCTTGGGAACTCTGCGCCCTGGCGCGATCCCTGACCCCACGATCGAAGGCCCGGTTATCCTCGTGCGCGTCCCGCCAAGTGTTTGCCCACGCCCTGGCATCGTCCCGCTGTTGCTGCTTCTGCTGCGCTTTGTCGGCGACGGCCTGACGCTTCTGATCTGCGGCGGAATCCCTGGCGGTCTGGCGCTCGTGCGCCGCGATCGACGAGGTCTCGCCCCGGCCACCAGCCGGGCGGAACATGCCGCGCTGGCGCTGAAATGGCTCCAGCTGCGAGAAATATTCGTCCAGGCTCTGCGCTGGCCGCTGACGCACCGCGCTTGCAGCATCGAACGCTGGGCTGGATGGCCCGCGCACACCGCCTAGCGTGCCCAGCAGGTTCGGCGGGTTGGCGCTCTGCTGCGCGAAGTATTCATCCAGGCTCTGCGGCGCCCGGCGGAAAGAGATAATCCGGCTCGATGCGCCCGCGACTGCAGGCCGGAACGAGCCCTGTCCACCTCTCGCAAGCGCGGAAGCGTCGAGCCTCTGCTGGAACGCGCTTGGTGCGCCGCTCATCAGCTGCTGGCGCATGGCGGCAGACGGCGCGCTGCTGTTCCCGTTCAGCATGCCCTCGACAGACAGGCGCGCTAAAACTTGGTCGGGCGAATTGGACGAGCGGCGCGAGCCGGTGCCAGCGCTGGCCGTTGCGGAGACGCTTTCCAGCGTGCGCATATTTGCGGCCATGGCACGCTGCCGCGCAACCGCGCCTTCGACGTGCCGATCGGCGAGGGGAGGGGCGTAGCCGGAATCCGACGTCCTGATCGGACTACCTACGCCGGATGAACGACCGCTCGACAAGGCGCCGGTAGCGCTGCCTAGCGCGGCGGTAAAGCGCTCCAGAGCCTGTGCAGCGCTGCGCGCCGCCGTGCCGAGCGTGCGGACGCTATCGGAAGCGGAGTTCGACGAGGAGCCGGCCGCAGAGGCGTCTACGCCCGCGCGGCCTGCTGCCTGATTGAAGCCGTTGCCGCCCGCCGCAGCGCTACTTGGCTTTGTGGAGATCGTTACTTTGGGCATCAGCCGGCGGTCCTTTGATTACGCCAAGGCGCGGCCTGGAGGACGCAAGCCGCCTCCGCCACTCGATCGCTTTGGTGTTGAGCATCGGCATAATGTACTCGGTGAGCGCGTTTCCGCGCAGAACACGGGTCCATGCCGCGCTGATCTCAGACTGAGGTGACTTGCTGTCCTTACGCGTGAAGGAAAACTCTTTCGGGTGATCCTGCGCGTACATCTCCAAAATGAAGTCCAGCTGCGCCTCGTTCAGCGCGAGCAGTTCGTCGCGAAAGGGGTTATGGTGCCCCTGGATGACTGCTACGCGCCAAAGTTTTTCACCGAGGCGTGTTCCAGTTGGCAGTCCGTTCCGCGCGAAATCGGGCGAGTTCCGCGTCAAGCTGGATACCGACCATCAGGACGGTGTCGAGCTTGTCCACAGGAAACTTGGTGTGATCGACAGCGGGCTTGCCGTCCTGGCCCGCCGTGTACGGCCACTTGACGCCGGCAGAAACGAGGAGGGTTTCGAAGGCAGCGCAGGACCACGCGAGCATCAGCGTCTCTTGATCGATGCCGACCAGATCGCCTGACCCGGTCGGGTCATACCGGCGTCGGACGGCTTTCGCCGCCATGCCGAGCCGGATGTTCTCGGCCACGCCCGGAATCGTGAACTCGTATTTGATGGCCGGGTTCGCCGGGTCGTCAATCTCGACGGTGCTTTTCAGGACGCTTTCCGCCGGGGCTGCTGTATCTGCCAATGTCTGCGACTTTCGATTGAGGGGTAGGGAAGGGCGGCGGGACGTTAAATCTCCGTCCCGCCGTCAGCGGCAATGCCGCTAATCATTAGACGCCGCCGATCGCGCCGGCCGCCGATGCAGCAGCCGTGGAGACGGTGATCGCCGAGTTCGAGTTGAGGACGCTGTTGCCGTTGGCATCGAGCACGTCCATCGCCAGGAACGGGATGTCCTGCGTCACCGGCTGGTTCGCGGCGATCGTCTCGGCATAGCTCTGCGCGACGCATCCAACATACGTGAAGATCGGCTGGTTCGTCTGCCCGTCGACGACGTGCAGATCGAATTGGTTATTGCCGAGCAGGTACGCGATGTTGTTCCCGCCGGCCAGCGCCGTCATGCCGGCCTGAGTGAGCGCGAACGCACTCAGGGTAATCGACGGGCTGATCCGCAGCTGCTGGATTTCTTGCGGTAGCGCATTGCCGACGCCGTACAGCCCTTCAGTGCCAAAAGAGAACTGATGCGAAGCGGTCTGCGCGAATGCCATGACCTGATCGCCCACGAGGACAGCGACTTGGTTCGCGTTCCTCGCTTTGTAGTTAAGGGTCGTCTGAGAAAAACCGGGCATCTTGTCCTCTTAGTTCGACGACAGCGTGGTCGTGGCGGAGTAGGTCTGAACAGGAACGAAGATCGTGATGAACCGATTCTGACCAACGATAGTGACATTGACGCTAATGGCAGCGGTCTGATTGGCGCCCGTGTAGACCAGTTGAAGCGACGTGGCGTCCCAGGAGGCCAGGACCGCGTTGTTCGTGTTGGCGCTCGTCTGCACCAGCCCGTTCAGCGCCTTCTTGGCCGCGTTCAGGATTTTCACCTCATCGAGCGGCGCGGCGATCGTGCCAACGTATGGCTGTGCTGCGCTGACCAGCGTGTAGGCAACCCAGTAACGGCACGCGATCTGCTGCGTGAACACGTTCAGCGGGTCGGCGTCGGCCTGCCAAGTCGTGTAGTCGCTGATGATGCGCGGGATGTTCGTGCTGTCAGGCATGACAGGCATGACGCCGCCCTGCTGGAGCGTGTCGAGATCGGTGTCAGAGATCGCGACCTCGACGTCGACGGCCTGAAGCTGCTGGTTCGTGAGCGGCTGCGCGACGTTATTACCGCAGGCAATGGCGGCAGCAGCCGCGCCGGCCATATAGCCGCCGTACATGGTGGTGACGCCGGTCGTCGGGTTGGTGACACTGATGCCCGGATACGCGTAGCAGACCGACTTGTTGTTGATCGCCTGTGCCTCGGAGACGGCGCCCGACACGGTCTCACCCAGCGGGGAGCCCGTGAAGAACCGGCGCCACCGGCCCATGACCGTCGAGGATGCTTGTGTGGTGTTCTCGGACGCAAGGGCAATGACATCGGTGTCGTCGGTGTCCAGCACGAGAACCCAGCCCGGCACCATCAGCGAGGCGTTCAGGCAGTTCGCATAGTCCTGCGTGGTCGGCGGTACGCTGACGGCACCGCTGAAGTGCTGGCTCGTGACTGTCTCGAATACGATGCCGCCGACAGCCGGATAATGCGTGTTACCGCGAACCGCCGTCACGAGATCAGATGCATACTGGTTTGCCCAGTACACCGGCCCGTTCCACGACGCAGTCAGAGTCACGTACTGGACTGCACCAGCGACAGGTGCCGGAAGCATGTAGCTGCCGATATCGAAGTCAGCCAACGGCACTGTGCCGTCGCCGATGATATTTCCGGTGAAGTCGAGCGAGCCGATCAGATACTCGTAAAGCTCGCTGGCAGTCGTGTATCCGGAAGGACCGATCTGGAGAGTCGCAACAGTCGCGCCAGCATCAGTCAGGATGATCTCGGTCGGCGCGCCGGTCATCTCCGGGTCAGCGAACTCGATCATGCCGTAGGTGCCCATGCCGATGTAGCCGGCCTGGAGCGGAACGCCGACGTTGTCCTGCGATTCGATTTCGCCGGAGTAGCCGTCGTACAGCGTGATATTGATGCCGGCGCCGTTATAGACAGGCGTTGCACTCAGCTGAAGTTGGTTCGAGGGCGAGCCGTAGTTGACGCTCGTAAAGACGGTGTTCGAGATCATGCCCGACGCGATCAGCCCGGTCATGGACTGTGTGTTTTCAGACGCGTTGAAATACGTGATCTGCTGCGCACCGTTCAGAGCCGGCGACGGGTCGTCGAGCACAGGCGCGAACATGCCGCACGGGCCGCCGCGCAGGAATGCTTGCCATGCCGCGACGGAGTCAAAGGTGTAGGGCGTGGCCGGCTTACCGCCGTATCCGTAGCCAATGAAGACCAGGGGCGGAACCGGAAGTGCGGGATTCGGGTTTACGCCGGTCGGCTGATCGGCCTCATACGCGCCCGGTTTCGACAGGGTCGCGCCCTGGAACGAGATATTCATGTTGGGCATTGGAAATTACCTCGCGCGGGTGCGGACGCGGATGACGCGGCTGGTTTTGGGGCGAGCAACGGTCTTGCCTCGGTAGGTGTCCACGAGGGACTTCCAGGCCGCGACCGTGCGGACCTCATTGATGTGGTTCTTCCTGACAATCGCGGCGTACACGGAGTCAGGAGAGCCGGACAAAGACGCGGCAAACCGAACTGCCGTGACACGGGTCGCGGGATCAATGGTCGCCGGAATCGGCAGATGCGGAGCGGGCTTCATGGGCAACTATATACGGGACGAAAAATCTATCCCGCAGAGCACTCACGCAGAAGAAAGCGGAACCTGAACTTCGATCGCTGCACTTGGATTGGCGTCAGGCATGACGTCAAAGGTGATCGTCTCGATTGTGCCGTAGTTAACCGCGATTCCGGTGTTCATGTTGCCTTCAAAGACGAACATGATGTCGGCGAGATAGAAGCCCGGAGTATCGTCGGCCTGTGCGACAGTCTGCGATTCTGCCTGCCACCGATGCCGGATGTTTCGGCCGAGCGGCGCGAATAGATCGATCGCCAGTGTCTGGAAAACGCCGATCAGGAAGTCGCGGATGAAATCGCGCTCCGGCGAGTTGCGGGCCATGATGTTCATTCGCCACACGCGCCGGCCATAGCCTGCGACCGTGACCATGCCATCGTTGTCCGGGTCGAGCACGTCCTGGCCGATCGGCACGTCTGTCTGCTGGAGCAGTTCTTCGTTCACCATCACGAAGGGTAGGGGCGGAAAGCCAACGATTGGCATCGTCGACTGGACTTCAGGCTTCTGCATGCCGGCAGGCATTTTTAGCGACTGAAATGCGCCCTGGAGCACGCGGATAACGGTGTCATTCATGCCGTCCGGTATGATCGACAGCAGCTGGCCTACCGTGACGGTTTCCGTCGCCGCGTACGGTGCGCCGTCGATAACAGCCGACACGTTATAGGTGTATGCGCCCGGCGGGATCGGACCTGTGATCGTGTTTCCGTTCGCATCTAGGCCGTCGCCGAGATCGAGGAACAAGGGGTTTATCGGGTCGTCCGCGACGACGGTCACAGGGATGCCGCCGGTCGGCGTGCGCGTGATCGTGTACGTCCCTGACGGCGCGACGCCGGTCGACGGGTCGCGGAAGTCGAGGAAGCAGGAGCCCCCGATCATGAATGGATTAACGGTGAGATTTAAGCTCATGATGCCTGGAGCGCCATTGTCTTTGCGAGTTGAGCGAGATGTCGGGCCGGCGAGTAGGCGCGCATTGCAGGAAGCCACCAGCTGTCAGGCCGGGCATTCACGCTTAGGAACGCGCCGCCGGTATCCTGATATTCCCGCGCCTCTGCCCACATCTGCGGGCCTAGCCCCTTCGGCTGGCCGTACGAGCCCCGGTGCATGGGATACCATCCGGGCTTAAATTTGGTCTTCAAGTCGAAGCGTCCGTGGCCTTTTTCGATAATGCCGCCTTCTGGCGCGATCTCCTCATCAGCGAGGATCGAGTACGCGTAGGCGCTCTCCTTCACGAGCTTGATCGATGCGGCATATTTCCCGGTCGGATGCGCAAGCGAGCGCCCGCCCAGTGTCCGCTCGCCAAGTGCGAACTGGAGCCACATTTTGTAGATTTCGCCCGCGATCTGGCCGATTTGCTCCGGCGGCAGGCTCGTCTTGACTTCGTAGTAAACGCCGGACTGGGTCATAGCTTCCCGACCGTCGCGCGCGGCAGCTGCGGCGCCGACATCGGGGCGCCTGGTTTCGTGTCATCCGCATGCTCGAACCGGGCGCGCAGCCAAATGTCGATCTGGCGCGCCTGGAAGCGGCGAGGGAGGCTCTGCCCTTGCGCCATGCCGAAGGGACGGACGTGCGGCTGGCCGCCGGGCTTGCGGTTGATGAGGTAGACGGGGGACGCGGTGAACTCGACCACGTATGGCGTGCCCTGCGGCAAATTCGTCAAAACCTGATTTTCGTAGACCGTGTACGAGGTAATGCCGGAGACTTCGTACGTCTGCGAGTTCCAGACTGTGACCGCGCCACCGGATGCAATGGACAGGTTCTCGAAAAAGGGAACGACTTCGCGCACGCCCGCGATCAGCACTGCGTTGTAGCGAGCGGTCGCGTCCACCTCGATAAATTGGTCGTCGACGGACGCCTCTGCCCAGGCGATCGGATTCACGGACTCTGCGAGCGTGATGCTCGGCGAGCCGGTCAGTTCCTGGCCCCAGGTCGCGTCGAGCCGCGCGCCGGGCTCGTCCGGAGAACGGTTCATATTCATAAGTGTCAACAAAACCGGGAAGGGATCACTCGGCGCGTCCCAGTAGACGCCCGTGCCGTGGCATGTCCTGCAATTCGGTTTAGCGGTCCCGGTGACGCCGGGAATGCCGCTCATGCCGCCGCCGGTCGCCGTGCAGGGGCACGCGTGCGACTTCCGCCAAACGACATTCACGCTGTTGGCGGTGATGAGGTTGTCGAAGTTCTGCTGAAACAGGCCGTACGCGGCCTGCGGGGTAGGGGCGGGCATAAGGCAGTTCTAACGCCTGCGCCGCCCCGGCTGTCAGACCACGCTATTCGGTCAGGTCATTCTCGGCAGCGTGACGCCAAGCTGGCCCATGTATTTCCCGGCCTTGTCGGCATAGGAGGTTTCGCACGGTGCATGGCCCTTGAGGAACAGGAACTGGCAGATGCCCTCGCCAGCATATATTTTTGCCGGCAGCGGCGTGGTATTGGAAATCTCGATCGTCACTTGGCCTTCCCATTCCGGCTCCAGCGGCGTGACATTCACGATGATGCCGCAGCGCGCGTAGGTCGACTTGCCCATGCAGACGACGAGCACATCGCGCGGGATGCGGAAATACTCGACGGTGTGCGTGAGGGCGAAGCTGTTCGGCGGGATGATGCAGACCGGGCCTGTGCGGTCGACGAAGCCCGCCGGGTCAAACGACTTTGGGTCGACGATGGCACTGTCGACATTGGTAAAGACCTTGAACTGGTCGGAGCACCGGGCATCGTAGCCGTAGGACGATAGGCCGTAGGAGATCACGCCGTCGCGCTTCTGCGTCTCGACGAACGGTGCAATCATCCCTGATCTGAGGGCATGCTTGCGAATCCAACGGTCTGACATCACTGGCATGGGCCTAAGTCTCCTGTGTTTTGGCGGGAGACGTAGACTCGCTGTCAGCGACAATGTCAATGCCGTTGTTTTGACAGATGCGCGAGCACGTGCGATAAAGGTGCCACGCCAGCTTATCCGTCAGGGCGCAAACAAGACGCGAGGCTCCCGAGACCGCAAGGCGTAGGGACAGATTCCATCCGGCTGTAGGATGGGGAGCGCTGTCAACTGCTGTAGCGCGGAGCGGGTGCAAGCCCCGGCCTTCCCGGCGCTATCCTTACAAGCCGATAAACGAAGGCCCCGACACTTTATTTCTCGCGGTGGATAGCAGTTCGTCGCGCTGACGCGTGAACATTTCAATCAGCCCCGAGTAGGCACCGTTCGGGTTGTAGCTTAGACGCTGCTGCAAGCCGTCAACCGTCGTCTGGCTGTCTTTCACGCCAAAGTTTACGCTGCCCTGGAGGATTGCAAGCGCCCGAATGGCGACGGTCGCCAGGACGAGGTTCAACATGAACGCGTACTTCATGTTGTAATCGCTAGGAGTCAAACCTGCACAATATTGAAGCCAGATTCCGCCAGGAACAGATTGCGCGAAGCCCTGGAAAGTAAGTTGCAAGGCAAACAAAGGCAACATTTGAATGTTCGTAGACGGAACGAGGCGGATCAAACCAAAATCCTGATCTTCAACAAACCACGAAGCATCGACGCGAAAATAGTCGTTCAGAAGTGGATAGATGTACGCCCAGTTTTTGACTGCGGTCGGATCATTCGGATGCGAGCCCCGAATGGGCCGGTAGCGCAGCTGCTGGTACATCCATCCGCTGTCCTGCGCACGACTGAAATCGAAATCGTACGGCTGGTCATCGAGGTCATAATCGATGCCCATCTGCTGAATCTGGCCGTTCGTCGTCGACAGGCCGGTATTCATGGTCGCCTGCGGCGTCTTGGTTGGCGGAGCGGCAACCCATGTCTGCGTCAGCAGGAGGTTCGTCTGCTGCTCGATGTCATCCTCCGCCCAGCGAATCCACGAGATGACTGTGGCATCCGGAATCGGAATCGGCGCACCGCCGTTGGGCGGGTAGATGACCAGGGGCACGCCGAGGAAGTTGGCGACGTCGGCCGGCAGCAGGCCGGTCTTCGTCGGCGCGCCGTTCGCATAGGAGGTGACGGTCGGCCAGTTGGTCGACGTGTCCCATGTCCACAGCGCCCGCGTGACGGTCGGGGCCGGGAGGCCGTTCTGGTCGATCCCGTTGGAGTTGATGGAATCAGCCACGCTTAGCGGCCCCGGCTATTCCGGCCGCGAGGGCGCCGGGAGAAGCCGGACTCAGCCTCGGTGGCCTTCGGTGCTTCGGGCTCCTCGACAGGGATAGGGGCTTCATCTGCGGGCGGCTCAACGGGCACCTCGGCGGGCGCCTCGACGGGCACCTCCACGGGTGCCACGACGGGGATTCCATCGGCGTCCGCCGAGTTCACCACGGCGTCGTCCACAGGCTCGATCACGCGCACTTGCGTCGCCTCGATCTTCACAGCGACGTGCTTCCGCAGGAGCGCCATCTGGTCGGGCGTAACACGGTCGGCGATGTAGTCGCGTCCGCGATAGGCAAAGCCGACGCCGTCAAGCACGCCGCACGTCAGCCGGCGCGAGCGCCAGCGCAGATAGAGGGTCGAGGTTGGCTTGATCGTGGCGACGAAATACACGGCGTTTGCTCCTAGCAAAGCGGAGGGAGTGATCGACGTTTATATGCCGGGTCGTCGATTGGCCTCAGAGCTACGGGTATTGACAATGACGTTAACGGCGTCCTATCGGCATATGACTTTACAAAGAAAGGTTGCGATTTTGACAATCCGTATTGAGTCAAGTGACGGGCAGGAGATTCCGTTCTCCGCCATGACGTTTTCTGGCGGCGAGCGGCACGTCCAGCTGTTGAAGGAAGACGACTTCGTGTCCCCGCCCAGCTTCGTTATGCGGGCTCTCCTGCACTCGAACGACGATATCTTTGATCTGCTTCTCCTGCGCAACGCGCTATCGAAGCGGTTCCCTGGCGCCCCGGTCGACGTCGAGATTCCGTATATGCCGTACGGCCGTCAGGACCGCGTCGCCGCGCCGGGGCAGGCGTTCTCGCTTAACGTAATGTCGGACATCCTGAAGACGGCCGACTTCCGCCACATGACGACCTGGGATTGCCACTCCTGGCGGACGCTGGCGCTGACCAAGGCGCGCAATATCGAGCCGCAGGAGATTATCCGGCGGTGCCCGGAGCTTGTGGCGCTGATCGAGGGCGAGGAATCCGTCCTCGTTAGCCCGGATGCCGGCGCTGCTTTGCGCACCAGGGCAGTATCTGATGCGTTCGGATGCAAGCGCTTCGTGCGCTGCGAGAAGCACCGCAATCCGTCCACCGGCCAGATCACTCACACATCGATCGAGGAATGCGACCTGACCGGGAAGACCGCGATCATCGTCGACGATATTTGCGACGGCGGATTCACGTTTTTAGAGGTCGCGAAACTGCTGAAGGGCAGGGGCGCCGAGCGTGTCATCCTCTACGTGACACACGGCATTTTCTCGCGCGGCCTGAAAGTATTCACGGGCCTCGTCGACCGCGTATTCGCGAGCACGAGCTTTTGGCCGCTCGACCCGGCCGTGACCTCGATCGACTTCAAATACGACTTCAAAGGAGAGCTTCCGCTATGAGAATCCGCCCCGCGCACGCGATCGACTTCTATAAGGCCGACCATCGCCGCCAGTATCCCGCCGGCACCGAGTTCGTGTACTCAAACCTGACGCCCCGGTCATGCCGGCTCGCCCCTGTCCTCGATACCCACGATGGAAAGGTCGTCGTCCTCGGCCTGCAAGGGATTCTGAAGGACTTCTTCATTGAGACGTGGAACGAGAATTTTTTCCTCAAGTCGCGCCATATCGTCGTCACCGAGTACAAGCAGCTAGTCGATGATGCTCTCGGCGTCGACGCGGTTCCAGTGGAGCATATCGGAGCGCTGCATGATCTTGGGTACTTGCCCCTGCTCATCAAAGCGCTTCCCGAGGGCTCGCGGATCAAGACGAAGATTCCGTTCCTGACGATCCGGAACACCCATCCAGACTTCTTCTGGCTGGTGAACTACGTCGAGACCGTCCTGAGTTCTGAAGGGTGGAAGACGCCGACAGCGGCGACGATCGCCTACGAGTTCAACCGCATGCTCCGCGCGTTCGCCAAGCTGACCGGCGCCGATCCTGCCTTTGTTCCGGTGCAGGGCCATGACTTCTCGTTCCGAGGGATGTCTGGCCTGCACGATGCGGCGCGGACTGGCCTGGGCCATCTGTCGAGCTTCATCGGCACGGACACCGCGCCCGCGATCGACTATGCCCGCGACTATTACGCCGCAGAGGGCGTGATCGGCATCTCAGTTCCTGCGACCGAGCACAGTGTCATGTGCATGGGCACGAAGGAGGGCGAGATCGAGACATTCCGCCGGCTGATCTGCGACCTGTACCCGGCTGGCATCGTCAGCATCGTGTCGGACACATGGGATTTCTGGAAGGTCGTTACCGAGTACACGGTGCATCTGAAGGACGAGATTTTGGCCCGGAAGCCGAACGCCCTCGGTCTGGCGAAAGTTGTTCTACGCCCCGACAGCGGCGACCCGGTCAAAATCATCTGCGGTGATCCGGATGCGCCGGCCGGGAGCCCGCAGCGCAAAGGCGCCGTCGAGTGCCTTTGGGACGTCTTTGGTGGCACCACGACCGACCAGGGCTATCAGGTTCTGCATGAGCGTATCGGGCTGATCTACGGTGACTCCATCACGCTTCAGCGGGCGTACGCCATCCTTGTCGGTCTGGCGGCGAAGGGGTTCGCTTCGTCGAACATCGTATTCGGCATCGGCAGCTTCACTTACCAGATGATCAGCCGCGACTCCTTTGGCACAGCGATGAAGGCGACCTGGGGCGTCGTCAACGGCGAGAAGCGCGCGATCTTCAAAGACCCGATCACGGATGACGGGCAGAAGAAGTCGGCGAAGGGCCTGCTGCGCGTGGAGAAGGTCGGCGGTGATTTCGTCCTGCACGATGATCAGCCCGTGTGGCAGGAGGAGCGCGGCGAACTCCGAACTGTGTTCAAGGATAGCCGCATGGTCGGCCCGGAGGAGACGCTGGACGGCATCAGAGACAGGATCGCCGCATCGCTTGCAGAGGATGACTTCAAGGACATCCTCGATAAAGCGCTCGGAGACATCGTTCGGACGCTGACTGTTCTTTAACAAAAAAGCCCCGGAGTGATCCGGGGCTTTTCTTCGTCAAGGGCATTGCCCTTAGTTGTTTGCCGAGAGCGGGTTGAAGCTCGGGTTGTCGGCCACGTAGCCCTGGATCATGGCGTGGAAGCGCGGGATACGGACGCGCGGGGCGCCGATCATCGCAACTGCCCAAGGCATATACAGGTTCTGCGCGAAGAGTTCGATCTTCGTCAGCGGCAGCAGGTAGCGGAAATCGAGCGCGTTGTCCTCGTCGGACAAGTCGAGCAAGAAGATGTTCTCGCTGCCGGGGATGTACGTGTTGAAGTCGGTGAACGTCACCGCGTACGAACCATTCGCCAGCACGGTCCCGATGTACCGGAACGAGTACGGGGTATTGGCGGCGCCGGTCTTGGCGTACCCATTGCCCGAGCGATACACGCGGTAGGCGTAGGCCGTGTTGTCGGTGGGCGGGGTGATGGTCAGCTGCACGGCGCCATCGACGGCGATCGTGGTCACGGGCGCGGTGTAGGACAGAACGGACTCGTTCATGTACTCATCGCAAGACGCCACGGCGTAGACGTACGACGGGGTGGTGGTGTAGGCGGTGGTCCAGGCGCTGCCGGAGGCGCCTGCCAGGACGGCCGCAGTCACCGTGTAAGGCGGCGTCGGGTCCGTCATGGTGGCATTGTTGGTGCCATTGCCGTTAAGGATCGCCTGCGCAGGCATGTCACGGGCGCTGATGAACAGATCGAGGACGAACTGGATCAGGCCGAACCGGGTCTGCATGCCCTGGAGATCGCCGTTCACGGTGATGCCGCGCCGATCAGCGCTGCCGCGACCGATGTCGATCGAGACGATGTTGTTCAGGTTGGTGGTCACAAGGCTCTGGAGCGAGGCGTTCGCGTCCGGAGTCATGAAGGCGTGGGTGATGCGACCGAAGTTGCCGTAGCTGGTGATCTGCGCGGCGGCTTCGTAGATCAGGTTGAACAGACCCTGCGCGGCCGACCAGCCTTGCGTGGCGCCGTAGGACGTGTACCATTCCTGATAGTTGAAGACGTTCTGCGTCGGGATCATCGAGGCCAGACCGGCGAACTGCATCGGGTACAGCGCCTGATTACCCCAGTACATCGCCCAGTCGACGGTCGACAGAATGGACAGTGCACTGTTCGTCGATTCCTGAACGGCGATGTCGACGAAGGAGTTCTGCGCCGCGAGGGCGGTCGTCATCGCGCGGCCATTGACCATGAGCGCGAGATTGACTTCCTTCAGCATGTAGTCGCCCGTGGTCGTCGACAGCGTGCCGCTCTGCACGTTGCCGAAGCCCTGGAAGGCCGTGCCCGGCAGGCCGGCGCCGAGGTTGTCGATATACGCCCAGTAGTCGGTGATCTGATTCGCACGGCTCTTGTTCAGCGCCTGATACAGCGTGAAGCTGTTCGGCCGCACGGTGGCGCGGGCCAGCTGGGTATCCAGCGACACGTAGCCGAGAGACTGACCGCCCGTTACGGTCGTCAGGTTCGTCATGCCGCCGACGTCGAGGACGGACTTGGCGATGGCGCCGGACTTGACCATGTCCTCGTGGTTCCACTGGCGCCCGTCAGGGCCGGTGCGCTGGTAGAAGCCCGGATTGGTGCGGAACGCCTTGGACATCGCGTTCGCTTGGTGCATGTGCATCTCGCCCTTCGCGAGCATTTCCTGCGCCCCGGCGCTGTGCGCACCGGGATTCAGAAGCTCGTGGAAGACGGACGCCATCTGGTCGCCGACCGGGGCGCGTGCCAGGACGCTCAGAGCCTGCGCCTGGGCCTTCGCCACCGCCATGCGCTGGACGTTCGCCGGAACGTAGGGATTATCGTGTGCGAATTGAGACATTGATTGAGCCTGTGTTCCTGTTTGTTACGCGAACGACTTCACGATTTCGCGGACGCGATCGGTGGTGACGCGCAGTTTTGCTTCCACGACGCCGTGCGGAACGATGCCGTCGCGGGCGCCCTTGGCGATGGTGATGAGGTCGAGAGCGGCAGCGCACTCGTTCTCGGTGATCTCGCCGCTATCGCGCTTGGCGAAAATGACGGCTTCCGGGTTCGCGGACTTCGCCACGGCCTCGGCCACGTTCGGGACCGACTTGGCGATGGACGCCAGCGGCTTGCTGCCCTGGAGGATGTCGATGATGTCGCTCATCTTGCCCTTCAGGATGTCATGACCGGCGACGGCGGCCTCGATCTTCGACAGCACATCCGGCGGAACGATCGACTTCGCGGTCTCCCCGGTGTTCTCCGGCTTGTCCTCTTCCGGGGTATCGTCGGCTTTTGCGACCTTGGACTTGGCGGCTTCGCCCTCGTCCTTGTCCTCGCAATCTTCCTTCATATCCTCGATGGACTTGGCGACGGCCTGAATGCCGGCATGGGCCGGCGCGAGGGCCAGCGCGGCGCCGATCAGGGTGCTCGCCTTCACCAGCGCTTCGGCGGCCTGGAAGCGGGCCATGTCAGCGGACTTGCCCATCTTGGCGGCCTGCATGGACTTGGCGGTTTCGAGCTTGGACTTGGCGGTGGCGACCAGGGGCTTCACTTCGGCCATGATCGGAGCGACAGACTTGGCGCAGCCGGGGAAGGTGTCCGGCTCCTCCATGGTGTCCTCGGTCTTGCCGACCTCTTTGTCCTTCTCCTCGTCATCCGCTTTCGCGAGACTGATGACGGCGGCCTTGATGACGTCCATCTCCGCGCGATGCAGGTTGAGCGACTTCGCGACGTTGCGGATGGTGGTGATCAGTTCGCCGAGTTTTTCGGCGTCCAACTGACTGCCCTTCTGCCGGGCGAAATCGGAATGCGCAGCGGCGCGCTCGGGCTCAACGCCCCCGGAGGCTTCCTGCGAGGGGCCGACGAGGATTTCGCCCCGGTTTTGGGTGCCGCTGGTGTCGGCCGACCACAAATCCTTGATCGCATCGGCCAACAGGCCATCGGATTCGGGAAGCTCGGACTTCACGGTGGCATCGCCCAGGATATCGGCAAAGTCCTGCGGCTTGCCGGACTTGGCGAGGAAAGTGACGAGACGGTTGAACACGCTATTGCGGTCGGCCGCCGGGGAGGTTTTGACAGTCATACTAGCGCCTGTATTCCTTCGAAAAGCGGCGCTGACGGCCGCAGGAGCAATTGGCGACAAACTATGGGGCAGGACCGGGTTATCCCTAGACCATCCTCAAAGATTTCCGCATGAGCGCGTTGGCAATGATGCCGGCCTGACCTTCATCAACGCCGAGACACTTTACAAAGTGATTTCGGTACGCTGAAGTTGAAGGAAATTGATGGCACTTACACGTTTCACATACAGAATGTGATTTCGCAGTTTCCATGTCCGTGATCTGGACTGGATACGACTTTACAAGCTCCGCCATATACGATTTCGCCGTCACGACTTTTGCAGCGTGAATAATGCTGTCGTTCACCGGCCGGCGAGTGAACGCCAGGGACCGCCATTCGAAGCCTCTGATGAGGTAGCGAGTAGCGCCGTACGGGCCGGGCTGTCCGTCGAATACATCGATACCGCCTTCGGTCGGAAAGCCGTACACGGACGCGCGCCAGACGACCGGCGGATTGCACGTCAGCGATTCCCAAAATTCATCGTACTTGTGATCCTGCGGCCGGCTAACACCGTCTGCGGAGCGGCTGATCTCGCCGACAACGCCCGTCCGGCCGCCGCCCAAGTCTTTGACTTCCGTGGGGCGGCCGATGATGTAGGACGCGGGATTGCGGATGCCCATGCGCTCGCCGAACTCAGACAAGTGATCGATGTCGAGTGCGCCTGTTGCGATGAACTCAGGCGCGGCCTTCATAAGCGCGGACTGAAGGATGACGTCGCCCTGCGAGTCGACTTGCTCGTTACTGGCCTCGACTTCCACGAGGCGGCGATCTCCGTCAGTGCGGGCCTTAATGATGACGGGTACGTTGACGACGAGGGCGTCGTGTTTCACTTGCGGCGGCTCCATCTTGCGACCGCTTTCTCGACGAAGCTCTTATCCAGATCGATGTCCTCGAACCGTTCCGGCCCTAAGAGCAGCCGATCGGCATAAGGACTGATCGTCCGTAAATCGCGGTCTTGCTTGGAATAAGATAACGTGATGTGAGGCGCGTACTCAGACCAATCCCAGGACGCGCCCAGGCGCCGGAATTGCTGGTGACGCTGTTGAAGCTCCGGGGAGCGGATTTTCAAAACGGTGGCAGACTTGTCCTGCCCGAAAGCATCGAGGGAGCGAGTGTGGTCAGGCGCAATGTGGACTTCCTGCGCGCCCTTGCCCATGGCCTGCCAGTTCACCGGCTCTCGGGAGTACGCGATGGTGACGTGCATGTCCTCGGGTCCGATCATCGGACTGAGTCCCTGCCGGCGGAAATGCCGGATTACCTCGTCAGCGTTTAGAACGGGCCGGCTGACATAGAGAGGCGCAACGTCGGCTTTTGCGAGGGCCAGCATGTCGAGCGCGATGTCGCGCGTTTTCGCTGATATGATATGTGCCACGCCTGCGCCTTTAGGAAACGACTTCAGAATCTCTCGTTTGCCGATGCGGAGACGGACGAGGGCGGGCGCGCCCTCGTGGACATGCAACCTGTATCCTGTGGAAGTCTCAAAAAGTGACGCCGGCATAGGAGACCCTATACCGGCGTGACGATCTATTCCTGAGAGTATTGCTTAATTTGGGGAGACGGATTCGCATCTAAGGATGGAGCGCGATTTGTTTCTAGCGAATCGGTCAAACTTTACAAACCAGTCATCCATTGTCAGGCGTTCGGCGTGAAGCGCCCACCAGCCGTCGCCCTTCTTACTGTTGCGGACCTCGCCGTCGACCCACTCCATTAGCTCCTCGCCGTCTTGCTCATCACCGAAAGTCGCGTGGTACGACATTTCGATAATGAGTTCGCGCCGGTTAGCTGCGGCAAGAAGCTCGTACTTCGCCTTCTGGTAATTCAGGCAAAGCCAGATCGTGTTCTCGGGATTGGCGGTGCAGTTTTTGCACTTGCACCGCCGGGCCTCGAAAAGCATCCTCTTCCGCTCGAAAATATCCCTCTGGCGATTCCAGCTTCCGCAATAGTGGCAGTCGCAGGAATCGTCATCGGTGATATCGTAGTGGTCGATTAGCCTACGCGCCGTCATTTTTCAGGCTTTCGGTGTAGCCGTGCCAGGAGTTGAGCCATGCTGACACGTCGATGTAGCCGAACGGGCTACCGTGGCGATCGATGCACGCCTGACAGTGCGACGGGCCTTTCTCGTAGCCCTTGTTGCAGCTGACGCCGTCGACGGACATCGTCAGGCGTGGACAAAGCATGTGCTCGATCGGGCCGATGTAGTGGAAATCCACGCCGGTCTTCATCAGCGCCCGCACCGTCTCCACGATAGCCGGCGGCGGCGCAGCGCCGACCAGCTGCGGTAGGACGACGCGCTTGATGCCGAGGGCGGATAGGACGCGGTTCAGATGCGCCGGGTCGCGGATGTCGATCGGCCGGACGTTGCTGAACACCGGGGCCACGGAGTTCAGCGAGAAGCCGGACAGAACGGCGCGGTAAGTGATCGAGCGGTTCCGGGCTTCGTACTGAAGAACCGGAGAAACCTCGGAAAGAGCAGATGCATCGTTGATGATGAGAACCGCATCTCCTTCCGGGTTGCGCTCGACACCTTTGAGCGTGCTGAAGTCGAACGTGAGCCCGTTTATGGCGAAGTTCGGATTCACGTAGGGGTCGACGAAGGCCTTCCAGCGCTCGCGGAACGCCGCGAAATCGGCCTGATCCAGCGGGATATTGCCGCCGACGAAGACCATGTTCGACACGCAGTTGACGACGTTTCGGTAGCCCTCGCCGTGGAGCTTCAGGCAGAGATCGAAGTCCGCGAACTCGCTCTTGAATAGGTCGTCGAACTCGAACAGCGTGAAGAGGTCGCGCCGGATCGCGAGCAACATGCGGCTGACGGCGCTTGCCTCGTGTGAGAGCGCGGAATAGCCGAAATAGCCCGCATTGTTGACCGGCAGGTTGACGTGCGGGGCGGATGGTATGCCATTCTGCACCATCATGCCGACGTTCGCGACCACGCCGGAGCCGTGTGCGATACGGGCGCTGACGGCGCCGTAGGCGGGCCGCTCCGCAAAGCCGACGATGCCATTCAGCCACTTGTATTCGGCCGGGCGAATGAGGTCGGACGTGAAGACGAGGATGTCTTCCTCGCATAGCGATGCCGCATGGTTCAGGACTTCAACAGCCGGACCTCCCTGCACCAGCGCAATTTCGACACCAGATTCGGCGCACTCGGCGACGCCGCTCGATGCCACGACGATGCGGGAGATCGGATAGTCGGTTGTCTGCCGGAACGCACGCACACACGCGGCGAGCACTTCAGGGTCGCCGGACTGCGCGTGAATGATAAGTGCGACCGTCGCGTCACCGCGCGGCACCGGGTTATAGAACGCGTAGCCGAGTTCGGGAATGTTGGTGTTAACCTTGGCCTCGTCGCCGGGCCAGAAAGCCTCCACGACCCGCTTCTGCACCTCGGAGGCCGCGATACCCTCCTCCTTCGTCATGCGCTTCACGCTGGCGAGAATATGCGGGATACGGACGGATGGGCCGTTTCCATACGCGCGCACATTCCGGGCGACTACGGGACCGTAGTAGTCATAGGATAGGCGCAGCGTGTCATCGCGCTCGGGCTTGAAGAACGGCACCACGGCCCCGTTCGTATCGATCTCCTCGTGGTCGCCAAACACGTAAGCATGCCCGGCATCGAGGGCGTCTTGAATCAGCGCGAGCGCGTACGGGGTAAGCTCGGCATCGCGCGAGACTTCGACAACATACTCGGCGTCTTCCGGCGCCGGGTCATCGCCGCGCACGATGACACACTTGCTGCCATCGGACACGGTCTTGGGGAACGGCTTCAGCGCCGCCCAGGTGGCATAGTCGCTGGCGAGGCCGCCAGTGCCCTGCCGGACGCCCGGCCATGTCGCGGCGACACAGCGCAGTTCCGCCAGTTCGCGGATTTCCGGCGCCATCGGCGTCGCCTTCGCCTGGATCAGCTTGGCCGTGCCGACTGCAGTCAGGCGCTTCACCGCGTCATCGTCCAGCTGCGGGCTCGGCGTCGTCGTGCCGGCGAACACGTCGAAAAGCTGGATATTGCGCAGGCCACGCTCTGTTGCGCGTGCCGTCCACTCCATCAGCGCGATTTCCGGGTCCGCGTACTTGTCGAACTGCGGCATGCCGAGGGTTTTGATGCCTTGGGCGCGGATGAGCAGGCACGGGCCACTGAACACGGGGATAATCGCCTTCTGCCCCTTGGCGACGTCTGCCAGAACGGCATCGATGCCCTCCGCCTCTTCGGCGCCGACCGGCTGGATGCGGTCCTGGCGCGGGAATGCGTTCACACCATCGGACGCCACGGGCGCGATCGACGCGGTGAACTTGTCTTCCAGAATGGCGGTACGCAGGCGGGCGAGGCCGCGCGGCGTAATGGTCGTGCCGGGCCGCAGGTATAGGATATCGGTGTTATCCTCCAGCGCGGCGCGGCAAGCGGTTTCGAAGTCGACCGACTTGCGAGTGGGGATGGAGCCGACGACGGCCAGTTTGCGGGCGCCGGGAGTCTCACCCTTGGCCTGCCATAGCTGAAGGTGCGACGGGAACCACGCAGCATTGCGGGCCGCAGCATTCGCCTCATAAGTCCGGCTGCGGACCCACGTCAGCATCTGCTTGCTGATGTTGATCTTCTGGCTGATCGAGATATCCGCATACTTCTGAATGGCCGCTGTCCATTCCTCCGGATGGATCGGGAAGGCATAGACCGGCGCGCCACAAGCGCGGTACGCGGCGGCCGGGCTCGCGATGACAGCCGCGCCGACCGCTGCCGCCTCCAAAACCTTCAGTTCAGACTTGGCATCGTTGAAGCGGTTCAACTCGACCGGCGCCAGCATGACGTCGAGGTTCAACGAGGCCAGCTTGCTCATATACTGATCGAGCGGCACGAAGTCATGGAACTCGGTGTTCGCCGGCATCGGAAACTTAGGCGCCATGCCGAAGAAGACCCATTGGACGCCTTCGACGTTCTCGATGGCATGGCGCAGAAGTTCCAGATCGGCCGCATGGCTGATTCCGCCGCACCAGCCGACGCGTGTCGTTTTCGCGGCGGGCTTCTGTTCGCGCTCTTTGATCGAGTACCCGGACATCAGGTTCGGGACGATGCGGATATCCTTCGCGCCCATCTCGTCCCGTGCCCAGTCGGCCAGCGTCGGGGTTGTGACGGTCACGATGTCGGCGATCGACATCGCCGCTCTGACGCGCTCGGCCATGTCGGGAGGCATGCCGGCCGAGTGGATGTTACCCTGCGGGACTTCGGTCAGCAGATCATCGATTTCGTAGACGAACGTCGTCGTCGGCGATGCAGCCTTGCATTCCTGAAGATGCGCGATCTGGCGCCAGTCCTCGACGCGCTGCACGACGACGATGTCGGGCTGCACGGAACGGAACCATTCGGCAGTGTGGATGTTCTTCTCGAACGTGACTTCCGCAGAGCCCTGGCTTGCCAGGAAATGACCGGGAAGAATCATGCGGTGCCAGGAGCAGGCATTCTCGGCCGACACGTAGACCACGACAGAAGCAGGACGAAGCTGCATTAGTACCCCTTACGGTTAATGTCACTAATGCGGCTACGCCCGGTTCTCTATCTCGTCAACTCATTGATATTCTTTACTTTTCTTTACACGCGGCCGAGGCGCCAAATGCAAAACGCCACGAAGACGAAAATGCCGGCCAGTGCGATGTCGTACGGGATCGGGTTGCTTGAGGGCGAGTTCGCCTGGGGCGCGACAGAGCCCGGCACGAGCACGACGGAGTGCGCGTTTACGGCCGGATGCGCGATCACGGGCGGGGTATAATCAGGGTGATCCTCATCGATCGTAGGGACATCGATGTGCGGAACTTCAACGAAGACGTCGACCATCTTGCTAGCTCTTTCCTTTTTCAGATGCAGAATCACGCCGGACACCGCTCACGGCACCGTGCGCCTCTGACTTCGCGGGATCGCGCTTCTCGCCCGTTTTGGCTCCACGGTCCTTCTCGTCATCGGCATTGCCGCTATCGTCTACGCCGAGCGCGGCCTTCAGTACAATGCTTGCAAGGGTGGTGAAGGCGCCGGTCTGATTGGAGTCGGTCGGGCATAGGCCCATCAGCTTGCCGAGCAGCTTGAACTCTTTCGGGTACAGGCTTTCGGTGGGCGGAAGATCGGCCATGGCGCGGCGCTCGTCCTGCGTCTGCGCCTGGGAGCGGGCTTCGTATTCTCGCGCATCTTCTTTGGGGTTTTTGCCGCAGAAGGTGAAGCGAAACTCCGGCCACCGGCTCCACAAGATGGGGTTGATGTGGTTTTCAAGCGAGATCAGCAGAGGAGACAGGCCGGGATCGTCGTCGCCGATCATAGCTGTGCTCTGGTCCGGCGGCGGAGCGGAATCAGTCGTGCCGCCGGACGGATGATAGCCGAGGCGCTGTGGCGGGAAGTTCCAAGTCGCGCAGAACACGCCGGCGACGAGGTTCATATGATCTTTGTAGAAAATATCGGTCCCTTTGAGGTCTTTCAGCGACATGATCTCCATGTTGCCGTCCTTCGGGACATTGATCGCAGGGAAGGTCCAGGCTTTGGAAATCCCCTTCTTCATGTTGTTCCAGGCGCGCGTCAGAAGATCGACTTGGCGCTGCGTCCAGTAATCCCCCTTCAACAGCAGAATGCCTTGCGGCAGCGTGGATTTATCGAACGTGTCGCTGTTGAAGTTCAGGGCGTTCTCGAACGCGCCAATCATCTTGATTGACTGCCCGGCCTCGGGGTAGCCGTAGCCGGCGACTTCCGGGTCGGTGCGCGGGTTGCGGACGCTCCAGTTCAGTTCGCCGCGCGTGAAGGACTCGCGAGGGTTGTTCGTGTCGTCGATCAGCACCGCGAATTTTGATGGGTCGCCGTTGAAGCCCTCGCGCGTGCAGAGGCGGATCAGGTAGGAGGGCAGGGCGGCAAATGCGACGACGCGGCCGGCGTTGTCGCGCTGTGTCCATGTCGCCATGCCATCGAAGCGCATGCTGTCGCGGACCAGCATGCGCAGATAAGTGTCGAACGACGAGAGATGCATTTCATCGCGCTCGACCGTCTGCGTCATCCCGGTCTCGATGTTGCAGTTCAGAAGAAACGCTTCGGCTTTCCGCATCTCGCGCCGCTGCGACTCCGTCATGTGCGCGCTGCCGTCGATCATCTCCAGGCGCCAGCCGGGTTTCCAGGGCTGAGCCGAGATACGGCTATAGCGCACCACGTCATTGACGCGCATCTGCACGATCATCTTCGGCGCGAAATTCTCGTCGCAAACTTTCTTCAGGGAGCGTGGATCAATGCCGGGCCACTCGACGATGTTCTTGCCGGAAATCGTCGGCATGTACGAAATGGTGCCGTAGGACTGCGCACTCGGAACTGCCTCGACGGCTTTGGAAAGCGCATCGGCGTGTCGGAAGAATGAATCCTCGTCGAAAATCGTGCTGCCCATCAGGGACGACTTGAACGTCGGGAGTTTTGCCGAGGTATGGACGACGCCAGACATCGCGTCGACATCCCATCCGTTCGGATCGTATGGTTCCCGGTATTCGCTCATCAAAAACCACGTCCTAGCATCTGGAGTGCGCCCCGCTCGCGATAATCCCAACAGGAGTCGAACGGGATGGCCGCGCGCTTGTGAAGGCCACACCAGTTCCTTACACCGGGTTGCCCAGGTTTCCCGTGACCATGCCACATCTCACATGTGCCGCAGGCGTTATAGAGCGGATGTTCGGATAGATCGGAGCCGAGCTTCGCGATCTCCTCCAGCACATTCACCGGCCTGCCCTCTTCAATCTCGTCCGGCGATGCAGCTGCCAGAGCATCGCTGCTGGGTAGTCGAGCCATGCCGACACCGGCCTCGATCGCGTGTGCGATCAGGTAGACGGTGGCGTCGACTTGGTCTTTCCTGCCGGCACGTGTGCCGGAGAACTCCAAAAACTCTGTCGTGTACGCCTTGCCCCAGGCAGCGCCGTCCAGAAGCACGACGCGGTGCTGACGGAACCAGCCTTGCACAGAGGCGTGGGAGCCGCCCACGGCGTCGACAGCGCGGTCCATTTTGCCGTCCTTGGCTGTCACACCACGGATCGGGATGCCGCTGCTGATGAAGGACTGTAGCAGCTGAATGCCGGACGATCTGTTCTCGACAAGGACCAGCTGCGGTTGCCATAGCCCGTTCTGCTTTCGGAAGGCATTCGATAGCTCGCCGAAGTCGAGCTTTTCGCGCAGTACGTCGACGACGTACACGCGGTTATGGCGCTCGCATTGGCCGACGACCTTTTCATCCTCGCCGCGCCACCATTGATCAGACGGGACGAGAATGCCTGTCACACAGACCGAATAGGCGCTGTCGGACGACTTACCGGCCGCCGTATCCCATACTTGGATCACTGTGCCCTGCGTGCGCTCGATAAAGCCGCGCACGGCCGGCGAGTGGATGCCGAGGGCTGCATCCGCTGGGCTGACGTCGCGGAACGTGATAAAGTCGGCGTCCTCGAAAACCGGATTCTCTCTGACGTTCGGGTTGCACTGATACACGGCTTCAGCGAGGGCGGGTGTCGCACGCTTGATGCTCTCGAACTCGCTCCGCTTTGACTTAGACCCAGGCCAGTAGAAGCCCTTCCCAGTGTGGTCGACGCCGTAATACGCCTTGTATTTGACGTACGGTTTGTCCGGGTCTTGGCCGGGAAGTGGTGTCAGATTCTCGCTGAACCAACACGGCATCGGCGAGCCATCTTCCAGCTTCGGCACTTTGACGTCATGCCATAGCTCATGCGAGCCCTTGCGCTCCGCCGGGCACTCCAGCACGACCCAGTCGCCAGATTCGATCAGCGCACCGTACACGTCCGCGCGGTTGAAGCGCCGACCGGACAGGACGTACCGGGCGCCTCGCGGATCGGCGCGGCCGAGGATGGTGTTATAGAACGTGTCGACGACCTTCTGGCACTGCTCCGCTGACGCCGAGTTGTCCTTGTTGTGCAAGTCATCCATGATGATCTCGCGACCATGGAGACCCGTGAGCGTTCGGCTATCGATGCCGACGCCGATAAAACTGGCGTCCGGGTCGCCCGCCGCATGCCCGGTGACGTAGAGGCCCTTTTCGGTCGACCAGCCGCGCTTCTTGTCTGGCGTGACTTCTGGATAGAGCTTACGGAATGCTTTGTCCGTCTCGATGATTTCGCCGATGGCCTCTTGGAAGCCCTTAACGAGTCCTTCGCCCGCGCTAATGGCGATGATCGTGGTATCGGGCTGCTCGCCCAGGCGCCACGCCGGATATACCTGAGAGGTTATGGTGGACTTACCCGTGCCCGGCGGGCCAATCAGGATCAGCTTGTTGATGCGGAAATCTTCAAGCGCGAGGCAGACATGGATGTGATGCGGCGCGATCGAGAAGCCGCGATCCTTGTAAATCGCATTGTAGAAGCCGGACAAGCTGTTTTTGAGCATGCCCGGCTATTACGGCCGGTCTGTGAAGTGCCCCTAGACCACGGATGAGAATCGCGTCGTCGCCGTCGCACCGAATTTCAGGAGCTTCTTCATCGCGGCTTGGTGGAGTTGGGCGACACCCTGCTTCGTGCCGCCGAGCGCTGCCGCGATGACCGAAAATGGCTCCTCTCTGAAATCGTGCCGGATGACGATGTGGCGCTGGCGCTCGGTTAGTGTGCCGAGGGCTTCCTGCACTAGCCGGCGTTGATCTTCCGCATAGACGGCGTCCTCTGCGGACTCATCCTCTGATGGAATCTCGTCGCAGACGGTCGTGTCGCCATCTGCAGCTACCATTTCGCTCGCGGATGTCTCATTTTGCGCGTTAAGCGCACTGCGCAGATCGCTTTCTGCGACCCCCAGCACTGCAGCGATCTCGGCGTCTGTCGCGGCATCGCCGAGTTTCTCCCGTGCCTTGCTGATGTTTTTGAGCGTACGCTGATAGGCGCTGGCCAGCTTCACAGAAAGAGCGGATGAGTTCTGTATCGCGTATTCATGGATCGATGTTAACGCCCATCCGATGGCATACGTGCCAAACCCCGAGGCATGCTCTTTGGTGTGTGTATCGAGAGCGCGCAGTATCCCGGCGATCCCGGCCTGCACGAAGTCCTGCACCTCATCATGGCGCCCGTAGCGCTTGTGCTGGAGTCGTGCAATCCTCACGACGGCGGGCGTATAAGCCTTCACGATTTCGCCTTGCGCTCGCTTGTCACCGCTCGTTTGCCACTTCTCGACGAGGGCTGATATCTCGTATGCTTTGTAGTTTCGGGTTCGCTTCGAAATCGATCGGATGTAGGTGTCATCAGACATGTTGCAACTTCATCAAAGTAAAAGGGCCGGGCGCGTGATAGCGACCGGCCCTTGTTAACGTCAATAGCGCTAGCAGAAGTTTTTTAAGCCACCTCGACGCTAACCCCATAGATGTCACGCAATGTCGCGACGATCTCGGGCTCGCGCGCCCGAAGCCGCTCCAGTTCGAGGCGCAACGCATCGATTTTCTGCTCGCGCGTCATCTCGGGCACTTCGGGGACGGTGTATGCAGTGCGTCGGCGCCGCATAGTCACATGCCCAGCGCGCGGCGATAGACGTCCAGAAGCGTCTCCTGTTCCTCGATCTCGGCCGGGTCTTTCCCGCGCAACCGCAGGAGAGCGCGAAGCACCTTCACATCGAAGCCGGCAGACTTCGCTTCCGAGAAAATATCCTTGATATCCGAGCCGAGGGCCTTGCGCTCCTCTTCCAAGCGTTCGATGCGCTCGACGATGCTGCGCAGGCGGTTGGCCGCAACATTGGTTGGCTTCTCGTCGGTGGTGGTGTCGATCATGGGCTTCGTGTCTCCAGAGTTATCGCCGATCGCGGCGGCGGGTACGCCCAGTTCTTCCATTGTCACGGCGCCTTTCAGCGGCTTCATGGTCGAGGTCTGGATGAGGTAGTAATAGGCGTCGTACTCGGAATCCGCCGGGCGATACTCGATGTGAGTATCCTCCTCGCGGTTGACGAACCGGCCATTGATGCGTTGCCAAGCCATTATGCTGCCATCCTCATTGCAATGGGTGTTCCGCCTGTCGGCGGGGGCGGGGCGACCGGGCTCGCCGGCTCCATGGCGAGGACGCGCGCGGCGAGGCCGTTGATCTCCGCCAGCCGGCCGAGAGTCAGGTCCGGGTACTCCCGGCAGAACGCGGACAGGCGCGCCACGTCGCGGGCGTTGACGTGCCCGTGGGGCTGGGTCGGGGCCTTGGCGACTATGTCAGCAAGGGCCACGTCCCCGTTTTCCCGTGCATCCATTTACCGGCCGACGCCCAGGTGGATCAGCAGCCACGTAATGAAGAGCAAGATTGTCCAGGTGAATGCCTTCTGGCCTTCACTGAGCTTCGAATCAGCCTTGGGGTGCTGAACGACGATCCCCAGCAGGCCGATAATCATGAATAGGCGCCAGAAGCCGAAGTGGAGCCCCAGGTAGTCGAACAAGCCCAGCTGGAGGATATACACGCGGAAGAACGAGTTGAAGACCTGCAACGCGAACGCGGTCAGGCAGGCGACGAAGCGGATAAACACTATGCGAATTCCTTTTGGTGGATGGAGTTGACGGCGGCCAGGACCGCGTCGACGCTGATCTCGCGCATTGTCGGGCCGCGCACATGGACGCCATGGCGGGTCTCCGCGAACATCGGCGGCACGGTGCCCGGATAAAGCAGGACGTGCTCGCGCTTCTGTAGAAGCTGAGCGAGATGGCTGATCCCGGTATCGATCGTGATGAGCGCGGCAGCATTGACGACGATATCGGTAACGTGCCCCATGTTGAAACCCACGATCGCAGTCGCGCCGGCTTCCTCGTACGGCGTGGTGTCGTCCTCGTGCGCACCGAGTACGAGCACGCTGCCGTCCAGCCGCGAGATCAGTTGCTGCCAGTGCTCGACGGGCCAGACCTTATTGCCGGCGATGTCTGTGCGGCTGAACGGCGCAACCGCGTAGTCGAATAAGTACGCAAATTCCGAGTGCTTGGCAGGGAAAGGGAGATCGACGGGCATTTCGAGCCCGTTGTAGGTGAAATGTGCTTCAGACATGTGCAGGCGCCAATCGGAATCCTGAGCAGCCCCCCATGCGCGCGTCGGGCTCACTTCGACGGTGCGGGCGCAGAAGGGCGCACCATCCTGATCGAATTGGAACTTTTCAGGCCACCAGACGCCCTCGCGCACCCAGGCGTTGAAGCCTGGGCCGACGAATGCGTACTCGCCGTCCTGCTCCTGCGCATGAATCATGAACGGAACTGCAGCGAGGGCGTCGCCGATCAGGCCGCAGCTTTTAGCATCGAAATAGATCATAGGTGCTCAGTGCAGCGCTGGATCGACGTCTTGATCGGCGTCATTTCCGGTGTCGATCACGTAGCGGAGAACCTTGCACATGTCCTCGGCCTTTTGCTTGCCGATGATGAATGTCCCATGCACCTCGAAATTCCCCGGACTGATGACTTCGGTTAAGACGATCTTCACCTCGCCATCGGGCATACGGAGCAGCAGGAATCCGTTTACGAAAATGGCCGGCTCTGCCAGCAAATCACTCGGGTCCATCTCAGGCATGCCTTTCAGTTACTGACAATGCCCTTAACGCTAGCCGGCAGGTGACGTCAAGGCGTTGCTTCCCGCAGCGCCTCGACCGTCATCGCGCTCATTGCGAAGCGCGACCTACACTCAGGTTGTCGTCGGCATCGCCGATCAGGGCGGCATCGAGCACGTCCAGAAGATCACAGGCTTTGGTGTGAATCGCCTTGACGTCCGCCCCTTCAGAAAGGGCCTCAAACGACCCTTGGATATGACCGGCCGATTCCGCGTCTTGAACCGCCGAAAGGAATCCAGCTGTGGCTTTCGCAACCGTCTTAATCTGATTGATATTCATAGAACGTAGTGATCCTTTTAGTGACAATAGCAGTATTGAGGTCGCATGCCTGTGCACAATAGTCAACGCAGTGTGGAGACCTGCTCACATAATTTTATAGGTTGTGCCTGTGAAAAAGAAATTATTCCGGCTCCCTTGACGGAGCGCGGAAGGAGTCTTATGGCAGCGACATTGTCGCTAATGGTGCTGTCAGGTTGGCGTAAGGATTACTAGGCTTGGATACGGGTTACTCCGCCGCCTGCACGTCCGCAGGCGGTGCCTTGTTACTTCAAGACTGGGCTTTTGCTGCACTGCAAGCAAAAGAGGCCGGAGTGAATGAGAAAATATACTGACCCTCACGTTTTGGGCCGAATGCCGCGCTAGATTGCGACGAGAGGAACAGACTCTCGTACTAGCGTCGGCCCATTTTTCGGTGGCGGACCCCGATAATCTCTATCTACAGTGCCGCCGCGTTAGTGTCAATGTCGCTAAAACTCCCATACAGGAACGCCGGCCGCCCTAGCTTTTGACACCATATCGGCCGTGCCACGCCCGCCAGCGAATGCAGCAACTGCGTCCGGCCGCTCCTGGCGTAGCATGAGACTGTTCCTGATAGGGCCGGCGGCATTGCCGTGTGTACTCCAGTCAGCAGTATATGGCCGCACGGATATACCGTTCAGCCGTGCCCAGGTATCCGCAATGATATCGGCACTCACCGTTCCGTCATCACCGAAGCGCGGCCGTGCATCTCCGTGAATGATGATACTGATCGGAAACAGCGAATGCGTGAAGTCGAGCGCCCGGTGGAGGTATCCCCAGTCGGCATACGCCCGGCCGCCGCAGACGAGGAGCTTCATGGCGACCGCCATAGCTCCGGCCACTCCACCAAATCAGCCCTGGCAACGATCGTGGCGCGGTCCCGATCAGCGAAAGCGAGTGCTGTCAGTTCGCCGTGCCCTGCCACGTGGCCCATAGGTCCGCACAGCTGCGCTAGCAGAGATGCCTCGATCTCCCGCTCGCATGTCTTGAATGCGGCATAAGTTACTCGATAAACGACGTCGTCCGTGACCGGCATGCCGACGAACGGCTCCAGAGCGGCCTCCAGCCGCCCGACGATACCGAAGATATCATCCATCCTCATGCCGCGTGCCGCGCTAGGACGTCCTGCATGTCGCGGATCAGGCGTTCGACGGATGGCTCACGCCGCACCGCGTCCTGAATCGACCCGAAGTGCATCTCCAGACAGTTCATCAGGATTTCCTTCAGCGCGGCCTCATCTGGCGAGTGCGGCAGCGTCGAGGAGGCGTACGTGTTCTCCAGATGACGCTCTTTCTCCTCGAAATGCCGCTCGATCTGCTCCATCGTCCATTCGCCGCGCCGGACGCTTTTCAGCTGCTCCCGATTACGCTCCAGATCTAGGTTGCCTTCGACCATGATCTGTTCGATTTCGTCGAGAAGCCGGACGACGTGATAGGCGAACTTGACGTCATAGCCGTACTTCGCGATGGACTCCGCGCGCGCAGGGTTCGTCGAGTTCGTCTTCGCCTTGATCTTATGCATCTGCGAGTAGGCATAGCCCCGGAACTTGTGCCACGCGCCTTTGTGTAGGAACTTGCGCCGGCTCTCGCGCACGATCTCCCCGACTGCCGTCGAGTGCATGACGCAGCGGCGCGGCGTGAACAGGCTGTCGATCATGTTCGGGTTGCATTCCATGCACAGTTGGAAATACCGAACGATGCTGAAGACCTGAATGTCGTACGTGATGTCGCGACCGTCCGGCGCCGGGATATGGTGTTGCTGCCACTGATTGAAGCGCTCCGGCTGGCGACCAAATCCGAAGATTTCGCCGGCCAGATGCGGGAACACGACGTCCTTCGGCGGGATGCAAAAGCCGTACAGATCGACGTCGGAGCTATCGCCGGATACGCCGTACGAGACCGATCCCATGACCGTCAGATACTGACAGCTGTCGACGAGCCAGCGCGGCGTCTGGATAGCATTTGCGGAGCGCAGCTTCTGTAGGATCATTTGCACACCTCTCTGACGACGGTTGCGATGTCGTCCGGGTCCATGTCCGGCCAGCGCTCCAGGGCCTGCGCCATCGCAAGCGGCCATGTCGCGGCCTTTCCATTGGCCTCGCGCCGGGCTTTCCAGCCCCGGAGCGTGTTGATGGCGCTTTTGACCTCCGGGCTCATAGCTTCTTCTCGATATCGCTGAATACATCTTCGGCGACGAACGTGAAGGAGTCACCAACCGGCGTACTCTGGGCACGGGAGTCTTTCATGCGGAAGGGGCCGTTGCTGAGGAGCAGCGACACATCGGCGTTCAGGTACATCTCCCTGGCGCACGGATGCAATGGCTTCAACTCATGAATGGGATATATGATCTCGCGGAGTGGCCGGCGCGATGCGAGCGCGACCTGGGCCATGGAGCGGTTGATCTGTTCATCGGCGATCGCCCATAGCTGCGGGTCGCCCTCGCGCAGCACCTCCAGCAGCAGTGCCTTCTCGCGCAGGTACGTGCGGGCGAACTCAGGGTCGTGCGCGACGATCGACCGCGTGTTGTCGATCAGGTCGGCGAGTTTGATGGTCTTCGCTGCCGCGCATGCTAGGGCAGTGTGCGCGCGGTCGATCGCTTTGCGCTCCGCACGGTTGCCGTCTTCCAGCTTCGACACATCCGTCAGCTGGCGCACGAGCGCGGCCACGTGCCATCCGAACTCGGCCTTGATTGCGTATTCGTCGACTTCCGTGTCCTCGACGACGTCGTGCAGCCACGCGGCGGCAAGCATTTCCTGCGTGTGATCGACTGAAGCGACGATCCTCGCGACCGCTTCGGGATGCACGATGTAGGGATCGTTCGTGTATTTTCGGGTCTGGCCGATCGCGGCGTGTGCTACTGTCGCGAACAGGCGGGCTTTTTCAACGAGGTCTATCATGGTCATTGACGCTAAGGCGCGCCGTGGCGGCCGTCAACGCGCCTCATGGCTTGTAAAGACGTTTTCGTTTTAGAATCAAAAATTTTTTGGAAGGGGCAGGGCGATACGAGACGCAAAATGCGGAGTAGTAAGGAGTTGTAAAGGGAAATAGCATTTTGGCTAAAAACCTCGCGTGGGTAAGCCGTTATAGCGGAGGGTCATTGAGCCGCCGCCCTCACCTGCGCCGGGGTCAAAGATGCAGAATAAACCTACAACAAAGCAAAAATACGATAGTACGCGCTTCACGTATACGTAAAGCGCGTATTTTCGTCTGATTTGCTATCTGTGGTGCTTGACGTACATACGTCAAGTGCGTATAAGAATGACAGTGCAAACGAACATAGGTTTAGGCAGATGGCTAAGGCGATAAAATACGACGCGGTTGCGACTCTTCAGAAGCTTGGAATCACGTATGACGACGCGGTAGCATTGCGCCGCGTGTCTATGACGCTGCATCGCTGGCATGAACATGAGTGCAACGGCGCGATTCAGCGCGACGAGGAGTCGGGCGTTGCTTTCTGGTATTCAACGAATAGCGGCAAGAAACTGAGCAAGGCACCTGACCGCGAGAAAGGCGCATTGAAGCGCTTGGCGGAGATTATCGCGCGCTATCCAGGGCTTTCCTCTTACGTCCAGGGCGACCCGCGCGGCGCTGCTCTGTACGTTTTGCGCCCTGGCGACGTTCCGGACGGTTGCGACGCGGGCGCGTATTATTCACGCGGAATCGTCGTTTACTAACTCACGAAATACAGCGGAAAGGTTAATGATTATGGCTAAGAAACCGTACAACGGACACGAGTCGCATGCGGCTTGGAATGTTTCCCTGTGGATCGGTAACGATGAGGGGCTTTATCGCATGGCGCGGGAACATATCCGGCGCGCCAGCAATCGCGACGAGGCTGCACGCGCCATGTTCGACGATCTGGCCGGCATGGGAATCCATGCCACGCCAGACGGGACGAAATACAGCCAGCACACGATCCGCCTTGCCATGCGGGGCTTATAATGTCGGCGGACTGGTTCAAATTACGCCTTGTTGCATGGCGCGCCCGCATGGGATTCACGCAGAAAGCTGGCGCGCAAGCGCTGAAAGTGTCATTGCGTACGTTGCAAGGCTGGGAAGCGGCCGGACGCGTCCCACATCAATCAAATCTGGTACTTCTAGAAATGGACCGGATAGAGAATCCTGTAAAAGAGCCGGACATGTCGCCGCCAAGAAGGCGCAACAAAGGCCCCTTTGGGCCTCTCTAGACGATAGAAGGGCGGCCCCGATATGTGGCCGCCCTTTTTGTATGTCCGCCCTGTAGCGGCTTCTGAAGGGATTAGGCGCCCTTACGGGCGCGCTAGTACCTTTCTCACCGCTTCATGTGACAGTTTATGCCCTTGCGCGCTGATATGCGCCGCAATGTCGCGCAATGATGAACCAGCCGCGCGCATTGCCTTCATTTGGATGATTGCGGATTGTTGCTCTGGAATCTCCTCTAGTCGCCTATTGTCTGCTACTTTCCAGCCATACGGCACGGCGCCCCCTAGATACATTCCGCGCTCTTTTTGGTCTGCCTTAACTGTCGCGATTCTTTCGCGGATTCTGTCGCGTTCTGCCTCTGCTACAGCTGACAGAATCGTAAAAACTAGCTTGCTAATCCCGTTCCCTGTCACGTCTCCGCCTAAATCGATCATGTGCAGCGCCACACCGCGCGCTTGCAGATGCCCGAGCACGTCTAGGGCGTTCAAAGCACTGCGAAACATGCGGTCTAGTTTGGCAGTAATGACGATATCACCGGGCTTTAGAACTGACAGCAGCGCCGCGCCCTCTGGCCTATCGGCGAGCGGCTTAGACCCGCTAATGCCACGCTCCACGAAGATACGGCTAATGAGTAGGCCATTCATCATTGCGTAGCCTTTGATAGCGCGCTGCTGTACCTCTAGACTTTCGCCCTCGTCCGCCTGTCGCGGTGTCGACACGCGTGCGTAGCCATAAACTGCCATCTTATCCTCTGTCATGTTGTCACTGTGCTTAACGGGTTAGACAGTGGCATTGTCGCTGTCAATGTTCACATGCACTGTGACAAAAACAAGCCAAAAATAAAGGTAGAATCAGCAGAAACGGGGATTGACTCGTGCCGCTGTATGTGACTCGCGTTCGATTCGGCAGAACATTTCGGTATCGTAAACGTACGGATTCGGCAATAACGAGGCTGTCAACGAGTGTTTGCATGTCGCAATAACCGCGCGATGTGCGAATCATTTTTGAAAAGTTTTTCGAAAAAATTTCTGAAATTCCGCGCGCGGGTTAGCAGAATCAAGGGAATTCCGCGTTTTCAGGTCGACCGGCGCCCTTTCGGCAGGCTTTACAAGCTACGCAAAGCGCGTATAACAGTGACATAGACATTAATGCTAACGACGAAGGGCTAGACCGATGACAAAGCCTCTTACCATGCTCAAATCTGTCGACGACAAGGCAGACTGCCCGGCCAAGCGCGGGGACTTGTATCTTCTGGCGTGCGGCACGCGCAAAAACACGAAATTGAAATTTTGCCTTGTGTCGTCCGTTGCGCGTGACGGATATGCCCGTGAATTGCGTACGCCTAATACCGCGAACACATGCGAGACGATCAAGCGCGAACCTAGCGAGGTTTTCGCGGGATATATCATCTCGCAAGACCGCTTTCCGGCCGGCACGGGTGCCGAGCAAATTTTGCGCGCTTTGCCGCGTGAGTTCGAGCAGCACGAATGGCTGAAGGAATACGACTCGGCGGAGCAGGCAAAGCGTGACCTTGTAGCTGTCATTGAAGCGCAAGCGGTGCCGACCGCGAGGGCCGCATAATGGTCGACACTTTCGCATTCAGTGTTCGCGGTTGCCTCGGAGTCATGGAATCCTACGAGTTCAGCGACGGCGACATGATTAAGGTCATGAAGGGCTTGAAAGCGGCCGATAAAATCCGCTCCGATGGCTACGTGATTCAGACGGACCTAGACGCAGCCATCCGCGCGCACCGCGAGGAAGGAAAATAGGAGTCGATCATGGCGGATTTTTCTTACACGACGGATGGACTCTTTGTGCGGTTGCTGCCGAATGACAATGGGCAGGCCGCCGACGCGTGGCGCAAGGTTGCGGAACATTTCCCCAGCTGCGTCATTCCGGTTAGCGCATGGGACGGGACGAGGCGCCAGCTGAAGGCCGCCGGCTTTACCGTCCAGAAGCACCGACCGGAACGCGTCGACGATGACGATCTACTAGCAGCACTCACCGCCTAGCCGTTACCAGATGATACAGCGTCGCGCGCGGCGCTGCGTCACCTAGCAACGAATCAATGGACAATAGAACCATGACCATCTCGCTTACGAATTGCCTGTTTTACGGCGCCGCCGCGTTTGCCACGCTGTCGGTCGTCACCGGCCTTGCGGTGCATGCCGCACTCTTCGCCCTCGTCGCTGCCACCTACGGCATGCTTGTCGACAGCTATCATAAGGGAGAATTGCGCTAGCTCCTACGGCGCTAGGCGTAGCTCTAAAATTCTTCTCTTCGGCACGTTGACTCTATACGTGCTTTGCGTAGAACAGTGACATTGTCACTAGAGTAAGTTGAAAAGGTTGCACATGACCATCCAAGAATACGGCGCCTACCGGCGCGGACAGACGGCTTTCAAGCGGGGCAAGGCCGCTCCAGACTGCAACACGCGCGACGCGCTGCAATGGGCGTTTTATCTCGGCTATCAGGCTGAAAAGCTGAAGGCACGTGATGCCGAGCAGCGCGCCGCTAGCACTACCGCCGCTAGCGCTTAACTCTCTTTTGAAAAGGTTGCCTATTATGTTCACCGCTAAAATGTTCTCCGCCAATGTCTATGACCGCCAGCGCGCCGAGTTTGCCGTGACGCTGGACAATGGCGCCGAATTGCGCGCCGTCGCGACTATCTTCCATGACGACGACAGCGAGGCGCCCTGGGAACGGTGCGACGGCCACGGACCAGTGTCCGACTGGACGACGCGCGACAAGCGTCCGGGGGAGCTTGTGCTAAGCCGCGACGGGCACAGCAAGCGCTTCTATGACTATGCGGAGGCGTGCCGCATTGCGCGCGCTGAAGGCTGGGGGCACGGGCCGGATATCGAAGGCGAGAGCGCCCGCCAGAAGGCCGCGCGCGCCGCGCTGGCGGACTATGAGAATTTGCGCGCGTGGTGCAATGACCAGTGGAGCTATGTCGGCGTCGCGGTTCGTATCTGGCTCGACGATATGCCGCTGACAGGTGAATACGACGCGGCTTTGTGGGGAATCGAGTCAAACTCCGGAGAGGACTATATCGCCCAGGTTGCGGGCGAGCGGCTGCACGGGGCTATTTTCCTCGCGAAAGCCAAACTCAGAAAGCTCGCAGCGCTCGCTAACGAACAGACGCTCGAAGCGCTGGACTCGCTCGCAGCTGAAGAGAAAGTGACCGCGTGACCGATCGTTAAGGGCAATGCCACTAAGATTGCTTTACTTTACATGGCGCGCCCGCTCGCCGGAGGCGAGACAGGCTAAGCCTGTCCGCAAGGGCGCCCCGTGCGAAGCAACGCAATTTACTGGAGCTAGATCGATGCTGAAGTTTAACGTTTACTACGAGATCGTCACGCCCGAGTCTGCCGAGCAAGGGGACGTCGACGAACGGGGCGAGATTGCGACCGGACTGTCGCTTCGTGAAGCGATTGCAGCGGTAAACGAGACGCGCACCAGCCTTGTCGGGGGCGTGGAGTGCATCGAAGCGAGCGACAGCCGGGTAGGGGACGCGCGCTGGTTCACCGTCACGAACGGGATGGAGTTCGAGACGGGCGCGGTTGAGTCCCGCTCGCTACACATTCCGGACCATGTCACGCCCGCATCGCGCCGCCGCATTGCCCGCCTGCTGGGAGTCCGCGTCTAGCCATGCCCGGACCTAACGCCACTGCTAAGACTTGGTTTTGTGACGGGTGCAACAAGACACACCCTATCAGCCGGGACATTGAAGGAGCCTGGGAAGCGCGCTGCTGGTGCGCCGCATCGATCGTGAGAGGGATTAGGGCGGGCGCAAATTTTCTTCCTCCTCAAGCCGAGCACTTTCGCCGCCACCTCCCCGATTATGCCCACATTAAATAGCCTTGACCGGGACAGGCGGGTCCTGTCTCTAGCCGAGGTTGACCGGGCTACGCGATACACGCACTAGATTGTATTCAAAATTTACAGAAAGATGACAACTATGGAAAACAAAACGCTCGCTGACTTTATCGCCGCGCACCGTATCCGGATGACTGCCGAACGGACGGACTCGAATCCAAACATGGAAAGCGAGCAACCGATGAACCATTGGCGTGTTACGTTCCGCATGGGGCGCAAGCGCATGACGACTTACTTCAGCATGGGTCTTGGTCGCGAGGGGCGTGAGCCGCGCGCCGACGAGGTTCTGGACTCTCTCGCTAGCGACGCTGCTGGAGTTCAGAACGCGGCCGACTTCACGGATTGGTGTGCGGAGTATGGATTCGACACGGACAGCCGCAAGGCGGAGACTGTATTCAAAGCCTGCTGTGCCGGCGCCCGGAGGTTGCGCGCCTTTATAGGGGAAGATTACGAAAAGCTACTGTTCGAAACTGACCGGCTCTAGCTATCGCCTCTCATCCGAGTCCACTGAACAAAAAGGGCTTTGTGCCCTTTTTTCGTTCCCGCCCTCTGGAGCACAGTTAGAGGGCCTATCAGGCTGGAGTCTCACTGGCTGGAGCCCGCCATAAAGCAGCGCTGCCCTGTGGTTAGAAGCGCTGTCGTGCCGCCCCTATTTACCAATAGGTTACTAAAGATTTTATTATCGCTATTGTCGCAGGCGGGTTTACAATCTCTGTTGAATTATATAGACATTGTCGCTATCACGTACCGCGTGGTTACTTTGAACTAATGTCAACTAATTTGAGAAAGGTCGATCTTAAATATGCCCCGCACTTCTTCCGCTATACCTGCTAAGCGCACCGCGCAGCCTTCGAAGTCGGCTCCGGCGTTGCGCTCGCTCCAAGAGTTCGAGAAGTCGCCACGCGCTGTAAAGACGACTGACACTGACGAGGGCGAGACGACAATCCTAGTCCGCCTGTACGCTTCTGCCCCGGACGAAGCGCCGCGCCCCTTGATCGTCTTCCCCTTCGCGCCCTGGGGCGACTCTCCCGCCGAGTGCATGGCATACTATGACGGCGCCTTTATCGGCATTGACCCTGCCATGATCCGCATCACGACGGCGGGCAATCCGCTGGCGGAGGACGTCGCTAAGGTTCTAAACAAGCTGCAGCGCGCGCCCCATAACTATAAATTCGAAGTGGGCGTCCGCATGCCGCGCTCGGCCTACGCGCGCCGTAAGGCCGCCTTCTGAGCCCCTTGCGCGCGATAAAGCGCGCGGCTGGGACTTGGCTCTTAGGCCAGTCGCACAATCGCGCAAGAGGGGGCTCCGGCCCCCTTTTTTGTTGTCTTTTTTCTGTCTCGGCTATTGCCATTAATTCAGCGATAGGTATTAATGGCAATGTCGTTGGCCCTTTGGGGTCAGACGCCGCGCCTCGGGGCTTGTCGGGGCTTGAGCCTTCTGTGGCTTACACAAGGGAAAAAACATGGTGAACCATCCGAATAGACGCAACACGCGCGACCGCGTGAAGTCTGTCTTCGTGGCGCCTCACATTCTGAACCTCTGCTTCGTCAAAGCAGCGCGCGCCGACGAACTGACGCGGGACGAGGTCGCTGGGCTCATGCGCTGGTGCGACTGCCAGCGCGAAGACCTTTGGGACGGCATGTCCCTTCAGGAGATTCTGAACGTCTACCGGCGCTCGGCCGAGTTCGAGACATGGGAGTCCTGGGAGCAGGAGGAGCCGGGCGCCGCGCGCGACGCCTGGAACGAGGTTGTGAAGCTTGAGAATCAGCTGGTGCGCGCGTACACGCTCGCCGGGCAGGAGACGGCCGACCGCGCAGTGCAGGGGGGCTAAGGACATGACCGAGCAGTTTCTTCTCAACTGGCTATCGAAAGAGGAAAGCTCCGCTTACGGCGAGTGCAGAGGTGCGGTTCTGGACGGCTTGATAGCCAAAGGGTTTGCCGAGGTCGCGGCGCCGCCGCCAGGGCGCGACAAGGATTATGCGCGTGTACGGCTTACAGATGCCGGGCGCGCTGCGCTCGCTGACCGCGATGACGGCGCGGCGGCCGGCTGACGCCTTGGGAACGAGTGTCACGGATGGAGATGCGTTTTAAGCGTGCTGGTCGATCATCCGTTGCTCGTGACCCGTTTTAAGCACTCTGAGTCATTCTTTCTCCCGTCTGTGTGAATCATGCGGGAGCGGTGCGGACGGCGCAAGGCGCCCTAGCGCCGCCGCGCAGGGAGCAGCGCGTTCATAAGCCAGTTTGCGACTCATGTGTGGTCGCACGGGTATGTATGTATTAAACGCTATTCTTGCTTCGTAAGAAGCATAGGGGGTTTTTGGTAATGACAAACGTCCTTTTTAACCTGCCAAAAACCGACTTTTACCCTGTAATTCGTGGTTTCTACCCTAAAAACGAGAAACCAAAAACCGCCTATATATGGTTGGTTTTTGGCGCGGTAGAAACCAAAAACCACCTATATGTAGGCCGTTTTTGGTTTCTACCGGAACAGTGGATGGATTACCACATTAGCGTCCCCAGGTAAGTTAACGGCATTGACCGTAACCAAAAATATACTTACCAAGCGACTATATACTGGCAATGACGCTAGAAGCTCGGCTTGAAAGAATCATGAATGCGCCCTGGAGACAGTTTTACCCTTCCGTCAGAAGTAGACTTTGGATGCGAAGGCAGCTTAGCGTCCGGCACGGTCTGGCGACGCTATGAGTGCACGGGCACTGAGATCGTGAAGGACAAGAAATACCGTAAAAACGAACTGGCGGTCGTAGAGGGCCGCTGTCTCGCGTCCGGGTGCGAGACAGCGATCCGCGTGCTCGTGCCGGCGGTATGGCCCTCGTCCTATGCGCCCGGATTTGTCTTCGACGGTAAGAGAAAGGTATTCCGGCCGAGCCGAACGTATGCCTTCCTGCCGTTCTGCGCCGCGCACAGCCGAAACATGATTGATTCGAAGAGGGAACCGACCGGCATGTCTCCGGGGCGGCCGGGCTTCAAGCTGGAGCGCCTGGAGCTTGCCATCCTCTTGCGGGCCGCGCTGGTCCCTCAGACCTACGCTGACGTCCTGGCGTGGCTTCCGCAGTTGCCGCCTGACGTGCTCGATGAGAGCGGCTATGTGGCGGAGCGGGACAACTCGCGCTGGCTGCAGCGCATCGCCGTGGATATGGGGGAGACGATGCGCGCCGGGAAGAAAGTCGGAAAGGGTCTGCTCTGCGATATCGCGCAGTCTCGGATGCGCACGTTTTACACGCGGCCGGGCTCTGCCGTGTACGACGTGCCGCTGGCGAACCGCCTTACGCAGCGGATGTATATGGAGGAACTTGCCGACGCGCCCGGCGCCGACGAGGTCATGTTCGCGATGGAGGGCCTATCTGACAATCCGACCGACGACGAGATTGCAGCGTCCACTCCGCTTATCGAGCAGGCGCGCGGCATCAACATGATCCGCGTAGCCGAAGGTCTGGCGCCCCTACCATTCTGGAGCGACGAGCGCTACGCTGCTCTCGCCCCTGGCGCTTGAACATGAGTGCTGACGGTATGATCGCCTTCAAATGCGGTACACGCGAGCAGCTTGTCGCCTGGCTCAACGCTGGCGAGATGCGCCCGGACGTCATTGACAAGGACGACGTGCAGGAAGAAAAAAACGTCCATATTCGTGCTGTCGGCTGAACAGCAACTATACCCCGGAGCCTGAATGTAGATGCCCCGTTCTCGTGCGGAAATGGAAGATGTCTTGGCGCTGTCTTTTGTCCGGTTTGTCGCCTTCCGCGACAACGCGCCAGGGCCGGCCCAGCGAAAGATTGCAACCGAGGCGGCGGGGCATTGCCTTTGGGCGCTTGGGGTCGAGGAACACAGTGGGATTGTAGCTGTGGAACCGGAGCCTCTCGGCAAAACCATCGACGGCATAGCTTCGCCGCTACTCGATTCAAGCGAGGTCTCGCCGCGCGCAGTTCTCGCGGTAACTGCCACGCCAACCTAATCCCGATTTTTGAGTCTCGCATGACGCGCACAGCCAGAACCCGCGAAGAAAGAATGGTTGAAGCGGAGGTGCGCAGCACCCGCGCACTGGCCGATGCCAACGAGGCTTCGGAAAAAGGGCAGAAGGAGAAAGCGGAGCGTCTTTATGATCGGGCTCAATACTGGCTCGATGTTTATAACAAACTCGCCGGTAATGCGTAATCTTAACCTCCGTATCCGCCACGAGGTCGGCGGCAGGAGCTTGACCGGCCGCTCGATCCTGGGATGTTAGAGCTACCTAACGTCTCAGGATTGAAAGAATGCGCATAGCCTTACTCGCCGCCGCTCTCGTCTGCCTGCCCTTAATGGCCCGCGCGGAGCCTGCCCCTATCAGCTGCACTTCCGCCGTGGAGATGGCGACGGCGCATCAGGATCAGGCCCTGGTGAACTATGCCACGGACCTGTACTCGACGTGGGACGCGCAGGCAGAGGCGAACGGCCAGCCTCCCGTGGGAATCCCTCTCGGCGGCTTCGGCGACGCACAGATTAACTTCTGGCTGAACAGTTGCTTAGGAGACATGAGCCTGCCGCTGGCAGCCGTGATTCACACTGAATACAACGTCGCGCGCGCCATGGAAGGCGGATGACCTGAAGGAAGAAGCATGAAAACGATTTGGAAGTTCGTTCTCGATCCCGAGGACTTAGAAGTATCGATGCCAGCTGGTGCACAAATACTGACTGTGCGCGAGCAGGGGGTCGACCGCATTTGCGCCTGGGCACTCGTCGATCCGAACGAGGGTAAAAAGGAGCTACGGTCTTTCAATGTGTACGGCACCGGGCACGTAGTCGAAGGGTGTCCTGGCCGGTATCTTGGAGCGGCGATGCTCAATGGCGGCTCGCTTGTGCTCCATGTCTTTGAGGCAAGCGAAGGCGCGACCTAGCGCTGCATCACGCAGTTTTGAGCTTTTGAAAGGGCAGGGGGTCTTCTCCTGCCCTTTTTCGTGCTCCGGAGGGGATCAGACTCCTTCAGCACCCATGAAATTCTCGTAAAGCTCTTTTATCCTCGCTAGCGTCATTGACCTTGTAAAGTGCTAAGGGCATTAACAGTGACAATGACGCTAACTTGGAAGGGTGACTAAGTGACTGAGAAGTGGACTCCTGGCCCGTGGAAGAGGTTCGAGGGCTTGTTTGACGACCGCCCCGGCATCGAGCCGCTTGGCGGCGACCTGACGATTGTCGTTTGGGGCACGAACAGCGCGGATGACGACGGCGGCGAATGCGCAGCTGATCGCGGCGGCGCCGGACTTGGCGGCGGCCCTGGCACCGTTCGCGGCATTCTGCGACGCCATGGAGGCCCGTTGAAGGAAGGCGATGCCTTCTACACGCTCATGGTCAGCGGCGGCCCGGTAGCGATCACGAACGACGACTTCAAGCGCGCTCGCCACGCCCTACTCTTTGCGCGCGGAGAGGTCGCATGAGCGTCATCGTGAAAAGCGAGTGCCGGGAACTCGATCTGCCGGGCAATCCGGATGTCTACTACAGCCCCGAGATGGATAACTTCTACAGCCGCAAGGATAAGCGCGGTATGGGGAGCAAGTTCTATGTCGAGAACATCGCAGCCATGGGCGAGGCGGGGAGGCGTTGGCGCCCTGTCGCTCCGCTAGCCGGCGGCACCGACTCACTGCCTGCGGTTCTGCCCGGACACTGGGCTACCGAAGAGGGCCGTGAAAAGGCGCTGGCTTATGCCGGAAAGGCGCGCGCCGATCTGGCACATGGCCAGATGTCGGACCTTGCACTTGCCAATAGGGTTTTCATGGCAAGCCGCAACGATCTTGACCTCATCGTGTGGCAAACGGCGGCGAAGGACCGCATCCGGTGGCTGTCGGTCCAGCTGGCAATCGCGAATGCTGCCCTGGCCGCCGCGCGCGGAGAAGGCGCATGAGCGTGAAATCCTTCAAAATGCTGGCGGACAGCAAGATCAGGCCCGAGGTCAAAGCCGGCACGACCGTCTACGACTGCCACATGTACGACTACGGTTGCGCGAACGACGACACGCGTTTTACCGGAATCGAGCACACGTCGGTCACGCTGGACCCGGCCGGAGGCTATCCGTTCTTCACCGTCCCGGTGACTGATCTGGAGGAAATCAAGTGAGCACGCCCTGGAGCAAAGGCCCGTGGCGCCGCCGCGACAGCAGCGACGTTGTCGACGCGACTGGCGAGCGCGTTCATTTTGCCGGGCTTCGGCTCCTCATGAACGCCGGCCCCGAGGACAACGCACAAGCCGAGGCGAACACGCGCCTTGCCCTGGCGGCACCGAGGCTGGTCGACGCGCTTGAAGCTGCGTTGGCCGTCATCCGCATGACAGCCAACGAATCATCCATTCCCAAAGTGGTGCTGGAGTTCGGCGAATTGGCGCTGGCCGAGGCACGAGGAGAAGTGAAGTGAAGAAGTTCGATCCCACGAAACCTGTCCAGACCCGCGAAGGACAGCCGGCGCGCATCGTCGCTAGCGATATGAAAAACGACGTCTATCCCATCGTGGCGATCGTCACAATGCTGGACGGCGAAGAGTGCGTCAGTACGCACACGTCGGAAGGGAAGTTCGAAGCTACATGCGGTATCAGCATGGGCGATCTGGTGAACATTCCGGAGCGACGGAAGGTCTGGCTTGATATTTGGGCGGACGGCTTTGCTTCCGGCTTCCCGACAGAGGAGTTGGCGCGCCAGTACGCGTCCCGCACCAGCGGACGTATTATCGCCGTCGCTGTGCCCTTCGAATACGAGGAGCCGAACCATGACTAAGTTCGATCCCACGAAGCCGGTTCAGACGCGCGGCGGCTTGCCCGTCCGCATTATCTGCTCTGACCGAAAGGATAGCGAGATTCCGATCGTCGCGCTGATCGACAAAGGGGATGGCGGCGAAGCGGTCGAGTGCTACCGGGCGGACGGCACTGCGTTCAGCAGGTGCAATTCTGACAGAGACCTTGTCAATCTTCCCGAGCGGAAGCGACTCTGGCTGAACATCACCAAGGGCGGCGCCTCAGTTTACCGACACAAGACCGAGGAGGAGGCCCGGCGCAACGCGTCTCTCTCCATCGTCTATGACCATATTGCATTTATGATCGAGTACGAGGTGCCGAACCATGGCTAAGCTGAAGCTCGACTGGCCGGTGAAAACTCGCGCCGGCCGCGACGCGATTATCATTGCGACGGACCTGAAAAACCCGACGCATCCGGTTGCGGCGCGCGTCATGACTGCCAGCGGCGATGAGATCGTTCATCACTTCACGGTCGACGGCCAGTTCAACGCATACAGGGAGAGCGACGATGACCTCGTCAATGTCCCGAAGCGCAAGCAAGTCTGGCTGAACGTCCATAAGAACTGTGCGGTCTATCACTTCGGCTCTGAGGCAGACGCACGCGATGCAGTTTTCGAGATGGAAGATCAATATGACGTGATCGCGCGCCTCGTCGAGTACGAGGTGCAGCCGTGAAGAAGTTCAATCCGGCGCTGCCGGTGACGACTCGCGACGGGCACCCCGCGCGCATCCTGGCAACGGACCTGAAAAACCCTGCTTTCCCGATCGCGGCTGTCATGACTGACGAGGACGGCGTCGAGAAGGAGGTTTGCACCTTCACGGCCGAAGGGCGTTTTGCTCACGACGGGCACGAGCGCGACGCCGACCTTGTCAATCCGCCGGCCATCAAGAATCTCTGGCTGAACATCACGGACGCCGGCCGGGTCTACGCCTATTCCGATAAGGACAATGCCCTTAGCGTTGCAAAATCCGGCCCGCTCGTATATGACGCGGTCGCAATTCTTTTTGAATACGAGGCACAATGATGCAGATTAAGAAGTTTGATCCGACCAAGCCCGTGCAGACCCGCGCCGGCCAGCCTGCGACGATTCTCGCGACTGATATCGACAATCCGAGCTATCCGATTGCTGCGCGCGTTCGGCGCGAAGACAACAGCCTCGAAGTCATCATGGGATACCGCGCGAACGGGCAGCGTTTTCCGTTCGCCCATAACGACCACGATCTCGTCAATATGCCGGAAAAGCGGACGCTTTTCATGAATGTCCCGAAACCAGGCGCTGGGTCCATTCGCCACTATTCCACGGCGGAGAATGCGAAGGCGGCGGCATCTATCCGCCCCGACTTGTTCGAGGCCATCGCGGCGCCGTTCGTGTACGAGGTGCACGAGTGAGCCCGCTCGCCGAGCCCCGCGCTGAAGTCCAGTTCCAAGTCTATGCCGCCGCCGTGGTACTGTCGCGCGCGCATGGAACGCCGGCCGGTACGCTAAGGGCAATGCCGCAAACTGACCTCCAGCGCATCGTGGCAGCCGCGAAGAAGTGTCCCTGGCACAATGGCGCGGCGACGTGCCGGAAGGCGGCGGAGCGGCTTCTGGCGGGCCGGGCGTAGGCTCTGAGACCGTCCGAATGTCTGACAAGGGCTAAGGCCCTTGTCACGGCTCCGGAGCGCCTAACGAAAGGCGTGCTAGCGCGGGATGCCTCCGGCGAGCGAGTGTTCCCGCTCGATAAGAGCGCGGTGTGCTTCTGCGCCCTCGGCGCCATTTTCCGCACGCAAGGGAGCCACGATCAGTCCGATGCAGTCCGCTTTTTGGAGTCGGTAGTCGATGACATGGACGTAGGCGAGTTTAACGACAGCCACACGCACAAAGAGATTTTAGCTCTGTTCGACAGGGCCATCAAAATAGCGAGGAGTTTTGAGGATGAGCAGAATGCCTTCCGAGGTTTTGCAGGCGGCGAGTGATCTGATCCCGACGCCGGAGAAATGGACGCAGGGCGCGTACGCGCGCGACGCAGATGGAGAAAGCGTGTCCTGGGATGATCCTGCGGCGGTGTGCTTCTGCTCACAGGGAGCGATACGCAAGGCGAGCGGTGCATCCTTCAACGGAGCCGTATTCTTAGCAGAGCGGTATCTGTCGCGAGCGTTCGGCGACGCCGGAATCATCACGTCAAACGATACCAGCAGCCATGCGCGCGTGCGCCGGGCGTTCAGCGAAGCAATCGAAATGGCGCAAGCCGCAGGAGAGTGACCATGAAGTTCGACCCCACGAAGCCTGTCCAGACGCGTGACGGGCGCCCGGCGCGCATCATCATGACTGATGCGCAAAACGAAAGCTACCCGATCGTCGCCCTGGTGCTGGATGGCGATCAGGAATCGCCAAATTCCTTCACTGCCGAAGGGCGTTTCTATGTCGAAGAGGACGAAGACGATCTCGACCTCATCAATGTGTCCGAGAAGCGGCGCTTTTGGGTGAACATTCCTCCCGACGGCAGATTCAGCAAGGGACACGACAGCGAGGACGCCGCTCGCGCCGCAGTGAAGGGGATTGAGTATCGTTTCGAAGCCATCGCGCACCTCGTCGAATACGAAGTGCCGGCGAAGGGAGAGTGAGCATGGAGGACATGGTCACGATTCCGAAGAAGGAATACGACGAGTTGCAGGCCACCAGCCGCAAGCTGGCAGCGCTTGAAGCTGGCGGCGTCGATAACTGGGAGGGATACGACTTCTCCATGGAAAGCCTCCGTGGAGAGGACGAATAGCCATGGCGATGAACAAAAAGGAGCAGGCGGAGTTCGCGCAGATGGCGCGCGACCTTCGTGCCGCCAAGGCCCTACGCTACTCGACTGAGCCGGCGCCGAAGTTGATACCGCCTCCCAGCGACGGCAGCTACGTTCAAGGCTGGGTAATCAACAGCTACTCGGTGACGGTCGATAAATGCACGACGTCGAGTGCTTACCACTTGCGCGGTTATCACGTCGAGGGGCGGGAGCAAGGCATAAGGAGCATTGCGTGGTCGCAGAATGGTATCTCTATGTACGCGACCGAGCATGACGCCTGGGCAGCGCTTCGCAAGGCGAAAGAGGCGGAGTTCGCCCTGAAGCTGGCGGAGATCGACGCCAAGATCGAGGAGCTTCGCGAATGACGGCACGGCAAAGAGTCTGTACCGTTCACGGGCTGCTGGCTGAAGGTGAGTTCTACGCGTCGGTTCGCGGCTCCGGGTGCATCCGGTGCATCCGGCAGAAGGCCAGGGAGTATAATGCGAGCCGGCCCGAGGAGCGGCAAGCCTACAACAAGCGCAGGCAAGAGGAGCGCCGGGCGCGCGCAGCGGCCGAGCAGGGCAGGGCGCAAGAGGAAACCCGCGTCTGCGAGGTCCATGGCGTTCTGGCCGCAGGGCAGTTCTTCCCGTCGTACAAAAGAAGCACGGGCTGCATTGCGTGCCACATGGCGCGCATGAAGGAAATTCAGGTGCGCCGCAGGGCTGCGCAGGCCGCAGTCCGGGCAAAGAAGAAAGCGGACGAGCAGCAGGCCGTGCGGCCGAAGGTGGCGGAGCACGCGCCGAAGCCCGAGGACGGGCACGGGCCGATCTACGCGGCCACGGCCGACAAGAGCGCGCTCTGGTTCCGCTCGATGAGGCCGCAGCCGTGATCTGCGGTCTGACCGTCCTGGGCATGCTCGCCCTTCAGGCAGCATCGAACATGATCCCGGCCCTGCAGCTGGCCGACGTGCGGGTCGAGCAAGTGGCTGCGCCGCGCCCGGCCGGCGCATTCTGCGCGGCGCCTGTCCGCCTTAGCGATGGGCAGACGGGAATCCTGCGCTTCAGCGTCGACGGCAACCGCAATGACGTCGATTACGTATATCTGACGGGTATCAGAGATTAACTGGAGACGAAATGAAAGTATGGACCGTTGTTCGCTTCCCAAACGGGAGTTGGAGTTACGGAGGGCGCCCCGACAGTCCTGATTACGCGGAATGCGAGGTATGGGAAATCGAGGCTGAGACAGCCGCTAAAGCGGTGAGAAAGGCCCAAGGGAAGCGCCGCCGCGAACAGAAATCCATTTGGTCTGCTTAGCCCCGAAGAAGTAGGGTCGTTCTCTAAGAGCCGGCGGCGCGGAAGGGTAGGATGAGGCATGCCAGCCTCGTTCAACCCGACCATGCCGCCGTTTCCGTTGGAAGCGGTAGTTATCAGTGCGCAGCCGCCGGGCCAGCTGATCGTCTACCTCCCGATGCATGGCACCGGCATGCGCGTTCCTGTACGCGTGATGACGTCGGGGCCGGACGATGCCCTCCGCACGAACCAGAAGCCCTTGCCGCAGCAGGGCACGCACGGGCTTGTCGTGTTCGCCAACGGCGATAGCCGGAACGGGTTTTGGCTAGGATCGTATCCGCCTGGGCTCCTGTCCGCCAGGACGACCGTGCAGAACGAGCCCGACATCACGTACGAGGCGGCGGACTCCGGGTACTGGCACTACCGAGATTTTACCGGCGCCACGACCACGGCATATCCGGACGGCACGACGATCGTCGTCTCGCCGACTGGCGCCCCAGGCGCTCCGAACCGGACGATCGTCGAGAACAATAAGCCGGTGCAGCAGACGGTCGAGCAGACGCAGCGCGCGCCCTTGGCAGCGCCGTTCGTCATCAATGTCAAGACTGCCGGCGGCGTGACGATCGCCATCAACGGCGACACGGTCACTGTCGACGCGTCTCAGGTCATGCTCGACTGCACTCAGGCCACCGTCACGGGCAACTTGCAAGTCGACGGCAATATCATGTGTGACGGCAATATCGACGCGGCCGGGTCCATGGTCCAGGGCTACGGCACGGACAACGAGATCAATCTGGCCGAACACTACCACGAGGTCGATGGAGTCCAGGGCGGCAGCAGCACGCTCGACACGACTCCGCCGGTCGCGAACACTTGAAGCAGTTGTAAAGTTCGGTTAGTGACATTGTCGCAAAGGAGTTTACGACAATGTCACTAACGAAAGATACCGCGCGCGATCAGGAGATCGAACGCCTGAAGGGGCTAGTAAAGGAAGGCCGCGAGCTTCTGCTTTCGGTGCTTGAGCCGGAATCAAAGGGTAACGCAGCACTCGGGCGCCGCGTCCTGGCGTTCGATCAAGAGGCCCGTGCCGTGCTTGAAGGAGAACAGGCATGAGCCCGCGCGCTGCCTGGGAAACCGCGAAAGAGTCGGCCGCCGCCATCTGTGAGCAGCTGAAGAGGTGGGGCGATAACACCCCTGGAACTGGCAACACGAAAGCATGGGCACGCGCGGCCGAAAGCCTCGCACATCAAATTCGCTCTATGAGGCCGCCCGAAGATTTGCCGGCTGACCCGCGCGACGAGGAGATCACAAAGCTGCGCGGGCTCCTTCAGGAGTTTTGCGACCGCGTCGAGCGCGGCGAGGTTCGCAGCGTGCGGACGTACGCCAAGGTCAAAGAAGCGCTCGCAAGCAGCACGTCGCCGGACGCTACCGCCCCTGCACACAATCAGGAGATCAATCGCCTGACGCACCACCGCGATCTGCTGGCGAAAGCCCTCGGCGATCTCCTCCAGGCGGCTGGCTTGGTCCGTTCCGACGAGCCCGTGTTCCTTACCGGCCCGGAGCTTATCGCGATCGCCGAAGCCGCTACGGAACATTTCAAGAAGCAGCCCCCGGCCGCGCCCGCAGCGCAAAAGCGCGTGCCGGTGAAGGTCGTCGACAGTGGCACCGATGAATATGCCTACGCGTGGGTTCTGTGCAACGACGGCACGATGTTCTTTTACGATCACGAGGACAAAGAATACAACGAGTTGCCGCCGATTCCGCAGCCCGGCGTGGCGAAGGAGTGCGCAGCATGAAGCTCGAAGCGACAATCCGCCGGCTGAAGCTCGGCATCGCGACCCTGGAGAGAGCCATCGCCGAGGAACGGCCGTTCAGCATCCGCTGGTGGAGGCTGGACCGGGCGAACGTATTTGACACATCAGTTGTCTCCGGAAGGGAAGATCACCCCTGCGGCACCGTATGCTGCGCAGTCGGCCTTATGATGGAAGACCCCGCACATCATAGGCAGGGCCTTCGTGAGCGCGATAACTGGCCGGCTTTTGGAAGGCGCGGAGTCGGATTCGAGTCGGTCGCGGCATATTTCGGAATCACTCATGACGAGGCGATGAACCTGTTCCATTCGGAGAGATATCGCGACGATGACAAAGTCAAGCTCCCGACCGTGCTGAACAAGCTGAAGCGGTTCACGCGCGCCAAGGAGAAGGCGCTGAAGCAGATGCGGCAACAACAGGCCGACGCGGCGGAGAGTGCACAATGATGCCGATCACGACCAGCCCTGGCGCGCTGCTGATCCTGCTGCTGGCCGGGCATTTCCTGGCGGACTTCCCTTTGCAGGGAGAGTTTCTAGCCCTTGGAAAAAACCGGAATACGGATATCGGCCGGCAGTGGTGGCCGTGGGCGCTCCCAGGCCACGCCATGATTCATGCCGGCTTCGTCCTCGTCATCACGGGCTCCGCATTGTTCGCCCTCCTTGAGTTCGTCCTGCACACCCTGATCGACTGGGCCAAGTGCGAGGACGTAATCGGCATGCATGCCGATCAGGCGTTCCATGTCCTGTGCAAGTTCGGTTGGTGGATCGGCGTGCTTGCCGCCATCGCTCTCGGAGCGCAGGCATGAGCCAAAACCCATTGACCGAGATGCTTCGTCCGCATGTGGCTGAACTGAAAAGGCAGTCAGACGCGGGGGACGAGAGTGCGAGACAGGTTATTACCCTCTACCAGATGTATGTTAGATGCCCAGGCGACCCAGGCGCACCGGCCTTGTGTGAGGAGGCGTTTAACGCTTGGCGCGCAAGGGAAGCCAGCAGATGAGCGAAGAGAAACCGAGCGCGCCGTTCCTCGACGGATGGCACGCGCACCGGACGGGCCTGAAGGGCAACTCCAACCCGCACCATGAGGAGAGACAGCCATACTCTCATAATCAATGGCAGGCGGGTTTCAGCGCGCGGCACAGTGCAGTCAAGCACGAACTCAAACCCGAATGGGACCATGAGTTCGGGCTATGACCGGAGCATGTGAAACCATCCTGTGCAACAGCTGCTCGATGCCGGGCCGTTGCTGCTCCGGCTTCAATCTAGGCCGGAAGGACGGGACGTTCCTCGAACAGCTTGTGTGGCTTGCGACGATTCAAACTTCCTTGGACGAGAGAGGTGTGTCTCGCAGCGGAGAGCCAGGAGAGAGCGACACCCACGCCATGGTCGGCCTGCCGTTTCTTCCTCTCTTTCAGCATTCTTGCGGGGACTGGATGTTCTGGTGCCCGCTCCTCGATATCAAGACAGGGCGCTGTTCTGACTATGAGAATCGCCCGGCCTTATGCCGGTCGTATAAGGCCGGGTCGGACTACCTGTGCATTATGAAGTGGCGCCAGGACCGCGAGAGCGGCAGCTACGTTGTTCGCGACTTCGACGGGAACGAGAGGGCGCGTATTCCAAGCCCGGACTAGACCGCGCCCTCGACCTGATACCGGCGGCGGACGGGGCGGCGCCGCACCGCGCTTGCCCCGGCCACCTCCTGCCAGACGTCGAGATAATGGTTCCCATGCACCGCACCGCCGGCACCGCTCTTGAGCCCGACCACCGAGACGCGGCGCACCAGGGCGTACGGGAAGCCCTCCGCCCCGCTTAGCGCGCCAAACACCGCGTCCAGAACGCCGGAGCGGCCCCAGGCGGCCAGTGTGCGGGAAGCCGATGGCTTCACTCCGTACTCGGCCGGCACCTGGGAGAGCGGCACGTTGAAGCGCGCCATGTAGAGGACTGCGTCGAGGAAGCGGCGGTTCCTGATCGCGTCGGTAGGGCGCGGGAACAGATCGCGCACCAGGGCGAACTCCTCGTCCGTCAGATCGCGGGCTTCGCGCTTGTATGCGACCCGCGTCGTGCGCGCATGCGGGAAGCGTGGTGTAAGCTCGCGCTCGCGCGCCCACTCCTCCAGATCGTCGACCGCGTAGTGGTAGCGGTTGCGACCGTCGTGCAGCTTGCAGAACGGCGGCCCTTTTCCGGCCCGGCGCCAGCGGTTCAGAGTCTCGACCGTCGTCCCAAGAAACGTTGCTGCTCCCGTGGTGTTAAGAAACTTGCGCAGAGCCACTATAATTCCTTCATGTCAATTGAAAAATCCCTCGTCCCTGACGCGGACGAAGCCAAACTAATCGAAGCTGCCGCGCTCGTTGTAGAGCGGATAGCGTCGATCGCAAACAACACCGATGCGCCCGCGTACATGCGCGCGAAGGCGGCGAACCATCTGCTATCCCTTGGCTTCGGCCCGGTGGCTTCCGATGAAGCGGACGAAAACGAGGGAGATGAATAATGGCGAACGCTGAAAAATTTCTGGCCGGCATGCCCAAGCGTAGTACCGCCCTGGCTGATCCCTTGGAGCTAGCCTGCCGCGAACGCATGCTCTCGATGGTGGCTGTCCTGGAGACCATCGCCCTCGATACGGCTAACGACGTCAAGGCGAGGGTAGCGGCGGCGACGGCAATCCTCGACCGGGGCTACGGCAAGCCGGCCATCCGCGCGCAGATCGAGGTCAACGGCGGCGGCAACGACAGCGATATCGAGGGGACCATCATCGACGCCAACGAAGCGGCCGACAAGATGATGCTTATTGCTCAGTACGCAGGAAAAATTCCGTTCGATTTGTGGCCGGACGAGATCAAGGAGATCTCTAAAATGATCGCGCCTCCGGTATAAATCAAAGGCTTAGAAGAATAGGCGAGTACCTTATGGACAATGTCGCAGACGGTTGACAGTTCGACGGCCGCCTGCTTAGAAATGCTACCGTCATTAACATTGTCGATAAGGATGAGTTTTTTGAGTAACGCCGAGAAAAGGAAGCCGTTCACTTACAGAGTCCCGAATATCGGTGAACTCGCGGCTTATATCGACGAACTGGCGAGTGACCAGCGCAAATTCGCTGAGCAGGCGAATACCGTGTCCCATAAGAAAGAGTGCTTGGCCCGTGCCGGTGCGTATGACGACACGGCGAAGATTCTGCGCAACACCGTCATCGATGTCCTGCCGACTGCGCGACTCGGAGACGCGGCGTGACGCCCTTGCTCGTCGTCTGCGGGACGATGGTGGCCGTCTCTTTCTTTGCGGCCATGATCGCTGAGGAAGCCTGTTCCGCCTGGAAGGATGTTCAGTTGGCGAAGATCAACGCAGGCTACGTGAAGGACGAGACGAATGAACCTCAATGAGTTGGCCCAGCGTCTGTACGAGGCGCACCAGCATCGCGGCGAGGAGGTCGACCGTGATATCACGGGCGACTGGCTTGCTGTTGCGCATGCCGCGCAGGCAATCCTCCAACCGACCGTGATCTTCGCATGCAAGGCCGAATCCGGCATCGAAGTCTGGTACAGCGACGGCCGGGTCGAAATCATGAAGGCACCTGCAAATGCCCCCGTTCCCGCGTAAGAAGGCCGCGCAGGCGGCTCTTTATATTCTGCTCTCGTTTATTGCAGCGAGCACAGTGATCTCCCTCCCGTGGTGGGCGGCTCTGCCGTTCCTGACCATCGTGTTTTCGGGAACCTTGGCTGCGTGCTTACAGTAGGTGAAAGCGCATGGCTAAGTTCGTAAGGCACTTGAAAGTTGCCGCTGCGGCGGGCGCCGCAGTCGTAATTTCTCTAACGGTTGCTTTCGTGGTCGATCACTTTCGCGAACTTGAGTTCGCGACGATTGCCGGAGCGGCCGTTTTTCTCTTCGCAATTCTCTATGCAACATTGAAAGATTTTTTCTAATGGCCCAGATCATGTTGGACCTCGAAACGTTCGGGACGCGCCCCGGCGCTGCCATCTGGCAGATCGGCGCATGCGAGTTCGACCTTCAGAGCGGGCGTCTCGGCCGGGCTATCCAGATCGACGTTGATCCGGGTACATGCCAGCTGATCGGCCTCGGCATCGACGCGGAGACGGTCAAATGGTGGATGCAGCAGAGCCAGTCGGCTCGTGCCCGCATGGCGAATGCGACGAAGCACGTCAGCGTCGCGCTTAACGAGTTCAGCGAGTGGGTTAAGGAAGACTCCCAGGTTTGGGGAAACGGCGCCGGTTTCGATCAGGTGCTCCTGCGCGAAGCCTATTTGCGCGCCGGGCGGCCGACGCCGTGGCAGTTCTGGAACGATCGCTGCTTCAGGACCATCAAAAACCTCTACGGCGTCGAAGCACCGAAGCCGCTGACTCTGGATCAGTACCGGGCACATGGCCTCGTCCTCGACGGCGATATCGCCTGCGAGTTACATGTCGCGGCATGGGATTCGATCGTCCAGGCGCATTGGCTCCTGAAGATTTTTGGCAAGGATTTGACAGGCTAGTTTCCCGCTGGGCAGAGGGGTTTTACGGCTCCTCTGCGTCATGTTATTAGTGACAATGCCACTAACGTTTTTCGGGAGGGGATATCCTCCAGACTTGCCGGGAGCGCTGGTCTTCAACACTTTTCCTCTCTAACCGCGAGCGATCCCAAAAGGCGTTCGTTACGTTCGCGGCATGGGTAAAAACGATCCCCTTAAAAGGTATAGCGTTTAAGGAAAAGACGCTCCCGCCGTTGGCTCAACTGAAAGTTTAGATGCCATGACTGAATACTTTCCCGAGGGCTGGACGGAAGCGCAATTCCATCTTGCCCAAAAGCTGTATCAAGAGGGGCTGTCGCTCCGGCTGATCGGTATTCAGGTCGGAAAAACCGGCGACATCGTCAAAGGAGTTGCACATAGGGCGGGATGGCCGCGCCGCGTGCCGCCGGTCTGCCCCGCCGGTAAGGCACGCGGCTATGACGCGCTTCCGCCCGGACATCCTCTTACCTGGGGCGTGATCTCGAATGAATCCTTTCCAACAAGGCGCATTTTCGCATGACCCGCATCGTTTTTCTTAACGGACCGCCGAGGAGCGGGAAAGACACTGCTGCCCGGCTCATCATGAACGCCTTCCACGGCGTACAGCGGCTCGGTTTCGCCGATCATCTGAAGCGTGCCACACACGCTGCGTACGGGATGTTCGACATCCCGTTCGATCACTTCGAAGCCGTCAAGGACGATCCCCGCGAGGAGTTCTTCGGGCTTGCGCCCCGGCGTGCCTACATCGAGCACTCCGAGACCTATATGAAGCCGCTACACGGCCCTCTCGTGTTCGGTCATCTTTGGCTGCGCGATGCACGCCAGCGCAATGCATCTGCGATCTGCGTACCGGATAGCGGCTTCGCTCCCGAGGCTGGGCCGGGCATCGAGCACTTCGGCGCCGAGAACTGTACGCTTATCCGTCTGCACCGGCCGGGGCATGACTTCGGCAATGACAGCCGAAGCTATGTCGAGCTTCCAGTGCGCACGTTCGATATCGCCAATGACGATGACACGGGGCGCTTGCGCGCGCGGCTGATGGAAGTGCTAGCAGCATGAAGCTCGTCATTCTGGAGAGCCCATTCGCGGCGCCGACTGACGAGCTGATCGAGCGCAATATCGCATTCGGACGGGCCTGCGTACGCGATAGCCTTCTTCACGGTGAGGCCCCGATCGCATCGCACCTTCTCTACACGCAGCCGGGCATCCTCGATGACCGCGTGCCGGCCGAACGGAAGCGTGGAATCGAAGCCGGGCTCGCGTGGCGGAAGGTGGCCGAGGCCAGCGTCGTCTACACGAACCTTGGCATCTCGGAAGGCATGCGCCTCGGCATTGCGTACGCAGAGGCGAGCGACATACCCGTCATCTACCGGACACTGCCCGAGGGCAGCTGGTGAGTGATCCTGCGGCCCGAGAGATACCCGACGAGGAGCTTCTTCGCCGGGCCGTTCTGAATAGTCGCTGTCGGAATTACCGGCGCGGCTTCCGCCACCCCCGATGGGCCGCAGTCATGCGCACCTTCGGGCTTGGCTCCTCCTATGCGCGGGAGATGTGCGAGCGCTTCGGGATCGATCCCGACGAGATGGTGTGCCGGTAGTCGGCGCACCTAAACCCCAAAGGAAACACATGACTCTGACACGAAACTATGGTGCGACGCCGCGCGGGCTGTTCCCAGACCTGCTTGGCATTTTCGCCTTTATGCTGCTTCTCTTCCTTGCGCTCCCGATCGCCGCATCAGCGCAAGTTCTGTCGGCGCCCGTCGTCTCGCCGGCAACCGTCGTCGCCGAGATTCAAACCGGCGATCTCAACGTCGCGCACGGCGATCTACTCGCCATCGTCCAGGCACATCCCGACAGCGCCAAGGCATGGTTCCTACTCGCTGACGTCGACGCCAGGATGGGCGACCGCATCGGCGCGGCAACCTCCCTCGCAAATGCGCGGCAGATCGATCCCACGCTGACGATCGCGAACCGGCAGGAACTGGAGCGCGTGGAACAAATCGTAAACCGCCCCGTGCTGAGCGCCCAGGCCGTGCCTGCCGTGCAGGTTGTCCATGTCATGCCGGTCCGTCACTCGTCGCTTGGCCACGCTCTGGTCCTAATCCTGATCGTGGCACTCGCTCTCATGATGGTGACGTGGATTATCCGCTCATGGTCGCGGCCTGTGGAACGGGAGGTTCACTACGTCGGCGGTGGCCGGGGCGGGGCGGCACCGACGTTCGCAAGGGCCAGTGCGCCACTGTCTCCGGCTCCCGGCGGCAGCACGGTCTACGTCGAGGCGGCGCCGCGCTATCCGGGGGCCGGATATGTCGGGCCGATGCCTGGTTACTATCCCGATCCCGGTATGAGCATGGTTGAAGGCATGATGATCGGCGAGATGGTCGCGGGTGCAACGCAGCCCAACGCCATCATCGAGGAGCCAGTGGTTGAGGTCGATCCGATCGTCGATACGTCCAGTGGATGGAATGGCGGCGGAGGCATGAACAGCGTTCTGTCCGATGTCGGCTCCCGGTCAGATAGCTGGTCCGGAAACTCCGGCGGCGGTTGGTCCGGTGGCTCCAGCACTTCCGGCGGTAGCAGCGGATGGTCCGGCGGCGGCTCCAGCACTTCCGGCGGAGGAAGTGGGGGCGGCTGGTGACGCCCGGCGGATGAATACGAGAAAGGCGCCTTACGGCGCCTTTTCTTTTACCCGGACGGCACACTCATCAGGCACCTTTCAGCGCCCATCCAGAGCCCTTGCCCCGGCCAATCCTTTTGATGGCGCCCTGGCTATGCAGGTCAGTCGTGACGCGCCGTATTTTCTCATCTGCCTGACGCGGCGTGGCCCCCTTGAAAACAGTAGCGCTCGTTTGTCTCGTCGCTATCGAAACCAACTGCGCGCCCGTCAGCTGCGGGCATAGACGCAACAGGCCCAGTACGAACAGATCAACAGTTGCTGCGGTTTCCGCTACATCAAGGATTGCCGGTGTGATAGGCACGATCCTTTCATCGGCATCATCGTCCGCGATGGGCAGACGCTCCACCGCATCCTCCGCTTCGTCGCCATACAGCAGGCGCACAGAGTCATCTTTTACCGACAGCATCATCCGGAACGGGGCAATCGGGTTCCACGACTTGTTGCGGATCATGCTGACGCGCAGCGACGTGTAAGTCCAGCCGTTGATGTCCGGCCTGGAGCGGTGCGGCTTCTTCTCTGCCGACGCCTCTTCAAAATCTACCCCATTTTTGATGTGGCAGATATTCATCATGACTTCAGCAAGACCTTCAAGACGGTTCGTACCGGAAGATGATTCCGGGTCGCCTTTCGGGCTTTGGTGAATCAGGATTACGACTGCGCGCGGCCAGCGGCGCTTCAGGCGATCAATCTGCGTCTGGACAGGGATCATGGCATTGTCCTCGTTCACGCTGCCTGCGGTGATGGCGCGCAGCGTGTCGAGGACGATAAGGTCAGGTCCTTCGGCGCCGTCCCATCGTCCGCCGTTGATCTCGGTGTCGACCGCAGCCATCAGACGGTCAGTATCAGAATCGATAATGAAGCCGCTGACGAGCGTGAGAATCTGCGCATCGAGTATCCCGGCGATCTCGCGCTTGGACGTGTTTTTTGCGTCGTACTCGGCCTCGAAACGGTTCAGCGCGAATTGCGGCAGGTTCTGCGCGGTCTGGCTATGGGATTCGCCGGCCACATATAGGACGCGGCCTCTCTGCACTGCATTCCCAGCCCACGGCATTCCCAGCGCAACGCAGGCGGCCAAGTCTTGGCACATGGGCGACTTGGCCGTCCCCGGCAGGCCGGAGATCATGCAAGTGCTGCCGCGCGGCAGCACGCCCTCGACCAGAAATTCCGGGCGATGGCCGTGCCCATCATAAAGCTCCAGCGTGCTTAGAAGGGACAGCTTCTCGGTCCCCAAGGGCTGCACAGGCGTCGTCGCTGGGTCAAAGCCATCCGCCGGCCCGAACATCGACACGACCTGCTCGAATTTGTTAATCGCAGGCTGGTCCTGATCGGCGTAGTTCCACTTCCGCCGGCCGCCGTCGATCATCGTTTGCATCTCTGCAATCGTCTGATCGACTGTGAATCCATCCAATGTGAAGCTCGGCGCCGAAAGCAATATCTCCGCGTCGGAGTATCCGCGTGCGACCCAAATGCCGGTCAGCTGAACTAGATTCGTATGCCAGTTCTCGCCCGCCTGGATCGCCGCGATGAGCCCGTTCATCGTATCGGTGCCAGCGCGAGTGCGAGTTTCCGCGCCTTCAACTGCGGCCGACGTCACGTCATCAGGGGGCGGCAGCGACGATAGAGCGAGCGCCAGAGTGTGCTTTTCGGACCGACCGTCAGTGGGGTGCGCCCATGACGTCATCTCCAAGATGCGACCCTTCTTCTTCGGCCACGCGATCGTGCCAGGGAGACGCATCAGGCGTGACGGATTAACTGCGGTCTTATCGCCCTTGTAGAGCGCCAGGAGCCGTCTCAGGCCATCCTTCAGTACCTCCGGGCTAGAGACAGGCGCGTCCAGCCGGAAGTACATCTGGCGGCGCGGATGCGGATATAGGCCCGTGTAGACGGCGCTCGTCGGGAAGAACGGATGCTGGACAGTGTCCGCATACAGGACGTGCTCGTGCTCATCCTGATCCAGCCAGAAGCCGGGCGCTTTGATGAAATGCTCGTCTTTTGCCCGTCCATCATCGGTCTTCGACAGGGTTACGGGCGTGAAGTAGCAGTTGTGCCCGTCGCGGCTGTTGACGTCGACCGCGAACTCGACAAGTTGATCGATTTGGCTGACTTCAAAATGGCGGGCCTTATTGACGGCATCGTTCTGGTCGTTGTTCCACGCGACCTCGATCATGCCCTCTGGCGTCGTCTCAAACCACCACCGTAGGAAGCCGCGCATGATCTCCGCCTCGGGACGAAAAGAGGCGGACTGTTCCTCGTTCAATGTAGCAGACATAGGTAACTTTCGAGAGTTAAGCAGGGCAAACTAAGACCGAGCGTTCAATTTACCTAGCGCACGAATCCTCGCATACGGCACCTCTTGGCTAATCCGGAAACCGATGGCACGCCGTTAACTACAATGTCAATGACGGTAATCGGCCTGGACCCAGGCGTCGCCCCATCCGCCGCAATCTACAGCGGCCCCGAAGACATGCCTGCGGTTTTTGCGCCGATGGGCGTCGCACGGCAGGCCACGAAAGACGGAAAAAAGGTCGTTCGCACAGACCCCGATACCGCCGCGATCATTGAGCTTTTCGACCGCTACAAGCCTGACGTGGCCGTCGTTGAGTTGGTCGGTGTCATCAGCGGGCAGGGGCTCTCCAGCGGCGCGCGGTTCATGCACGCGGCCGGGCTGCTGGAGGGTATCGCCCTGGCGCGCGGTTGCCGACTGTTGCTGCCGAGACCGCAGCTATGGCGCAAAGCCTGGGGACTTCCCGAGGGCAAGGATTTTAGCCGGCAGACATGCCTCCGGCTGTTCCCCAACATGGTACGGGATTTCAAGCTGAAGAACTCTCATAACCAAGCCGACGCGTTGCTTCTGGCAATATGGGGGTGGGCTAGCGTCAATGACCTGAGCGTGCCAAAACTCACGCATGATCCCGGACTACCAGCGCCTACCGCCAGACCCAGCGCAAATAGAAGGCGCAAAATTCCTCGCATCTAACGACAGTGCTCTCGTCTTCGACGAGGCCGGCTTCGGAAAATCACGGCAGGCAATCATGGCGCTCGACGATGCCGGCCTGCGCCGCGTAGTCATCACTTGTCCGGCGGCGGCGAAGCGGCATTGGGCGGTCGAGTTCGGCAAGTGGTCGCGGTACGAACGGACGGTCAAGATTATCGATGGCGTGCCGAAAGAGCTTCCGACCGAGGACATCCTGATCCTCAGTCATGAGTCCCTGGCGCGCGAGCGCTATATTGCCATGCTCCAGCAGTGGGGCCTCATCGATGCGCTGATCGTCGACGAGGCGCACGAGTTTCGCGGCACGAGCAAGCGCCGATACGCCGTTTTCGGGTACGAGCCGAATGCCCTCTGGCGCCGGGCCGGCGCCGTCTGGCCTATGACTGGGACGCCGATCGTCAACTCGGCAAACGACCTGTTCCCCTTTATCGGCTCCAGCCTGTCGCGGCGCCTATCGCGGCAGATAACTGAATGGGATTTCCAGAACGAGTTCTGCCACATGAAGCAGAACTTCCGGGGCGATCTCATTCCGACCGGCGTCAAAAACGAGGCCGTGCTTCAGGAACTGCTTCGGCCATTCAAGCTGCAGCGCAGGGCGCCGGAAATCCCGCTGCGCATCAATACGTTCCCACTTGCTATCGCGGACGAAGCGCTGAAGCCGATCATCCTCGCGCTCCAGGGCTTCGACCCGGCCACGATGGAGCAATGGGTCGTCGACGAGATGGACGTGGCGGTCGAGCAGATTTCACGCGTCCGCCACGCAATGGGTCTCGCGAAAGCCGAGACCGCTGCGCAGTATATCGTGTACCTCATCAAGACGGTCATGGACGGCCCGGTCGTGGGCTTCTTCATTCACCGCGAGGTGAGGGTTCGCATGATGGCGGTTCTGGAGAAATTCGGGCTGCGCGTCGCGTACCTCGATGGTACGACGGCAGGGAAGGCCCAGCAGGTTCAAGACGACTACGCTGCCGGAAAGCTCGATGTGGTGCTGATCCAAACGAGAACCGGCGGCACGGCACTGACTTTCACGCGTGGCCGGCGCGTCGTCGTGGTTGAATCTCCCTGGACCGCCGTTGAACTGGAGCAGGAGATCAAGCGCGTTCGGCGCAAAACGCAAACCCAAAGCGTGATAGCCGATCTGCTGTACGCGGATGGTTGCTGGCTGGAGGAGGTTCAAGCCCGCATCATCGCGCGGAAGGCAGAGACAGCATCGAGAATCCTGGGCTGATCGCTAGCGACAATGTCACTATTGACGGCGAGTCGAACCGGAGTTAGCGGCAATGTCGTTAACGGATATTTCCCAGGAGACCCGACTTTGAAGATCACGATTGAGATTGATACCGCGCTGGAGCCGGCTGAACGCACGCTCGCCCTCGCGGCGGTTCTCGCCAGCGGCCATGCACAGAACGCGTTCTCCCAGCCCGCCATCGTGCCGTCGGCTGGCCCGCAGAGCGCCATCACGTCGCATCAGTCGGGCTCCCTCGATGATCTGCATGATGCGCTGAAGCTCGATGGTGCCGAGATGGAGGAGCGCGTCGAGACGTTATCCAAGGCCGTCACGGTCCAGCTGCCCGAGGGCACCGTGGCCGATGCGCCGATCGACACCGCCGCCGCTGAGCCGGCGGCCGACCTGACGCCGCCGCGCAAGACGCGCCGCTCGCGCAAGTCGGCCGAGCCCGAGTTCACGCCGGAGCAGGCCAAGGCCGCCACGGATGCCATGATGGCAGCGGCCCTGGCGCAGCGCTCCGCGCCCGAGGCCACGGAACCGGCCGCGCCCCAGGCGCCGGCCCTCCCGTCGCTGCCCGCCACCGAGCCTGCTGTTGCCACTGCTGCGCCTGCCGCGCCCATCGCGCCGGCCCTCCCGCCGCTGCCCGGCACGACTGCGCCCGCGCTGCCGCCGCTGCCCGGCGCGGCCACTGCGCCGGCCATGGCCCTCCCGCCCGTGGCTCCGGCTGCTGCCCCCGCGCCGGCAGCGCCAGACGCGACGACCGCTGCGGCTCAGGCTGCGTCCTCTGCGTCACTCCCGGTCATGCCGATTGACGGCCAGATGACGGAATCAGATTTCAATGCCCTCTGCCGCCGAGCAGCCGGTAAGTCCGTGGGCGCCGTCTTCAAGGTTCTGTCCGCGCCGCCTTACAAATACGCGACGATGCAGATGGTTCCCGCCGAGCATCGCAACGAACTGGCGCTGGCGGTCATCGCCGAAGTGGGATTCCAGGCCGGCGTGGACTTCACGCACTAATGGCTCGTGAAATCTATTTCCGCCCCAGCGCAGCTGGGCGCTGGACGAACTGTTTCGCGTCCGTAAAGCTGAACGCGCACGCGCCGAAGCAGAAGGCCGGCTACGCCGCGACCGAGGGTACAGCCGCTCACACGGTCGCTGAAATCTGCCTTCGCGAAGGAAAGCAGGCGCACGAGTTCATTGATCGCGGTATCAAGGTAAACGAGGACGGCGTCGAGATTTCGGTATTCCTCGACGAAGCGGACTGCGAAGCGATCCAGTTGTACGTCGATACGGTGCGCGAGTACGGCCGGGGTGCCGATGCCGAGTTTCTTGTCGAGCAGAAGCTGCGAATGGACGTGTTCGCCACCGACAAGGAGGGCGAGGCGCTTTTCGGCGAGTGCAGGGGCACGGCGGACTCCGTCATCCTCGACCGCAAAAACCGCATCCTCACGATCGCGGACTTGAAGTTCGGCCGTGGAGTCATGGTCGATGGCGACAGCCCGCAGCTGAAAGTGTACGCGCTGATGGCCCTCGGCACGTACCACGTCGACGGCGGCTGGCAGAAGATCAGGACGACGGTTGTGCAGCCTCGCACGCCACATGAAGACCAGCACGTTAAGGAGGTTTGGCACGAGCCGGCTGATCTCCAGGCGTTCCTCTTCGAAGTCTACAGCGTCATGCGGGCCGCGATGGAGCCAGAGCCTGCGTTCGCGCCGAGCGAGAAAGCCTGCAAGTGGTGCGCGCTGCGCGGGACATGCCCCGCCCTCGCGCAGCGGACACTCGACCTTGTGCGAGACGCCTTTGCTGCGGAGCCATCGGCGACGCCGGCACTCCCTGCAACGCTTTCGACGCCGCTTCCGCCGCCTCCCATGCTGCCGACCAAGGACACGATCGATGCGGTGATCGCAGCCGCGCAGCCGGCCACGATCGAGCGCTGGATGGACGCCGAAGACCTCATTGATGCGTTCTTCAAGGGCGTGAAGCAGCGCGCGGCGACGATGCTTCAGGCTGGGGTGAAATTCGAGCACTACGAGATGAAAGCTCGCAGCGGAAATCGGCGCTGGAGAGACCCGGAGGCGGTGAAGAAGTTCATCGCTGAAAACGGCATCTCGGTCGAAGACGCCTTAACTGTTCCAAAGTTGAAGTCCCCGGCCCAGCTGGAGAAAGTTACGGGCATTGACGTTAACAAACTGAAGGCGCTATGGGAGAAGCCTGAAGGCGAACCGACTCTTGTCAAGATCACGGGCAGTAAGGCGGCGCCGCCTCGTGACATCCCCAAGTTGCCGCCATTAACTTTGTCGTAGGAAGAAAGAGTTGGCAGAATTTACCTCTGTTTTGCTGAAGTCCCCCATTGGGATCGTGTCGTATCCGATGCTCATCAAGCCTCGCGCTGCCCTTCCCGGTAGTTCGAGCGGGCCGAAGTTCGACATGAACCTCATCATCGACCCGGCCGAGGTCGGGGAGATTTGGGAGACCATCGTGAAGGTCGCTCGTCTCGCCTTTGGCGATATGGCCGACACGATGCTTCAGGACGGCCGGCTGAAGAATCCGTTGAAGAACGGAAACACTCAGACCCGCAAGCGTGCGGACGGTCAGCCGGAGCAAGACCCGCTGTATGCCGGCAAATGGTTCATCACGCCGCGCGGGGAGAAGCAGCCGCTGATCCTGGGTGCCGATGGTGCGACCGTCATTTCGCCGGAAGCCATCTACAGCGGTTGCTACGCGCGGGCGCTGGTCAGCGTCTTCGCATTTCCGAAGCCGGGCAAATCGGTCCCGAACAAGGGTGTCTCGCTTGGGCTGGAGGCGATCCAGTTCATTCGTGATGGTCAGCGCATCGGTGGCGGCCCGCTCACGGCCGAAACCGCCGCTGCTGCATTCGGCGCCGCTCCTGGCGCTGCCGCACCGGCTCCGGCCGGCTACGGTGCCGCTCCGGGTGTTGCCCCGGCAGGCTATGGTGCGGCTCCGGGCGCCGCTGCTCCGGCGGGCTTCGGTGCGCCGGCAGCTGCTCCCGCCGTGCCGGCCGGTGCCCCCATGGCGCCGGGCGCCGTGTCGGGCCTCCCGCCGCTGACGCCGCGCTAAGCGTTACCGGCAATGACGTTAAGAAGGCGCTTTCGGGCGCCTTCTTTTCGTTTGGCTTCAGGAAGGGGAAGAGATGAACACCGCGAAGGCAAACCTCGCCGCTCGTGAAAAGGGCTATATGGAGTCGGAAGACTTCTACGAGACGCCGGTCGAAGCCGTCGATCGCTTCCTGGCAAAATGGACGCCGCCGAGCAAAGAGATTTGGGAGCCGTCTTGCGGCGCCGGGGCGATATCGAACCGGCTGATCCAGCACGGCTACCGCGTCACGTCGACCGACCTCGTCGACCGTGGGTACGGCGAGAGCGGCGTCGACTTCTTCGCGCAGACGGAAATGCGCGCGCCGGTAATCATCACGAATCCGCCTTACAACATCTCGACACAGTATGTCGCGCACGCGTGCAGCATCGCGCCGGTCTCCGCCTTTCTTCTCCGCCTTGCGTGGCTGGAGGGAAGAAAGCGCCGCAAGCAGGTTTTCGAGCGCTTCAACCTGTCGAAAGTCTTCGTGTTCTCCAAGAGAATACCTCGCATGCACAAGCCCGGATACGAGGGCGAAAAGTTCACCAGCACAATTCCGTTTGCGTGGTTCGTGTTCGACTTCGCGCACAACGGCAGACCCGAGATCGAGTGGATTTGAATGACTGAAGTTTGCTCTGTCGACTTTGAAACGTGGGCGCGCGTTAACATCAAACTCGGCTCCTACCGCTACCTCGTCGATCCCGCCACGCGCTTTCTGATGATGGCCTGGGCGTTCAACGATGGCATGGAGCCGGAACTATGGTGGCCGGGCCAGCCTCTGCCGGAGCGTATCGTCGATCACGTCCGCAGTGGCGGGATAATGTCCGGCTGGAACGCCATGTCGTTCGAGCGCATCGCCTGGAGACACATGGGGGCGACGCGGCACGGATTTCCGGAAGTGCGCGATGAGCAATGGTTCGACCCGATGCTCCTCGCCGTCGCGCACAACATGCCGCGCAGTCTGGAGCAGGCCGCCTCGTTCGTGGGCACGCCGGTCGCGAAAGACAAAGAAGGCCGCCGGCTGATGCTAAAGCTGACGAGCGCAAAGACGACGCCGGACCCGGATAAAATCAATCCGGCGGAACTCGTCCGCCTCGGCGAGTATTGCCGCACCGACGTCAGAGTCGAGCAGGCCGTGGCGACACGAATGCTGCACTGGCCACAGGTCTATCCGTGGCCGCAGATGGTGGCGATCGACCGCGCCATCAATGACCGTGGAATCGCGATCGACGTCAATCTGGTGCAGGGCCTGTATCAAGCGGCAGTCGACGAGACAGCTAAGATCGACGCCGACATGAACCGCCTGACGAACGGACGCGTGCGCAAGGTGAGCGACATCCAGCGTCTGAAGGACTGGCTCCTTGAACTCGGCGTGCCGCTGCCACTGAAGCCGGAGAAGCGCACGAGCGAGGACGATGAAGACCTTGCCGACGAGGACGACGGCGGTGTTGTGCTACCCGGTGCGAAGCTGTCCTACCAGCTGGGCAAGCGCGACATCATGGACCTGCTGGCGCGCCGGGACATCCCCGACATCGCGAGACAGGCCATGGAGTGGCGCCTGGAAGCGGCGAAGGCTTCCACGAAGAAGCTGAAAACAATGTTGGAGGCAGTCGGCCCGGACGGGCGCGTCCGTTGGATGCTGAAGCTATTCGGCGCGCAGCAGTCCGGCCGCTGGTCGGGCGCCGTGGTGCAGCCGCACAACTTCGTCCGCGACACGGTCGGCAACGATGACGACGCCGAGAAGGCATTTCAGCGCCGGCATGGCCGCAAGCCGGAGAAGGCCGATGCGGACGAAGTGCATCACATCGGCGAGGAGCTAGTCGACGGCGCAGTCGCGGATGCGATGACCGGCAGCAATGAGATGATTCGTCTGCTGCAAGGGCCGGTGCTGCCGTTCATCTCCCGCATGATGCGGCGCTGTCTGACGGCCAGGGCGGGCTACACGCTGATCCAGGGTGACTACAGCGCCGTCGAGGCTCGCCTGACCGACTGGTTCTGCCAGAACATCGGCACGCTGAAGGCTTACGAGGAAGGCCGCGACGTCTACCGCCTGTTGGCTAGTATGATGATGGGCGTGCCCCCGGAGCAGCTGACTCGTGAGCAGCGCCAGCGCGGCAAGGTCTCGAAACTGGCCCTCGGCTTTACGGGCGGGAAGGGAGCGCTGCTGGCAATGGGCCGGCAGTACGGCATGGAGATCACCGAGGACGAAGCGAAACTGACGGTGAAGCAGTTCCGTGACGCGAATCCCGAACTCGTCAAGTTCGGCCAGGACATCTACTGCACGGCCTGTCTCGCGGTCACGATCCCGCAGCGCGAATTTCCGATTCCGCCGCTGAATGTCGCGACGTTCCATTTCGACGGACAAGCACTGCGCATGAAGCTGCCGAGCGGTCGCAACATCACGTACTGGGGGCCGAAGATTGAAGGCGAGGACGACTTTGGAAGCCCGATCCTCACATGCTGGCAGATCAAAGGCGGCATCGCCGTCCGGCGCAAGCTATGGAGCGGAATCCTGATCGAAAACCTTGCGAGCGGCAGCGCGGTCGACATGCTGGCCGGCGCGCTGGTCCGCATCGAGGGTGCGGGAATCCCCGTCGTACTCCATGTCCATGACGGCATCGAGGGCGAAGTTCCTGTTCATGACGCCGAGCGCCTGCTTCCTGTCTTCCGTGATTGCATGCTGGAGGCGCCGCCGTGGACCCGCATCGGCCATCCGCTGCCGATCGGCGCCGACATCCATATCGGAAATCGGTTCGGTTAAAACCTGAAAGGAAAGAAAATGGGCACTCATCCGAACGCCGTCCTCGTCCTCGCGCTGAAGCCGACTGGCGACGCGGTCGAGACCTATGATGCCATTACTGGAGACGATGACAAGATCGACATAGGAGGCGAGTCTTATCGTGCCCAACTGATGGAAGACTCCTACGATGAGGACTATCAGATCGCGGCGAACGACGGGGAGATCATTGTCTTCAACTTAGTTACGTACGGGTACGGCGATACCATCGACTGGGACAAACTGGAGGCGCAGAAGAAGGCACTTGAACAGTGGGCAGCTGACATCTGCGCGCGACACGGATGCTCGCACCGTATCTTTGTCACCGCAAATTATTGGTGACGCCGCGAGCTAGACCGTCTTGTAGAACCTCTGGCCGGCGATCTCGACAGTGAACGTCGCGGTCGCCGCCCAAAACGGCGGCTCTGGCATCGAGACTGCATAGTACGAATCTGCGCCGCCCGTGATGTCGGCGAGCGTGCCAGCGACGGCCTGCTCGGCAAGGCGCATCGCAATCGCAAAGTCCGTGTCCGCGACCGTCACATCGAGCATCTTCGGCCGGTTCGGGTCGTTCGCATTCCACGAAGAAAACTGCTCCGGGCACAGGCAGACGGTGCGAATGCTTCCGCCCCACCAGCCCGGATGCTTGACGCGGTTCATGATCGCGTTGATAACGCTCTGCATGCCGGGCGCGCCGCCGCTACGATTTTCGCCCCAGGCGGTGCGGGCCAGGATGGCAGTCTGGTCGTTCACATCAAACGGCATGTTCGGGCTCCTTGACCGGCGCACGGATAATCTCGACGCCATCCTTCGCGACCTTCTGCGCAATCCAGATCGGCATGGTGATCGTATGAACACCGAAGTACGGCGCTCGGTGGTGTTTCTCGCAGAGCACCATCAGGTTGCGCGCATCATCCGGGCTCGCGATCGGCGCGTTAGGGTTAAGGGCGGTGAAGCCGTAAGGGTCGATCAGGCGTGTCGTTTTGAGCACCTTGGCCGGGTCGGCGTCCTCCCATAGCGCCCACTCACAGGCGAAGTGGTGAACCTCTAGCTGCGTGCGGCCGGCGCATATCCAGCATCCCAGCTGCAACTCATGAACGAGATGATGCTTGTTCCGGCGAAATTCCTCGGATTCCGTGCGCTGGACGTGCTCCGGGTAGAGCACGTCCTGATGCAGAGTTTCATGCTGCTCGTGAGCAGCGGTCACGCCGCCGCTCCCAGGCCGAGTTGGCCGCGCATGGAGAGGATGCGGGAGTCCAGTTCCTGCAGGGACAGGCCGGAAGGAGCGAGCCCCTTCGTGCCGATCCAAGAGCGCCGTAGGAGGGCGTAGGACTCGGACGAGTATTTCTTCCACCACGCCCAGGAGAGGCGCTGTACGCGGCCCCAGGTGACGCAATAGATGCCGTCCGCGTCGTACCCGACGAGCGGAATGCAGTGGCCGCCTTCGGAGCCCTTGGTGCCGGTAAGGTCCGTCCATGCTTGGCCGTCCTCGAACTGCGTCATCGCCTCGACCGGAAGCTCCACGCCAGCGTCGACGGCGCCGAACATCCAGATTGCGGCCTTGATCTGCGCGATGTCGCCAGGATCGATCTCGGCAAACCCGTCCAGCACGTCGAGCGCGCCGCCACTGGTGACGGCGAGGCCGGTGTGCATCCAGTATTGCAGGATCGAGATGATGAAGGCGCCATTGTCGTTCGCGCCCGTTGCCGGATTGTACCCGGTCGTGACGGCATAATCGTCGATCGCGCATTCGTCGGATGGGATGATCTGGCGGCCGTTATCGGCAGTCCACAGCTGGACGGCATGCAGCGGGCAGGCGATGGTGCAGTCACCAACCCGGTCGTTCCCAAGCATCGGCCACATCGATACGGGCGTCGTCCAGTTCACCTTGTCCGGCGCTTTGATCGGCGCGACGCCGTGCATCAGCCCGTGGTATTGCGGCGTATTCTGGTAGGAGAGTTTCGGTAGCTTGCCAGTACGAAACTTCAAAACAAATACCTCACTAATTCGAGGAGGGAGTTCAGAATCGCGACGACCGCGCCGATGCCGACAGCGAAGCCGATGGCGGCGCGGACGTAAGTCTCGATGGGAGAGGGCGCGCTGCTGAATTGCAGGCGACAGTGGCCGCGCTGGACGGCTATCGAGAGGAAGCGGCAGAAGAGACACCAGCCCGGCTTGCGCGGCCCGGTGCGCCCTTCTGCAGTCCAGCCGGCGCCGATGGCGGCGCGCAGGCTAAGGGTCTGGCCCGGCTTGCCGCCCAAGAGGCCGTTGATCGTCACATCGAAGTTGACGGCATTGGCCTCTAGGTAGGCTTTGAGCCAGATGGCGGCGTCAGCGAGCCACGACATCAGACGCCTCTCTCCTCGGCACGGATGATGCCAAGCGTCTCTTTCGAGAAGGCGCCGATCATTCGACGATCTGCCAGTCATCGGCGAGCACGTCAGACTGAGACGCGAGCCAGGGCACGACGTCGCCCTGCGCGGTCTTCATGTCGATATGCGCGTGGTAGCTGATCTCGTGCCCCTCGGGATAAATCCCCAGCAGAGGCGGCCGGTTCACTTTGAAGCGCGAGCCCGGCACGAGGAACAGAAACATGCCTTTGCCGTTCCAGCCGGCGCGCGCGACGCGCTTACCTGCCTTCAGGGCGGCAACAGCGTGGCCGAAGGACATCGCGGTCGTCGGCTGGTAAGACCGCTCGAACACGTCCTTGGGCGACCACGAGATGTAGCCTTTGTGCGACGGATGGTTGGACGGGCCGCCGTCTGCGTACTCGACGAGGAAACCTTCGTCCGCGCCGTTCTCGTCGGCCGGCAATTGCCAGCCGCGATAGTCGTTGTACTCCTGGCGCGTCATGGAGCGCGCCAGGATTTGCTTGGTGCCAAAGTAGCCCTGTGTCATTTGGCGGCGTCCACCTTCAGGACCAGCAGGGCGGCGTCGGGAGCCATGGCCGGATGCAGCGCGCCGCCGGCAGGGACGAACAAATTGACGCCCGCCTCGATGACGGGAAGCAGAGCCTGCGCCGCCTGGAGCGCGATCGTCACCTGGGCCGGAAGCCCAGGAATGTCGCTGGCAGCGGCCACGGCGCCGTTAACATCGGTCTCGATCGACTGAACGGTCGGCTGTGCAGCTGCCGCCGTCATCGTCGTGGTGATCTGTCCGGACAGCTTCTCGATGTCCGCGACGTCCGCTTCCAAAGCAGAAACCTGAGCGGCCGGCGCATTGGCGACAGATGTCGCGGCCGGAAGCTCGGCGGACAGGGCCGCCGCCAGCGTGTGAACGTCGCTCGCCACGGCAGCAGTCACTTGTGCGGACGTCTGCCCGGCGCATCCGGCGAGAAATAGGGAGGCGGCGAGGGGAGCAGCTAACAGAATGCGCATGCGCTTAGCCCTCCGCCTTCGGCGCCGCAGCGATGGACTCGCTCGCCGGCAGGAACCGGGAGGCGTAGTGGAACGCAGCCGTCAGGACGAGCGTCAGCGCGGCCACGACTTGGTCGGGCATCGCGACGTTCCAGCGGGACAGCGCCCAGTTCAAAAGGATGGTGGCAGCGCCACCGAGGCCGACAGATGCGACCGACGTGGAGACAGTGGTGTTCATTTTCGTCCTGTTAATGTCAATGCCGCTATTATAGGGCTAGCCCGCACTGACCCGCAGGGCATCGGCGATGCTTATGCGATCGTCACCGCATTGACAGGAAGTGTGCCGCTGTTGGAATCGATAACCATCTGCAGCGCAGCGACGTAGTCCGCGACGGCGGTTGCAAATGCCTTAAACTCCGCCGTGCTGGGGAAGACGACAGCGCCGGCCCCGCCGAACAATTCCCACGGCATCTCCGTCGCACCTTCAGGAAACTCGCCGTTCGTGTCGACGTAGAGTTCAGTGGAGTCGATGTTCTCTTGCGCAGTTTGGTTGACGTTATACGTGCCATTAAGGGAGGGCGTGCTAGTCGACGTGATGGTTAGTCCCGCGTCAAGCGCCGCCTGCGCCTGCTGCGCAAGCGTAAGCGGCGTAGGTGTCGGCACAGCAGGAGCCGTGAACACGCCGTTTGTGTAGGTGTAGCCGATCCCTACCGTCTGTCCTGATGGAATCTCAATGGCAGTCGAACCAGAAGGCGGCGTGTATGCGGCTGTGCTGTCCCAAACGATAACGTTTTCGACGGTGCCCATTACGATGATTGCATAGTTCGCCATCTTCGACCTCCCTAATTGAACTCGTAGACGAGGATTTCAGATGGGCTTCCCGGCTGGCCTGCTATCGCAGACATTGAAGCCGACAACACTGGACCGGATGCACCGGAGCCATAACCAGTGCCCTCCCATCCTGTATTATAACTGGGCGTGTACCCAGGGGTTCCCCCGAATCCTAAAGGAGAGTTGCCGCCAGCACCACTAGCACTCTGGGATACCCCGTAGCCGCCAGTGGCGCCAACGAAACCAGCAGACCCCGCAACAGATTCGAGTGTGATGGCGCCAGTAACCGTACAAGCCGCCGCTCGTGCGGCTGGAACACCTGCTACGACGTATAGTGTTTGATCTTCTACAGGAGCGCCTGGGGAATAATTTCCTCCGGGGCAAGATATAAACGAACCAAAAATGGACGTTCCGCCCGTCGTTCCTGGGTACTCTCCTGCGCTCCCTCCAGAGCCTGGAGCGCCGATAGTAACAGTTGCACCGGAGAATCCGGATAATATAAGTGCTTCTGCGTAAGAACCGGCTCCGGAACCTCCGACTACGCATGCGGTAGTAGACGTTGTGGCCTCGCATCCGCCTGTGCCGCCGCCGGGAGCCTGATCTACAACTATGATTTTTTCGGTGCCAGGGTCGGGTGTGTATGTGCTGCTCGCGGTGAAGGTCTGAACACCGATCAGCCCTGGCATCGCCAGAATCTGATTCTGAACAAACTGCGTGTTCGCGATCTGCGCCGTGGCGGTCCCGGTCGCAGCTGTCGGCACGGTTGGTATACCTAGCAGCGCCGGGGACATGGCCAGCGTGATTGCGCCAGTGCCCGTCGTCCCGTTCGACAAGTTTGAGGCGGAAAGCGCAATGCCGCCGACCTCATACCCGTTGAGCGCGTCTGCATAGCCCGCCGAAGGGGCGGGCGTTCCGAGCCCAACGGACGAGAACGCAGGAGTCTGCATCTGCGTCTGCGCGACAGCGACAGCTGGGAGCAGAAATAGGGCTAGGGCGAGGGCTTTCTTCATCGTGCTATTATAGGGCTAGCTCGTACTGCTCCGCAGGGCACGAAGCAGGATTAGCTTCGCTCTCGCTTTCGCGAATCTGTAAAGCAACAGTCGCGTCGGAAGCGTCTTCCAGAACGCCGATGTGCGCATTCAGAGCCTCCATAAGATGGAGCATGTAAAGAAGCTGCCTATTGAGCTTTTCTTCCTGGCGCTTGTTGATGACCTCATTTTCGCCTTGCAGGATCATGATGACGATGTTCTGCAGGTAGGCGAAGAACGTCAGGATGAGCGTCAAAAGGACAAAGGGGAACGGATCGAACTTGGACGGCGACAGCGTGTTAAAAATCACATACCCAGCACAGAGGCCAGCAGTGCCCCAAAAGCCCGTCCAGCTGCGTGTGGTCCAGTAAAGCGCTTGGGAGAGGGCAGGGTTAGCCATGGTAGATGAAGGCAACAGTCACGGCGGCCAGCGCTCCGGCGAACACAGCGGACAGCGCAATAGATGCGTTGAGTACGATGTTCTTCCTCTCTTGCGCCTCGCTAGCCCAGCGCGGCATCGCGTCCATTGCGACCGAGACGACGTGATTGATGGAGACTTGAATGCTATCGAGCTTGCTGCTCGTTTTCGCCAGATCAGCCTTGATCGACGCGATATCTTGTTCGAGGGTCCGCCTCGCGTCCTCCAGAATCGAGACGCGGACTTTCGTGCGCTCGTGGTCGGAGTAAAGATCGTTCAGGCGGATATCATCTGGCATTAGCGGGGCCTCGTCGGCAGGTAGAAGACCGACGAGGTATAGATCGAGTTGCTAGAGCGCCCTAAACCACGGGTACAATTTACACGCTGAACACGCGACGGCGCTCCGGCGGCATGTAGACGGCCCCGGCGCCGTAGGCGCGGACGATGATGTCCCTGATCTCCTTAATCGGCAGAACGCGCCGCCCCACCTCGCCGTAAGTACGGCTACGGTCGACACGCGTTAGGCTTTGCAATGAGCGGTAGCCGGAGTCGTGGTGCCACTTGTCTTTCTCGGCCAGCGTATTCCACATCTCGATCACGCAGCCCCAGTCTTCGCGGGCCGCCCACTTATGATGTAAATGCCCGACGTCGACATAGTGGTATTCGGTCTCTCCCCAGTCCTGGCGGTAGTCATGCGCCATGATGGAGATCAGATTCTCTGCCTTGGTTTTGTGCGAGTGATGCACAAGGACGAAGGTGTTTCCCATGCGGTATGGGACGAACAGGCTTGTATTTGGGAGGACGTTGACGCGGTCGGTGTGGCTGTAAACCTGCCGAAGAAGCTCGGCCATCCAGATATCGTTCGTCTCCGAGTGATTCCCGCGATTGATGAGGACATCCACGATCCTGTACTTCTTCAGCATGCGTTCGATGATGAAGCGCATGACACGGACGTAGACGCCGATCATTTTCGGGAACCGGCCGTCTGCGTCGAGAAGATGACCGCTATGCTCGGTCGCGGCACGCATATTTTCGTAGTGCGTCGCATCTCCCAGGTCATTCAGAACGGCGCGCTCTCGGGCCGGGCTCTCGTCGATCAGGGCGGCGAACGCCGCGCATAGCTCGCGCTCCGCAATCTTCAGATCGAAGTTGGCGCCGGTCTCTGCCTCGTGTGCGAGCATGCCGAGATGTGCATCGCCCATTTGGAACCAGGGGATCACATCGGAATCGAATTTCGACGGGCCTTCGGGGATCGCGATCGGCTCCCGGTCTTCGAAAAACGCCTTGAAAGCGCCCTCGATGAGTTCGGCTACCGGAACCTCGCCTGCCTTCTCGGACACGCCTTGCGTGATGACTTGCCCCTGCTGGTCATACAGTGTGTACGTCCCGGTGACGCGGCCATTCGGCACTTTGATACGCTCGTCCGGGTCGCGGCCGGCGAGCCGCGTTTTGTTCCAATACTGCCCGACACCGCCATCGCGGTCATATCGAATAGAGGTGCCCTTCAGCGTCAGTCCATCAGGAACAGCACGCCTCAGATCGAAGTCTGGCGCCCAGCCCTGTTGTGCCTTCAGGCGGGCGATGTCGTCTTCCAAGACAAGCTCGCCCTGCGGGCTGATTCGCACGCGCGCGGTGATGCCACGGGCCTTGGCGTCGCGGACGCGCTTGCGCGCCGTATTCCGATCGACGCTGAGTGCGCGGGCAGCGGCATGGTAGCTGCCGAGGCGATAGAAGGTTTCAAGCGCTTCTCGAAGAACTTCATCAGATGTTGGGGCGGTCATAGGCATTCCTTACGGACATTGTCGCTACCTCGTCTCTCTTCGGTTCGAAAACCTGTCAAGAGTAGCGCCATTGCCGTTAAGGTCTGAAGACCAATGCCGACGTCGTGTTACTGCCAGTGAATGACGACGTTTTTCGTAGCACCGGCAATATCAGCGAACGCCCGCACGCAGCAGATCGTGGGTTTCGGTGGTTCCGGCATCGCCATTCCGGTTTACGATACCTCTCTGGCATCGGGGCAAATCCTTTTGTTCGGGCCGACCGGGGCGTACGAGAGCACGGTTTACACGTCGGAACCGCAGACCGTCGCAGCAGCCGCCGATGACGACTATGGCTTCTTCGCGGTTGGACCGACCGGCTACGCTGAACAGATCGATGCGTCCGGCGTTCAGACTTTTGCCGCGCAGCTGCCGGCCATGTACCAGCCCTATGTCGGCGCGGCGCACTGCAGCGGCGTCGGGTACTTCCTATCCTCCAGCGGCGAAGTGGTGACGCAGCATGGCACCCCGATCGGCTCGTTCTCGGGGGTAGGCCCTTACACCCAGTTTCGATCCTATGACTCTGCCTATTTCGCTTCCGTATCATATGGAGCCGCCGTCGCGCTTTTATCATTGGATGGTGTACCCGAGCCGAATGTCCCGCTCCCAGCAACCGGGTTTGCTCCGTCCTGTCTGGCGTCGAGCGGCGCGGACCTCCTGATAGGCGGCTGGAGCAATGCCACGTTTCCAGTGGACTCTGTTACGACGTTCGCGGAAAACCCGGTTAACGACCTCTTGCTGTTCGGAGCCGGCAACGGCTTCGCCTATGTCTTCCAGAACGCGTCTGCAACCTCCTATTCATGGTCGACCTACGGCTACGCCAGCGGCACGACGGGCGCGCCGGCCTATAGCGCGTGGACTCCAAATGGCACGCAGATAATCCTAACGGACCCGACGAACGGGACAGTGCAGGTTTTGAATTTCTATCTTGGCGCGCTGACGATCGGGCAGACCCTAGCGCTGACCGATGCGTCTGGCGTTCAGGTATCACAGGACGGGCTCTACGCCATCGTGTGCCAGCCATCGCAGAACCAGATCACGGTCTACGTGTATGCTGGCGGGACTTGGGCGCCAAGCTACACCATCGCCGTTCCAGGGGCACGCGCTATCGCTATGCTTGGCGAGCAGATGGTTGTCGCTGGAACGAACGGCCTGACATACCTGACTGAGAACTCCGGCGCGTGGTCGGTCTCTGCAACGTGCGCGCTGGATTTCGCGCCGACCGCAACTGCTGTCGACGCGTATGGCATCGTCTATGCCGCGAACGCATCCGACTTCGCGGTCGTGTTTAACGGTGTGCTTATCGGATCGGGGGAGATTTACCTTTCATCTGCGACGACCATTGTTCCATATCAGTCTCAGGTTCTCATCGCTGATACTGTCGGCGGCGAGATCGCCATAGTCGGCCCTCTAAGCACCTCTTCCGTAGATATGGCCGCTCTATCCAACAATGGCGGCGTCGTTTGCGTAAACGCAGAGGCCGGCTATCCGACAACAGACGCTGGCCTAAGCAATGGAGCGGTATTCAGTAACGGCGGCGTTGTGTGCGTTGTCGGAACGACTGATCCAAACCCGGATGCGCCGCCTGTGTACTTCGGCGACATCACGCCGGCTTACCTCCTCGCGCTAGGCGGCGCGAACCTTCCGCTAACCGACCCAGGGCAAGGGAAGGGGCAGCTTTACCTCAACGGCGGAGTCGTGTGCATCGATGAGTAGCACCCTTGCGTGGTCCGTTCAGCAGGTAATCCCATTCAAGGGCCTGACCGCAGTAGCGATGGAGAATTACTCGGTGATCGCATCGGGGACAATATCCTATATCTACAGGTGGACGGCGCCCTACACGATCGAGAACATTCTGGTCGGCGGGGTATGCATCTGGAACGGCACGGAAATGTCGATGTCGGCATCATTTGGAATCGACGATCCCGTATCTGCAGTCGGTATCGATGAGGACGGAGATTTTTGGGCTGCTTGTGTAAGCGGAGCCTATTACCAGTTCGACTCTGCAGGGACGATCCTGACGTCAGGAATACTTCCAGTCTACACGGGCCAGTCGCCAACGATCCCTGTCGGCCCGTCGAGCTTCCTGTTTCAAGGCGGCCACGTCTACGTCGGATATTCGATGGCGCCGTATTCAATCGAGTTACTGTAAATGAGTGGCCAATCTTTCCGCACCATCCCTGTTCCGAACCTTATGCCTGCGGTTTACGGGATAGCGATTCAGCGCGGCGCGCTGCCATACATCATGTTCAATTTTCCACTGACGCCGACATCGATCCGCAAGGAATTTCCATCGATGTCGAACGTCTATAACGTCGCTGGACCGTCCTCGCAGCAAGGCGTTCAGCGCGTAGCCGACCTCTACGGCATTGCACCTCCGGACTACATCATCGAGGGGACGACGGGCTGGCAGCGGCACTTGTCCGATGGCTATACGCTGACCGGCCTGGAGGCGATTCAGACCCTTGAATCCATCCTGAAGCAATATGCTAACCTGAATGCGCTTGCAGCACAGCAGAACACGCAGCCGTACGACCTAGAGTTCTTCGACTATTTCAGCAACAGCTTTTGGGCCGTGGTCCCGGTCGGCCCGCAGGGCTTCTATCAGGATGCATCGAAGCCGCTTCTGACGAACTATCGCTTCCGCCTGTCCGCGACGCGCCCTCTCGATGGCCCCACGGTGGCGCTTGGCGAGGCGGACGCGCTGCTTCAGGTATTTGGAACGCCGGCCGTCCAGGCAGCAGCCAATGCGGTAACATCGATAGCTGGACTCGCGAACCTGTACGCGCCTGCCGTGCGGGCAACGGCTAGCGCCGCAGTATCTGCCGTGGAGACGATTGTATGAGCGGGACCATTAGCGGAAGCGGGTTCACCGGATACCCGAACCAAATTTTCCAAGTCTGCGCCCTCTCGCTGTCCTGGCTGCAGGAGCAGATCACGTCGTCGTCACCGGCCGCCACCGCGCAGCAGACAATTAACGTGTTCGACACTCTGCGATACGCGCAGCAGATCATCGCCGCATGGCAAACGGCGAACGCGTGGCAGACCGAGTTTACGCTGCTTCAACAGGTACAGGCTATGCCGCTGACGATCGACGCTACCGCTTCGGCGACGTTCATCGGCCGGATCAATGCTCTGACGTCAGCAATACCAGCTCTCAATGCGCTGCTGCCGATTCCGGCCCTTAGTACGGTCGTGCCAATGCTCCAGGCGGGCAACCTGCCGCTGGCATATCCCGGTATCCTCGAATTTTACATGGGGTTCGAGTACGAGACACCGCCTGTCGGCTATGCGACGGCGGACACCGCCGCCTATGCAGCACAGTCGGCCGCTGACTGGGCCTCGATCGCCAACGCGGTCCTGACCTACCAGTCGTACGCCGGGCTGACACAAGCCTATGATGAGGCGGCGAGAAGCGGCGCCGCGATGAACGAGATTTCGTCGACCATCAATGCGCTTGCCGAAACGCCGTTCATGTCGACTTTCGCCGATGTTCCGGCAGCTGATGCAGCGTATATCTGGAACCAGAATGTGACGGTCCCGGCGCTGCTTTTCAGCGCGTCGTCGATCTACGGCGCGCCATCCACGTATTTTAATCAGATGTGCGGTGTCATCCGCTATGTACTCGGCGTCGCGATTAGCTCGCTCGCCCTGTATATCATGTCTCTGCGCCAGCCGCAGTTTGGTCAGGCCAATACCGGCGTTCTGCTCGGCGGCGACAGCCTCATGGATTTCGCCGCACGCAATACGGGCAATTTCGAGCAGTGGACACAGATCGCCGCGCTGAACGGCCTCTCGGCGCCATGGGTCGGCCTGCCTAACAGCGAGCCGGGGGCGAACCTGCTCATCCCGACGACGACCGGGACCGCACCAGCGACGGGCCTTCCGACTCCGTCCTACGCAGAAAACGTGCTCGGCACGGACTGGAATTTCGGACCGATGAAAACGGCGATTCAAGCGTGGACCGGCGACATTCCGACGATTTCGGGATCGTCGAATCTGCGCGCAGCGCTCTCGCGCCGGATCATGACCACGCTCGGGACGCTGATCTATCACTCGACGTACGGTAGCCGCCTGCCACCGATGGTCGGCGAGGTTCAAGACACCACGACAGCAAATCTCGTCACGGCTTTCGGCAAGTCCGCGATCCTTTCTGATCCACGAGTTCAAGCCGTGCTCTCTGCTTCTACGACGCTGAACAGTAATGGTTATGGCGTCGACGCCTTCCAGGCAGACGTGCAGCCGATCGGCACGTCCGGACAGAGCAGCGTTGATGTTTCCGCCAACTTCATACTGGGGCCGGCAGCGTAGTGTCCGCATCGATCTCCTCGACTCTTCCAGCCGCCCCGACGACGCTCGATGTCGCACAGAGTATTCTTGCGAATATGCAGGCGATGTCCGGCGTTGCCACGGACTACAACATCGGATCGCAAATCCGGACAGCGGCGGAATCACAAGGCGCCGTCGTCGAGATGCAGTCCGTGGCCGCGCAGCAGCAGGCGTACTACGGCCTCACGTATGGCTCGATCAGTGCGTTCGGAATTACGCCACTTGGCCCGCAAGTCGCCGCAGGCTATGTTACATTCAGTACGACATCTTCCGGAACTCCGGTTCCCGCGACGCAGTCGATTACGATCCCGCCCGGCACACTGCTTCAGACCGCTGGCGGCATTCAGTTCCAGACCTCAGTCGCCGCGACGCTTGTAGCGGGCTCGACATCGGTCACAGTGGCCGTCCAGGCAATCGTGGGCGGTACGACTGGCAATGTCGGTGCCGGCCAGATTACGCAGATTATCACGGGTCTCGGCTACGCGCTCTATGTCACGAACACGACCGCAACGTCTGGCGGCGCGGCGGCAGAGACGCCCTCTGCCACGCTCTCGCGCTTCGCCGCCGCCGTGGGCGCCCTAGGCCAGACATCGCCCTATGCTGTCGCGAACGCGGCGATTGGCGTTACCAATGGCGCGGAAGTGGTGAAATACGCCGCTTGCTTCGAGCCTTGGATTCTCTGTGGCGTCGCGAGCGGGCAGCTGGGGTTCACGCTCTATATCGATAATGGGACCGGCGGGGCTTCCGCGCAGCTGATCGCGAACGTGGTGACGAAGCTCACAGGCAATCAGAGTCAGGCAATGCCTGGTTATCGCCCGGTCGGCGTACCGTTCAGCGTTCAAGCTGTGACTCCGATCTATGCGAACGTGATGGTGACGGGCTCGTTGCTTCAGTACATCCAGTCCTCCGCTGTCGAAACAAACATCAGCGCCGCGATCTCGCAGTATTTTGCCCAGCAGGGCATTAACGGGTCCGCGTACCAAGCGAATCTTAGTGCATCTGTCGGGAATGCCGGCGAGGGGTATTTCACGGCGCTGACTGTCGGCCTCTACTTTGCATCTGGCGGATCGGCCGTGACCTCAATCACGGCCGGCTACGGGCAGCGCATCATCCCGCAGACGATCACGCAAAATATCACGACCACGACGGCCTGATGAACCTAACCGAAGTCATTTCTCAGCTTAACGACCTTCCAGATACGTTCAAGCGTCCGGGTACGATCTACGCGCAATTGACTCAGTCGTTCGCGACGGGCCTGACGCGATACACGGACGCCACCGACGAGATCGGAAATGAGTCGACGAGCTTCAGCGAAGCCCGGTACGGCTGGCTCGACGTATGGGGTCTTCTGTTCGGCATCACACGCAATAGCGGAGAGGCTGACTATAGCTACAGCCTGCGCGTCGAGCAGGTTCTTATGGCTTGGGTCGGAACACTGCCTGCCATCGCGAACTGGGCCGAAGTCATCTACCAGACCACAGTCACGATAGCCGAGAATTTTCCTGCCCCCGGCTACGTGATTCAGCTTCCTGGCTCGCTGACGATCGCACAGGTAGATGCGTTTGTGGCGAGCCTAAACCGTATTCGTCCTGCCGGTGTCCCCTTTCAGGTCGGTATGCAGTCGAGTGGGCTGTACCTCGATACGATCAACTATTGCGGAGCCGCGCGCGTCACAGGTGCGTACCTGACGAACGCCCTCACTTATGTTCCTCTTGCTATAGGGCCGATCACCATAAACGCAGTACCTTTGCTTCCTAGCCTCTACCTGACTGATCCTACCCTCAACCCTTCGATGGCATAGACTCGTATGGATACTCCCAGCTTCGCAATCGGTCAGTACATTGACCAGAATGCATTGAACAGCGCCGGCTCTGTCCTATCGCAGTCGACTGCCACTGGCTTTTCGAACTTGGTAGGGCAGGGGCTCATCAATTTCGACGGCGTCGAGTTCTCGGCCACGGATATGACCGTCGATATCAAGTTCCCGACTAATTTCGTCGCGGTGTTCAATAGCAGCACCGCCCTCGGACTTAGCTGTGCGCACGGCACGACGCCCGGCTCTGACACACAGGAATACAGTGTAGACCTTGCGTCCTATGTGCCAACGACCGGGTCACAGACGGTCTATATCTACGCGACGTATTTCGCGCTTGGTATGGCGCCACAGGTCAATCCAGGTCCGCCTATTGGCCATCCGGACTGGAGCCCAAACTACCGGCCTACTTCATCCTACACCTACTATCGCGACAGCTTCAGCGTCAGCGCAGGTACGGAAATTCCGGAAGGCTCCCTTGAGCTTGCACGTACGACGCTGACCGCAGGTCAGGCGACGGGCGTTGCGCTTGTCTACAACTTCATCGTTCCGGCAAGCGCCTTTAACACAGGCTTTGCTACCAGTTCGCAGATGAGCACCGCGAATTACGCCGCTCAGGTTGCCGACGCCGGATCGACGTTCTTCATCGAGACGACGGGCACCACGCAGACCCTGCCGGAGCCGATCACGATGCCCGGAAAGACGCTGTTCTACATTACCGCCTACGGTATCTCCGCCACGCTAACGACGGAATCTGGAACCTTCCAGGGCGGCGTTTACTCAAACGACACTTCGATCGTTCTGGCGAGCAGCAGCTTCGTTGGTGTCCAGTCCGACGGCGTGAACTGGAGGGTTATCACCAGCAGTCGGCCCGGTCTGACCGCCGGAGGGTCATTTAGCGCAGCTGCAACTCTTTCGGTAGCGAATAGCGGCGCTCTGATTGAACTAGCCGCGACAACCGATGTCACGACAACCCTGCCCACCCCCGTTGGCAATCCTGGACTGACGTTTTTCTTTCTTGCGATTGCCACCGCGCAAACTCTTGTGACACCGGCTGGCAACTTTTACGGCCCTTCCGGTAGCAATGAGGCGACGCAACCAATCGTCGATGGTCCGCTTTACAAAGTCGTGTCAGATGGAAACAACTGGGTTGTCAGCGGAAATTATGCGGCGCTCAATGGCTCTGCGACTGAGGAGTTCGCAGCGTCACAAATTCAAACCTCTAGTGTGCAGAATCCTAATACTGCGGAGCCCCTTCTTCTTGAGTCGGATCAGTACGTAGCCGCCGTAAACAACACTGATGGCAGCTATGTGCCGGTTCTCTGCTTGCCGAGCACTAACGCTAATTCAGCCGTTACGCTCGGCCAAATGTTACGGCCGATGGCTGCACAAGCATACGCCGGAGGTAACGATAGTTCGACGTCCGTAACGGTTAGTTTTACCGCGCCCGGACCCGGCGTTCTTTTGGCGTGGGGCTCAAGAAACGTAGCAATCGCGAATGCGGCCGCTGGCGATTATGTAGCACTTTACATAAACGGTGCAGAGGTAGCGACCGACGACACCCAAACATCGACCTCGCATTTCGGCTGGCAGGCGACCGGCGGGGGCACGGTAACTGCGGAGTATAGCGGTCAATACGGGTACTCTTTTAGTCTATGGGTAATGCTTGTTTACATCCCGATCATTTCCTCCGCCACGTAGCATGGTTCAGAAGTAATGGCTCCTGCAATTCAGTATCTCGTTCTCAACTCATCTGGCACGGTCATCGGCGCCGGCGCGTCTCCAGACGGCACCCTGCCTCCGGCGACCTCGACGAGATCGTATGTTCTTTGCTCTGCCACAGAAGCACAAAACTGGAGCCTCTGCACAGTCTATGATGGCGTAGTGACGCAGGGTGCTCCGATGCCGCCGACCCTGGCGCAGCAGGCGGCGGCTCTCCTTGCCGGCGGCATCACGATCACGAGCACTCAGTACCCATCGCTGAACGGCACGTACTCGACGGCGGCGGCAGCGCAGTCGAACGCTGCGTTCATTGCAGGTTACATCGCAAACTTTGGCAAGTTCCCAGGTGCATCGCCTTCCGCTGCACTGACGTACCTCGATGCGACGGGAAATCCGCACGTGTTCCCGACCACGGCCGAGTTCCTAGCATTCTATCAGGCGGCCGGCGACTTCGTGGCCGACTGCCAGACGATTATCCTCACGAACTCGGGCACGCTGCCGCCGAACACTGCGGCAATCCCGTAGCGCTATTGACAATGGCGCAACCGAAGGTACGCAAAAGTTAAGAGGCTCTAGACTGAGAGGATTGCCGTGGACCCGCGTACTGAATTTTCGACCATTGTCACAAGCGAACTGAAGCGCCGGAGCCTGAGTCAGAAGTGGCTTGCTGAGAAGATCGGCGTTTCCGAGCCGTACATGAGCCTTTTTCTGAAGGGCAAGCGTACGCCGCTGATGAAGCACTTCACGGCGATCAGTGCCGCTTTTGTGTTCAGCGGGTCGGAGCAGGCGGCGTTCGAGCGCGTTGCCGAGCGCATGCTGCGCCTGGAGCCCGTCGCTAAGGACAATGGCGCTAGCGCTTGACGGGCGCCTCTAAGGACAATAACGCTAAGGAACCTCCATATGAAAGGTTCCTATTTTGTCCAGAAAGCCAGGGTCCGTTGAACTCCGCGCCCGAGAGTTAGCCAAACAAGCGGGCGTCGACCCCGATAGCCGTATCGAGAAGTTCGGGAGCGAGCGGGGCATGCCGGCATGGTGCGCCTTCCGCGACGATGCGCAGCGCGAGATCACGCACAACGAGATCACGAAAGCGGCCATGAACATTGCGGGCATGCGCGCCCAAGAGCCGCAGTATCAGAATAGCCCCTTGACTGTCCTCGGCGAGCACGAGGAAGCCACGATTCAGCAGATGAAAAACTGCATGAGCGTCGGCAACGTGGTCGGCGGCGTGATCTGCGCGGACGGCCACCTCGGGTATGCGCAGCCTGTCGGCGGCGTCACCGCGTACGAGCGCCAGATCAGCATCAGCGGCGTCGGCTTCGATATCGGCTGCGGCAACATGGCCGTGCGCCTGGATGTCCCGTACTCACGCATTGCGCCATGGACCGACGCTCTGCTCCACGACATTAAGCGCACGATCTCGTTCGGCATCGGGCGGGTGAACGACGAGCGGGCCGAACACGAGCTTTTCGACGATGACGAGGCATGGCGTGCGGCCGACATGGAGGGCTATCGCAATAAGGCCCGCCAGCAACTGGGCACGGTCGGGTCCGGCAATCACTACGTCGACCTGATGTACGACGAGGCCGGCTTCGTCTGGATCGGCGTGCATTTCGGCTCGCGCGGCCTCGGGCACACGACGGCGACGAAATACCTGAAGCTGGCCGGCGGCAAGGACGGCATGCACGTCCCTCCGGCGATCGTCGACGAGGACAGTGAACTCGGCCAGCGCTACATCGCAGCAATGGAGTTGGCAGGCCGCTACGCCTACGCCGGCAGGGAATGGGTCGTCGAGCGCGTGCGCCGGATGATCGGCGGCGCGGTGCAGGATACGGTCCATAACCACCACAATTACGCCTGGAGAGAGACGCACGGCGGGCGCAGCCTATGGGTTGTGCGCAAGGGCGCCACACCGGCCTTTCCCGGCCAGAGGGGCTTCGTAGGCGGCTCCATGGGCGATGACGCGGTCATCATCGAGGGTGTCGATAGCGAGCAGGCGAGGGCGGCCCTGCATTCGACCGTGCATGGCGCCGGCCGCACGTTCGGCCGCCAGGAGGCGAAGCGCCGCTTCACGCGCCAGGAGATGGACCAGTGGCTGCGCAAGCGCGGCGTGCGGCTGGCCGGCGGCGATCTCGACGAGAGCCCGATGGCTTATCGCCGCCTTCCCGACGTCCTCGCGCACCACACCGATAGCGTCAATGTCGTTCACACGCTGCGTCCGTTTGCGGTCGCGATGGCCGGCAGCGACGATTTCGACCCGTTCAAAGACTGAGAGATAGAGAAAATGCGATCACTCACTGACGAGTATCTTGCCAACACCAGCAATGACGCACTTATCGGGCTTATCGAAGGTGCTGTGAGGTTTGGCGAAGTCTGCCTCGACGTGCGCACGCCTAGCGGCGAAAACATCCACATTGATCGCGCGTCGGCGCGCGCCATCCTTAAACGCGAGATAGCTTGGTTCAAGGAATATGAGCATGATGAGAGCGGTACAGACGAGGAGCACACCGTCGCCTACTGCCGAGAGAAGATTGCGCGATTCCAAGATGCGCTTGATGCAGGCGCCGATAGCTCTCTCCGCCTCTCAAACGAGACATCCGAGGCTTACTCCCGATGGGGCGAAGGCAAAGACTCAGACACTCGGGAATACTGGCTCAACGTCTACAAGGACTTGTTGCAGCGCGACCGCGAGCGGTGCGATGCGACTCTCCTAGCCGAAGAGGCAGATGGAGAGACAAAATTGCGGATGGCAGAGGCCCGCAAGAAAGCTGCCGCGTGACGAATCACGACGAGGCGTTCAAGGCGGCCACGGAGAAGAACCGGAACATGATGGTTCCGTGGTATCTCATGGCCGCCTGGGCCTATTACTGTGCGGACGAGCCGATCATCACTGACGGCTCGTTCGACTTCCTGTGCTTCCGGCTCGACATTGAATGGGGTCAGATCGAGCACTGGCACAAGCATCTGGTCGATCGGGAGCAGCTACAGGCCGGCACATGTCTGAAGGCCGAAGGCGACTACCCGGAGATCATCAAAGGCGCGGCGCGCAGCCTTATGACTGGCTTGAAGCGGCCCGATAGCCTCGCCAAAAGGAGAGCGGATAAATGAGCCTTGAAGCGGAGAACGTACGACTGCGCGAGGCGTTAAAAATCTCATGGGAGCACGCCAAGGCTATGCGGAACGCTAGCCGCGTTCAAGGTCCGCACGCAGACCGGAAAGACAATATTGTCTGGTCACGAGCCCTGTATCACGAAGGGAAAGACCTGATGTCGAAACTCAAGACGTACCGCACTGATATGAAAGATGAGGATGTGGCATGACCCAGGATTACAGCGAGTTGTTGAAGCTCATAGATGGATTGGCGGCAATTACGAAACAAAGGATTGCCCGAGAAGCAGCAGAAGCCATCCGCGCGCTTGTGGCGGAGAATGAGAGGTTGCGGCTGGCGTTGCGGCCGTTTTCCGCCTTTTCGGATGCCAACTGGTACTTAACGGCTTGGCATCCTGTTCAAGAAGATTCGCAGATCATGGTGGATAATTCTGCTGGAATCGCGATTACGTATGGCGACCTATGCC